GGTTGGGATTAATATCCACATATCCATTTAGGAATTCCTAATACCCATGCATAAAAAACATGGGTATTAGGTTTCTTCCCCTAATCCAGATACTTTTTTTCATGTTTTACCCAAAGGAGAGTGTGAAATGATCGAGATTAAGAACATTAATGGTGATGTCATCTACGTCAACCAGACACATTATGAAAGTTTAGACAGGTCTGACCTGACATATGAAAATTTGAAGTTTGCTGATTTGCGTAATGCTAACTTGAGTTTTACCAAATTGACTGGTGCCAATTTGTTTGATGCTGATTTGAGTAACGCTAATTTGAGTTATGCTGATTTGGTTGGTGCCAACTTAACTGGTGCCAACTTGTCAAATTGCAACCTAAGAAGTGCCAATTTGACTAATGCAAACTTGAGTTTTGCTAATTTAAATGGTGCAAATTTGACTAATGCAGACTTGAGTGACACTGTTTTAGGTAAAGCCGACTTGTCAAATTGCAACCTAAGAGGTGCCGAATTGACTGGTGCCTACTTTAGGTTTACTAACTTAAATGGTGCAAATTTGACTAATGCAAACTTGGACTTAACTGGTGTCAACAGTGACATTGACTTGACTGGTGCCAACTTGACTGGTGCCAAAATCAAAAGGAGTGTGTGAAATGAACAGATCCAGAACTGTCAGTTGGAATAAAATACCAGATTTTCTGGTATTACAATGTGGATCAGACCCACACGGAGGAGATATTGTAGAAATAGAACGAGAACTTTTACCAATTTGGTTAAATAAATATCTAAAACCATTAGTTGGTAATTTAGAGTTTGATTTAACAATAGAATATATGTGCAGTGGATATTATGAACCTGCACGGATCTATGGAGAACCAGAAGACTGCAACCCCGAATGCAGTGACGACGAAAGGTATCTCAAGAATGTAGTAATTAGGTTTAAGGACGATTATGAAATTCCGGTCCCCAATGAAATAGGACAAAAAATATTTGACCATTATGAAAAGAGAATAAAGGAGAGAGAATTACCAGATTTTGATTATTATGTTTATCCCGATGATAATGGACACTATGACAGCGATGCCTGAAGTATTATACTTTCCTAATACCCATGCCTAAAAAACATGGGTATTAGGTTTTTATCACTTGACATATCAACAGCGATATGATACAATACATTCGTCAGCAAATGGCTTGCTGACAAACAACAAGGAGAGTAATGAAATGAACTTAATGAGATCAACAACATTTGCTATTCAGCAAATTCTTCAAAGTGTACTTACACTTTCCGTATTAGGAGGAAAGGAAGATATTAAACTTTTAGAAGAAATAATTGAAAAACAATCTGCACTTGATGAAGACAATCAAGTGCTATGCAGGAATATGGCACTTATTCCTATTCTCCAAGAGATAATCAAGGAGATAAGAATGAATAACAAACATAGCATTCAGTAATCCCCTTGACAATAACCCCTAACCCCTGTTACAATACATCCGTCAGCAAATGGATTGCTGATAAACAATAAGGAGAATCAGACATGGTTACTATTTCACCAACGTCAACCACTTGCTGCATCATTAAAGATGGATGGAATTACCACTATTTTCATCATGATGCTTCCGAAAAACTCATCTGCCACAGAGAGTCAGAAAGAATAATCATGAATGAAAAATATCACAAAATAATCGGACAACATATCACCATTACTAACGTGAAAAATAAAAAAATCCGAATGGATAATACTAAATTCCCATCGTTCGATGAACAAAAAGCACTGCAAATAGTAGAAGAAGCAATAGAAAAAAATCAGGCACACATCGAAGTGTTCACATATCTTATACCAGTCTAAAACATATCCATTTATACTTTCCTAATACCCATGCACAAAAAACATGGGTATTAGGTTTTTACTATTGACAATAACCCCTAACCCCTGTTACAATACACTTATCAGCAACAGTTGCTGATAAACAATAAGGAGAATCAGACATGGCAGATGTACAATTGACAGTGTTAGAAGAGATCGTCTACAAGGCACTTGTTGCCAATATCTTCGCTTCTGGTATCGAGCCTGACGGGTCTGATGGTCAAACTGGTCTGCCAGAAACATTAAAGGAATGTAAACAACATAACATTACACCTAATTCATTCGCAGGAATATTAGGTAGCCTTGCTAAGAAAGGTCTATATCAAAACGTACCTTGTGACAGTGACAATATGCCACATAAAACTATTATAATAAATGGAAGAAAAGAAAAGGTGCGAACAGATATCGGAAGTGTAATAACACCTGATTAACCAAAACTTGACATATCAACGTCGATATGTTACAATACGCTTGCCAGCAACAACTGCTGGCAAGCACTAAGGAGTGTGTCATGAATATTACTCTGAGTGATAAAGAGTACAGGATTATTCAATTCGCCTTAAGCGTCTTGAGTTCTAATGTTGATGATTATTTGTATGGTGAGGATGATGAGTATGTGTTTGAGGATAGTTCGATTCACGAAAATGAGGTTATTGAATTAAGGGAACGATTAAGCTCCTCGGCAGGACTTGACCAAGTATAATTTATACTTTCCTAATACCTATGCACAAAAAACATGAGTATTAGGTTTTTACTATTGACAATAACCCCTAACCCCTGTTACAATACACTTATCAGCAACTGTTGCTGATAAACACAAGGAGAGAAAAGTGGACAATCCCAATCAGCCAATCATCGCAGTAAACCCACAAACCGGTGAGTGGGAGAAAGTATTAGATTCCCAACTCCCAGCAGCTATCGCTCGCTTGGGCGAAGCAACAGAAATTTTCCGAGTGGACAATCAAACCAAAGTTGTCCGAAGAAAAGACGGAAAACTCGTAATCCGAGGCATTTCATTCCCGCTTCTAAGGAACTAATCCCTATAACACGCTTGCCAGCAACAACTGCTGGCAAGCACTAAGGAGAATAAGATGCTCACACAGTTAGAAGAATTGCTAAGTATCAATCACACAAAAGAACCAGTTCCTCATACAAAGTATCAAAACATTCCTAAATTCAAAATTCTCTCCAGTACCACTAATGGTACTTCAGGTATCGGCTTATTTCATAACCAAAAAGTATACTTTCACTATAATTTCGCCCAAAATAAGTTCATTGTTGAGAAAGTATAATATGAAAAAGTATCATGTTGCCTTCGTTCGGGAATCAGGGGAATGGGATATCGTAGACGAATTTGAAACATATAATGACAAAGACGCTATGACCTTTGCAGAAGAACTAATCAACGACGATTACCCCAATCGTCACGATTGGTATGTCTTAGATCATAACAAAAACAATATCAACGGATAATTCCCTTGACAAATCATAAAAGATCTGTTACAATACACTCACGAAAGCAAATGGATTGCTCTCGTAATCCCAAAGGAGTATCAAGATGAATATTGAGAAGTCAAACGAAATTAACAAGATTACAAATTTTTGTGGCAATCTTCCAGACGGTTATCTGCAAGATATCTTCAAAGATGTATTGCCAATGATCGTCAACGCTATCCAAAATGATATGTGCATAATCCCATTTTGGGAAATGATGCAGTCCAAAATGGACCTAAATAAAGAAATTATACAACTTAAAAAGGAAGAACATAAACTTAAAAATGATATTAAAGACTTGCAAAACAACAAAGAATTCCTAGAGAATTCTTTGATCCAAGCCAAACAGAAATTGTCCACAATGGCAAAGATGATGCTTAACGCAGTCTGATAAGCCAACCAATTCACCGGCACAGGTTAAATCCAGTCCCAATCAGTGTGCCCTGACGGACAATCGACAGGTGACGATTCTATCACCAAACCATGCGAGAACGACAATGACAGAAGTAAAGAACGATAGTCTTACTATCACAATGACAGACCGTCCACCTGTCAAAGTAAGCAAAAAGGTTTGGACATTAGTTGCCCAAGCCAAAGATTGGGACAATGAGTATGAATGTCAGGCAAACAGAACATGGAAAGTGTCTGTTCGCCAATGTCAAAGGGATGGCGATGATCGATGTGTCGTATACGGATCTTTCTACTCCGGTTGGAGTGGAGAAGATACCATCTCTGCTGGTGTCATTATTGACAATATCAATGATGCACCCCAAGCTATAAAAGATATCGTTGAACAGATCAACGGAAGCGATTCATTAGCTCAATCCTGTATCGCAGATCTACCTGCTGAAGAAATCTGATACAACGATATATTAGCACCTCGTTGGTGCTAATAGGGGGAGAGTGCTTCAAGACACACTCTCCCCCTTTTTTTGCATTTACACAATTAGGAGTACACAAATGTATTTAGAAATGAGCCTAGATCTAGAATGCAGTCTTTGCAGAGACAATGATATCAATTCACCAGAAGCAAAAAGCTTCGATGTAATATTCCACGGAATAGCAAACAAATACAATATGTGCCCCAATTGCAGACAAGAAGTCTCAAAAGAGACACAATCTGATAAAAATTACAGAAAACGATGGAAAAGATTCGTAAACAAAACAAATTAAACATTGACAAACTCTCTAATCTGCGCTACAATACCCTTATCAGTAAACGGATTGCTTTCAAGCTAATTATACAACTCAAAAAGGAAGAACATAAACTGAAAACGGATATTAAAGACTTGCAAAACAATAAGGAATTCTTAGAGAATTCCTTAGTCCAAGCCAAACACAAATTGTCCACAATGGCAAAGATGATGCTTAACGCAGTCTAAGCCACCCAAACCACCGGCACAGGTTAAAACTCTCCCCAAGCGGTGTGCCCCGCCGGGATATGGACGAGTGACCAATATCACTCACGTTAGGAATTCTTAAAATGACTACCAAGAACGACAATAGCCTCACAGTTACCATGACAGGCAGAAGACCTGTCAAAATCAATAAAAACGAATGGGATGTAATCCTGTTCCACAAAGGTTGGGAAGGAGAGTACGAATGCCAAGCATCCCGTGACTGGTGGCTTCGCATCCGTAAGAAGAAGGGAACAAACACCTTTTTAGTTTCCGCTGGACATGATACCAAATGGCAAGGCGAAAAGAATCACAGGGCAGGAGTTTTGGTTGATAATCCAAACCTCGAACAAACAATCAAAGAAGTCTGCCGAGAAATCGGTGTACGAGAAACTTTTGTCCAAGAATGCATCGACAAGCTACCAGCAGAAGAAATTTGATATATTAGCACCAACAAGGTGCTAATAGGGGGGGGAGAGTGCTTCAAGACACATTCTCCCCCCCTTCTTATCCAAGAAATTATTAAAGAAATAAACAAAATTAGGTAAACACAAAAGTTGACTTATCTACGTTCAACTACCTATGATACATTGTCAGCAATGGCTGCCGATAAGAAGGAGTATGTGAGATGTATAACTTTGCACACAAGTTGGCAATTGCTTTGTTGGAAAGCAAACTGGATATTCTCAAGCAGAATATTGAAAACAACCCCAATGCTGATATTGGGGACAGTCAAAATTATTCTATCGAGAAGATAGAAAGAATTGCCAATGATGGTGATTGTTATCAATTCCGAGTACACACATGGAATGAATTATCAACTAAAGAAGAAGAACCAAAGATATATTCTTTGGTAGAACTGCAAGGTTTCATATCTAGGATATGTTCATATGATTCCACAGAGATTCACAGGATTATCGATCAGCAACCAATTGTTGATTAGACCTGAAGAGACACGCCCTCCCCCTTTTCCATTTCCACAATTAGGAGTATCACACAATGCAATTAAGACTTAGTATTTATCAAACGATCTATCAAGAATGCTCCCTCTGCCGGGAAAATCTCATCGGCTCCCATAATCCATTCAACGGCTCCTATAATCCATTAAACCAAACAAGCAATTACTCAGCTTGCCCAAACTGCAAGCAAAATGTCTCAAAAGAGACAGAATCTGATAAAAATTACAGAAAACGATGGAAAAGATTCGTAAATAAAATGAATTAAACATTGACAAACTCTCTAATCTGCGCTACAATACCCTTATCAGCAAACGGATTGCTGATAACCAATTAGGAGTATCACAATGTCTGACTATTACGAATTTGAAACAACCCCATATGAAGAAAATTGCCAACAATTAGGACCAAACTATGACTCAATTATGGCAAAATTAGAAGCAAAAACTCTAATTAAACAACTAGAAAGACAATTCCCAAAACCAGAAGGCGTATATTACACAATCAAAAGTAACCCACATGATTTCGGTTACTATTACTCTGTACGCCTAGTATATGATGATAATGACGAAAATCATCAAGAATTCGTAAATAAAGTAGAAGATAACTTCCCAAAAAATTGGGATGAACAAAGTCTTCTAACACTAGAAGAATATAAATTGAAAGGAGTTATATGAAGATCATAGGTAAAATTGATACCCTCAACATATCAACAGGACATAAACCACACCTCTCAGGTGCAGGTATCCATAATAACAAAAAAACAAAACGACAAAATACCAGATCAGCTAAACTCGCCAAAATTATAAAAGAACAATAAAACCCAAAACCCCAGTGACCAAAATCACTGGGGTTTTTTTTCCTATTGACAAACAAAAATAAACACGATACAATAAACACATGGCAACTTCGCCATATAAAAGGAGTTATAGAATGACCACAAAGTATAAAAGCATCCCCACAGGTCTAAGAACTTGGATTCCTAAAAACGGTTGGGGATACACTGACTTCACATTCCATGAAAATACCCTAGCAATCAGAAGAATTGCTCTCATGGAAGCTTTCCAGTCCCAAGATGACTATATCCGCTACGAAGAACTTATAGAAATGAAAACTACACTAGAATCTATTCTAGTTGACCCATATCACCATTACCCACAATTTGATAAAGATAAATGCCTAGAAATTATGCAGAAAGCTATAAATGACGGCACCGCTACCATCCACAGCGATAGAAAATATGGAATTTTCCCAAATCTAAAATAATTTTATTTCAGATTTTATCTATTGACAATTAACACCTAACAAGATACAATTACACCATGGCAACTTCGCCATATCAAAAGGAGATTAGCATGAAGGTCAAGGAAGAAAATAATGAAATCGCTGACTTTGTATTAGATCAACTGGGAACTCCACCAAACTTCTCCCATGTAAATGTAATCAATATATTCGATAACAGATTCCGTGTTAATGTTTATACAAAAGAAGAAGGTTTCATAGACAAAATGACCATATCAGCATCGTTCTATATCATCAACGATAAGGACGATATCCACGTTTCACCAGAAATTACCCCAAAATTCCCAAAAAATTAAACAACCACAAACCCCAAAAAAATAAAAAAAAACACTTGACACCACGACCGAAACACGCTACAATACACCTGTCGTCAACGGCAACTTCGCCCAGAAACGACAGTTATAAGGAGATTCAGACAGTGGCACACGATATCGAAAACAGGAATAATGTCGCTTCTTTCGCCTTCGCCGGTCAACCCGGTTGGCACTCACTCGGTCAGAAAGTAGAAGGAGATGATACTAAGAATTATCTGTCCTTCCTCAAAGCCGCAAACATGGATTGGGGAGTTTACAAATCCCCTCTCTACCGCAAAGACGAAAACGGAGAATTTACACCAACCGAAGATTCATTCGGCGTTCTCCGTGATGTCGATCAAGCTTACCTCGGCACAGTTGGTCCACAATGGGAACCAATTCAACCAAGTGAAGCTCTTCAATGGTTTCAACCTGTTGTTGACTCAGGTCTAGCTACTTTTGAAACCGCCGGTGTCCTCAAAGGAGGTAGGGTTATCTTTGCTATGTGCAAAGTTAATGAAGAAGAATCCGAAGTCGTTAAAGGTGATGCGATTAAACGCTATATCCTTCTTTCCACTTCATTCGACGGGACTCAATCCACCCGTGCAGGTTTCACCCCAGTCCGTGTAGTTTGTGCTAATACATTAGCTCAAGCTAAATCCGATTCGGAATCTAAACTCCTCCGTATTCGGCACCACAAACGACAAACCGAAGTTCTCGACAAAGTTCGAGAAATTATGGTTCTCGCAAACTCTGAGTTCCAAGCCACCATGGAACAATACCGATTCCTCGCCAAAAGCAGAATCGTTAACCACAAGGATCTCGTCGAATATGTCATCAAAGTCCTTGACGTTGATGTCAATACCGATGGCGAAATGTCAACCCGCTCCTTCAACCGTGTCAAAGAAATCACCGACCTCGCCTATGTCGGCGTAGGATCTGACCTCGCTGAAGGTACTTGGTGGTCTGCTTACAACGCAGTCACCGAACACCTCTCTCACAACGCCGGACGAAACCCTGATAACCGATACACCTCCCTCTGGTTCGGTCAATCAGCTAATATGAACAAACGGGCGTTAGACCTAGCCGTCCAAGTCGCTAACTAATCGAATTTAATAAACCATAAGCCCACACTGGCAAAAACCAGTGTGGGTTTTTTTTATGCAATCACATAAACCCATTCACAGTTTTACATAACGCCACCTAGAAACGATTATCTTCTAATAATCACCCGAAGTCCCAAGGAAAGAAATAAATGAGCTATAAGCCAAAATAAGAGGTATTGACACAACAAGAGAAAATAGGTTAGAATATAGAATGGAAAGTATGAACAGAAACTTTTCTAATCAACTCTTTCATATCAGGAGGATCGCCCATGCCTTATTCACTTGAACAGGATATTAAACTTATCCAAATACAAAGCCACATCGACAAGCTGCTTATCATGCTCAAAGAGCATCTTAAGAATGCAACACATACGGAAATTATGGCAATCAAAAGAGAACTAACTAATTCTATAAACCAAAAGTTTAACGAAATGAAAAACAAACATTGACACTAAACCAAATACCTGATACAATACATCCACGAAAGCAAATGGATTGCTTTCATACCAATGGAGTATCAAGATGGAATGGACGAAAGAAGAATTCATTCAATACATGAATGAAAACAAAATCACTGATCTCGATAAAGAAAACTTTGCTATAAGCAAACTTCTAAAAGACATAAATTTTGTCGAAGAAGTAGAAGAAACAATGGAAAATCCCAATAGACAATATTGGGAATCAAGTCTCTCTCAGGAAGACTTTGATAAATTCAAAGATCATTTCAAAGACCTATTCAAACAAGAATAACACATATCAACACCAACCATATCAACCCCCTTGGATAACACCCAAGGGGGTTTTTTTATGCAAATACAAACACCAAAAAAAACAAAAAAAAACATTGACACCAAACCAAATACCTGTTACAATGCACTCACGAAAGCAAACAGCTTGCTCTCGTAACCCAAAGGAGTATCAAGATGCCTAATATGCCTGAAATGACTATCGAAGAGCGCAATATCCATCAAGAGACAATCAACAAGGAAATTCAAAGGATTAAGGATAAATTTCAACATCAAATCTTCATCGTAGAAGATTATGATTACGGTGATCCAGAAAGTGGGAACTTCTCTTGTAGAACAATTACAAAAGAAGCAAACATCGAAGATGTCATCAAAAGTCTCAGCCGAGGACTCCGTTTCCACAACAGCAACGAAGTCCCTGAGATTATTGCTTATCTTCAAGAAATTACAGACTTTGAAAGTCTGAAGGAAAAGTTCGATGAGGCTAACGACCACGAAATTGACGGACGTGCTGTACTAATGCAAATGGTTGACTTCGTTCTTCTTAAGAATGAAAAGGAAAGGAAGTTGCTCGAAGATGCCACACTCAGACTTCTAAGGAAGTGCGGAGAGATTGAAGTTAATCTAAACTTCATCAAGTACCTCGAAGATCAGATCAATAATGCATACTCCGAAATGGAGAACCATGACTCAGGAGAACAACGTGCAGAAAGATATGCCAGAGGAAGACATACCTTCGATCAAGATAATGATTATATGAAATCACATTGGCACAATCGTCTTGATGAAATCGCAAGAGTACAAAATTGGATTAAAACCAATTGCCCACTCCTCTGGGCACAATATAACTCACAACAACTTAAACAAGAACAAGAATAACACATATCAACACCAACCATATCAACCCCCTTGGATAACACCCAAGGGGGTTTTTTTATGCAAACATAATACCAAAAAAAAACATTGACACTAAACCAAATACCTGATACAATACATCCACGAAAGCAAATGGCTTGCTTTCAAACCAATGGAGTATCAAGATGCCTAAGTATAAAGCAGAATCATTCAGCAAAATCATCGCTAAGTATAATCTGAAGAAAGTATTCGGTGAAGAAAACAGAGAAGAAGAAATCAAACGACCACCACATGTTTGCCAAAATTGTAATAAGGAAATTTACTGGCAAACATGTGAATGCGAATCTCCTGAGCTTAATGAAGATGGAATTTGTATTAAATATGAAGGCGGTGGTGAACGATGCGAAGGCAAGAAGAACACATGCGAATGTGATTCACAAAACAGAATTCAACAACCATCAAAGTTCATATCTTTATATGAACACTACCAGTCCTACGGAGGAGCAGAAGAAGGTGGTTGGTGGTATCATCAAAGCTTCCTTCAAGAGTCTTATGAATGTCTAAATGGCGAACAAGCCGATCAGATTAGACAGGAAATGCAGGATTTTGCAGAAGAACTGAATGAAGCAAGCAAACGACAACACGATAAACACCTATCGGAATCTCTTGACTGGTTAGAAGCAAGAGGATTAGATGCTGACTATCTGCCGGAACCAGATGGTCCAACAGAATATGGTATCACAAATGAACGATTCCCCGGCGAATCACATACCGGCAACTATCGTCCACAATACTCATAACCACCATATCAACACTATCCATATCAACCCCTTGGCTAATCCCCAAGGGGTTTTTTTTATGTAAATACAAACAAAACATAAACAAAAAATTACTTGACACCAAGCCAAATATCTGCTACAATTGTCGTAGGTGAAAGACATGTCGTCACTCACCTAAAACAAAATGGAGTATCAAGAGATGGTTTATAAGATTACGCACGGTTTTGTTATCCAAAGATTTGAAGACAACAAGTTCGTGTCTCAGGAGTTCGTTGCAGGTGATCAGGTGGAGTATGAAACACCAAATGGGACACAGATAGGAGAAGTAGATGATCTTCCCTATGTACCATTTGCAATGGTACAACCAATAACGGAAGAGATCCAATTAAAGGAGTTGATGGAAAAACTCCAACTTAATGAAGTTAGAGTAGTCTGCAATAACTCTTTAACCGATTCAGAATCTAAACTCCTTCGTATTCGGCACCACAAAGAATTACCATTTAAAGAAGAATAACACATATCAACACTATCCATATCAACCCCTTGGCTAATCCCCAAGGGGTTTTTTTATGGAATAATTAAAACTATTTCAAACCAATTACATAAATGATATGGAAAGTAGTCACATATCAGGATTGAGAAAAGTAGATATAATGTAAGGCAGGTTTTATAAGGTGGGATGAAATGGGGATTTGTGGAAAATAATGGAGCGAAGCATTATACAAATAAAAAAACCTATCCAAGTGAAGGATAGGAAAGGAAGCGGGTCAAACGCCCGCTATTACATATTCATACTCTCTTTGTGTCTAATAGGTGCAATATGCACGTTGTATGAAATAATATGTATGCGCCTAGTTGAAAATTTTTCTTGACATAACAAAATATTTTTGTTACAATGTGTAAACAGGAGCAAATCGCACCTGCAATGGAGGAATTGAAGATGGAAACGATGAAGCTGTTTACTTTTGTTGTCCGAAAAGGGTTTGGACTATACAAAGACAAGCAGACGTTCCGTGCGTCTGTTAGAACGTATGTGAAGGATCTTGTAGAAGTGCAAGATTTCGTTATGGAAGATGGTACAATTCACAATTGCATCCCTTGTGAGAACACAAAATTCACAGATAAGGGAGAAAAGTGATGAATGAATTCGCTAATCGGGTGTTCCATATCATCCAATGCGTTAATCGACAAGTCATAACCGATGAAATCAATGGTAATGACGACATTTTCTCTATTCTAATCCCTTATGGGCGTGGAAAACATGCTCAAGAGATCGACGTAGGCGAAGAAACGCTTGTGATCACGAAGAAAAGGGACTTATACAAGGACAAAAGGGGTCGAACCAAGCCATTTGTGTATCGTTTATGTCGTGTAAGTTGAATAAACTCAGACCCACCAAGGTAAACTTGGTGGGTTTTTTTGTTATCGGTGGTTTAGCATATACCGGGCGCACATATACCGCACGCACATATCGTGTACACGCACATGAGGGGCTTGACAAGAGACAAAATGTGTGGTATAATGGTGTTATGACCAACAGAGAGTCATAACATTAAAGGAACCGACAAAATGGATTGTGAAATTGAAATTGTAGATGACCAAGATGGTAGTTGGTTGGTGTTGCCGAATGGTAAAAGACTAAAGATGCCTGAAGTGGCTTCAGTTTATCTTAGTCTAAAGGATTACAGGAGGATGGTTGATGAATTAAAGTATCTTTGGACAAAGTTTCAATACTTTATTCAAAGAGAAGACAGCTCCGCTAAGAAAAACATTTTAGAAAACATAAATCAGATACATGCAAGATTGAAAAATGCCTTTTGTGACAAAATTGATGATGAATATAAAACGCTTAAGGAGAGTTTGGTTAGTGAAATTGGTTTGTACTTGACAGGTGGTTGATAGTTTGATACAATTTGAGTACCTGATGGAACACAGTGGGAAGTCGGGTACTCGATAAGGAGAATGAGATGAATACAGTATTCTACTTCCATAGGTCACCATCCGGTAACGTCTATACAATGCACACAAATAACAGGCAAATTTTCTTTGGATTGCCACTTGCATCATGTGGATGGGAAATCCTTAATGCATCTAAATTATTTCTCAAGGGTGATCCTTGTAGTATTAAGAGTTGGAATGTTCCCATTCCTTTCTCAGAAGATCCTGAAGAGCATGACAGAATCAAGAATGAGTTGTTCGGTATCATTTGTCAGAAGTTCAAAGAGTTGGATTATCGGGGTGGTATGCGTCCCGGTGACACATTAGAAATGCATCTTGAATTGAATGAGAGCCTTGTTGGATCGTAATCAAATAAGACTCTAACAATCTAAAATTCATCACCCACCTGAGACATCTCAGGTGGGTTTTTTTATTGTTATTTAATAAGCTACACTTCTTGTAGACTAAAATGTGGATGGGAAAGAAACGAATCAAACGAATGAATCAAACGAATGAATCAAATGAATGAATCAAATGAAACGAATGAATTGATTTTGTATTAGTATAAGACTGTCCGGTTCCATCCACATTTTAGTATCCTAAGCACATCTTTAATTGAGACTAAAATGTGGATGGAGGAATGATTATGAAATGTAATTTCCCCTTTACAGATAGTTGAAAAAACGCAATTGAGACTTAGTTGATACTTGAGCAAAACTAATTGAGACAACTTTAGGATACTAAAATGTGGATGGAAGGAATCGAATCAAACGATTGATATGATTTTATACTTGTATAAAACCGCCCATCCCCATTCACATTTTAGTATCAATTAAAGATGGGTTTAGGATACTAAAATGTGGATGGAAGGGGGCGCGCGCCTATGATATCAATATATAAGAGGTACTTGATTTTCCTCGGTGTTTTTCGTATACTAAGGGTGTCCTTGATGGTGGTGTGGTTTGGGTGGATTTGTGAAAACACAACGCCAACCGTGTTCAATTCTGAAGTTGCAAGTGTTAAAAACGCTTGTTTTGCCGAGGAAAAAAAACACTTGACACGTTAAGCCGGTTGTGGTTTAATGGGTTCACCGCTAAAGGGCGGAACGGTTTCTTTCAGGTGAGAACAGTTTGATCCTGAAAGAAAACAAAATAGGAGATTTTGAAATGGCTAAGGCATCTAAGGTTTCTTCTTCACCTGCTTCTGTTCGGATGATCGTTGCTCTTGACAAAATCAATTATGATTTGTCAAGGAATCGGAAGGCTGGAATGGACCCAGCGTCAATCACAGAATTGGCAAATAACATTAAGATTCATGGAGTTCTTCAGAATATCATTCTGAATGAAAAGGAAGACGGCACTTTTGAAGTCATGGGCGGCATTCGCCGTACCATGGCAGCTAAAGAAGCTGGATTAAAGGAGATTCCAGCTCTTGTTTACAAGGCAAGGACCAGAGAAGATCATTTCGTAATTCAGATTGTTGAGAATTCATATCACAATCCTTCATTCATTGATCGGGCTAAGGATATGCTACGGGCTAAGGAGGAATTCAATTGGACACAAAAGACCATAGCAGCGCATTTTAATATTTCAGATTCTGAAGTATCAAACTTTTTGAAATTGCTCAAGTTGCCCGAAGCAATTCAATTGTCTATCCATGAAGGAGAATATACGAAGTCTTCCGCTTTTCGTTTGTTAGAAAGGAAGAATGGAAAGGCTGTTCCTCCTGAAGTCATGGCGGACATTGCCGCAGCAACCGAAGTGATTTCAGAAATGGACAAGAGCAAGGAAGAGAAGAAGAAGCTCAACGATAAAATTATTGACGTTATCGACAAGAAGCTTGCCGATAAAGGAATCAATTCTGGTATTGCTCCTTCTGCTGCCACAAAAGCAGAAGCCAAAGCCGTAGCTAAGATCGAAGAGAAGAAGAAAGATCTTCCACCTATCAATCTTTCAGGTGCAGCAATGCCACCTAAAGTGGACCCGAAGACTCCTTCTTCTGTCCTTCCTCCATCACGTCAACCACTGCCACCATTGAACCAACCAACTGTTTCCCCAACCGCCGAAAAGCGGCAAAAGGGATTGTCTAGGGAGGAAATCGATGGACTTTTGTTATTCCTTGAAAAACAATGTGATGCAAAATCTGAAGCACGGAAGTTCATTTCAGATTTTGCAGGACATATTGAAGGTGCTAAGAATTGTGCAAGCCGCCATGAGCTTGCAATGATTCTGAAGTCTCTTGAAAAGGTAAATCAAGAAGCCAAATAAGTTAGGCTAACATAATCAACCGCCCCCTTCTCCACCCGGAGAAGGGGGTTTTTTTATTGTTATTTAATAAGCTACTATTCCACTAGCTTTACGATACTAAAATGTGGATGGGGCATATCGTCGTTTTGATATCTGCGTGGACAATTGAGACAACTTTAGGATACTAAAATGTGGATGGGACGGTTCCGTCTTATGCTTATCTAATCCGTTCGGCTTATCGACGGTTCACCATCGGCGTTGCATATCTTGCATACTAATCCCTACATATACACGGCTGTATATCTCCTACCGTAATAGGGGCAAATAGTGTTGTTGACAAGCTGCGGTTGGTTGTGGTAAATTGTGTTTGCTCAATGCGGCATGGTGTCGCAAAGCACTGGAGAAAACAAAATGAACAACGATAACAGAATCATGACGGCAGAAGAGGAAGCCCAAGCTTCCAAGGTTCCAAGCAAACAGCTTCTCAATGTTATTTCAAAGATTGAAAAGCTTGTAGCCAAGTACAAGGTACTCGTTGAAGAATTCAGAAATGATCAATCGAATGACGAGCTTCGTGATAGTCTCGTTTCGATATTGATCAAGATTTCAGAAGTGAGCAAGGAGAACGCTACCGCTTGGTGGTGAATCTCATAACAGAACAAAATTGACAGCCCCCTTGTCCCCCCGGACAAGGGGGTTTTTTTATTGTTATTTCAATTTTGTTATCAGACTGGACAATTGAGACAACTTTAGGATACTAAAATGTGGATGGAAGGAATTTTCTCCTGCTGGAATTTTCTCTTGACGTGGTTTGGCGTTTGTGGTCTAATACGTTCATGGCTTGGTGAATGGTTCAACAAGCCTAGGTCACCGGTTCACCTTAAGACCGGATTGAGATTCTTACCGTGAATAACAATATTCAGGTTTCGATTGCTGTTCTCATCGACGCAAAAGTAGATAACGCAATTGTTGAAGCGTTGTCCACTTCCAAGGTGACAAGCCTTGGAATGAACCAGATTGAAGGAACTTCGGTTCAATTGACCGTTGATCGAAACGGTGACGTAATCAAGATGATTTCAAAAAAGGAAGACACTGATCTCGTCTTCCTGCTCACCCGTCATCTTGCCAATAAGAACACCAAGATCATCTGGCTTGGTGCATAATCGAATAACATATCGGCAATCCTGCCCCGCAAGTCGAAAGGCTTGCGGGGTTTTTTTGTTTTCATATCGGTAATTTCGTTATCTCCCCTATTCCGTTATTCGCTAACACTATTCCCACTTCCGTTATCCGCTAACACTATTCCCACTTACGTTATCCGCTAACACTATTACCGTTTCCGTTATCTCCCCTATTCCGTTATCGGCTAACATTATTGCCACTTTCGTTATCTGATAACTATTTTAATTATGAAATTAAATATTATAATTTAATTTTGTTTTTTTTAGAAACAATTGAGACAACTTTAGGATACTAAAATGTGGATGGGAGGAATTCCTTTTTTGTTACCAGACTGGACAATTGAGACAACTTTAGGATACTAAAATGTGGATGGGAGGGGGGGGGGTCCGCGGATCTTAAGAATTTGTAAGGAAACTTTCTTGGGAATTCGCTTGACCTAGTGAAACGGTTTCCCTATGATGCTTGTAGGTGAACCGCATGTTGTGGTTCACCTTAACCGGTTCCGCCAGTATCCTGAAACTGGCATGGAGTTTATGACCATGGCACCCCGCAAGAACGCCAAGTCCGTTTCCGCACCAGTGGCAATCGATGCAAGCCAGTCGATGCTTGATCTTGTTCGGGGTTTCAACCCCGAACAATTGGCAACGCTTAGGGCAGCGTTGGCGCAAGTGGCGCAAGTGCCACCAGTGGCACCAGTGGCGCAAGTGCCACCAGTGGCACCAATTGCACCAATTGCACCACTTGCACCAATTGCAGCTATTAAATTGCCAACGCCAATCACTCAAGCGATTGAGCCGGGTAATTACAATATTGAAGTGATATGCGTAGGGGTTTCACCAGTACGCTGGGGATATGGGAAACCAACTCGCATCGTGAACTTTGTTCATGAGGCAACGAATATCGGTTTCGTGGCTTATGAACCCGGAACGGAAACCGAATTCCGTGTCGGTGCCAATTACGGAATTGAGTTCACTCATGCGGGTAAGATGTCTCCGGTTTATCAAGGTGTTTCCAATAATGTGATCAAGATTACATCACACACGACAACATGACAACCCCTGCCGGTCAATCTGCCCCGCAAGTCGAAAGGCTTGCGGGGTTTTTTTGTTTTCATATCTTTAATTTCGTTATCTGCTAACACTATTACCTTCATTTCGTTATCTTCGCTATTTCGTTATCGGCTAACACTATTCCCGCCATTTCGTTATCTCCGCTATTTCGTTATCGGCTAACACTATTACACCCTTTTTTGATATCGTTCTAGATAATTAAGACAACTTTAGGATACTAAAATGTGGATGGAAGGAATTCCTATTACGATACAATACGGACAACTTTAGGATACTAAAATGTGGATGGGAGGAATTCCTCTTAAGATACAATACGGACAACTTTAGGATACTAAAATGTGGATGGGAGGAATCTTTTCTCTTGGGTGGATTTTCTCTTGACCTAGTTGGGGACGTTGTTAGAATGACTTCATGAGGCGGCGCATAGTGTGCCGTTTCTAGGTTCCCGGTTCCCCTGAAAACCGGTTGGATCGACTGCTATGAAAATTGAGCGTAACGCCGTTGCCGCAACCGTTTCTCCAACCGCCGACAAGCGGGAAAAGGAATACAAGGAATACATTAAGTGCGATAAGCCACAGCGGTTTAATCTGCCGGAAATACCCCACGCAAGGGAGAAAACGCCATTGGATGACCTACTCAAAAGCTACAAGAATAAAATCTCTTGTATGCGGGCAATCATGCGTTTGCCTAAGAGTGAAATAAGAGACGTTGCCATGAAGGCAATACTGGAGGCGTTCACAAAATAACAATATCAGATAACAAAACTACAGCCCCCTTGACAGACAAGTCAAGGGGGTTTTTTTATTGTTATTTCAATTTTGATATTGTGCTGGACAATTGAGACAACACTAGGATACTAAAATGTGTATGGGAGGAATCTTTTCTTTTCCCTTGACCTAGTTGGGGATGATGGTAGAATGAATGCATGAGGCGGCGCATAGTGTGCCGCTTCTAGGTTCCCGGTTCCCCTGAAAACCGTATGGATCGAATACCATGAGAACTGAAAACGAATCAAGCCGCATTGTTGATGGAAAGGTTTCTCGCCCAAAGAGGGTAGACAAACAACTTAAAAGAATCAAAAATGAGCTGGAACGATTCGAGAAAATCGTTGAACATCTAAAAATGTTTCTAAGAATGAAACCAAAGGAAAGGAAACTGGTTTCTGGAATCATCGATATGTGGCTCGACAAAATTAAATAACAATCGGCTAACTTAATCAACCACCCCCTTGACAGACAAGTCAAGGGGGTTTTTTTATTGTTATCTGAATTGATACAATTGAGACAACACTAGGATACTAAAATGTGGATGGGAGGAATCCTATTGCTGGACAATGTGGACAACACTAGGATACTAAAATGTGGATGGGAGGAATCCTATTGCTGGACAATTGAGACAACACTAGGATACTAAAATGTGGATGGGAGGAATCTTTTCTCTTGGGTGGATTTTCTCTTGACCTAGTTGGGGATGATGTTAAGATAGTCGTAGGTGAACCGCATGTTGTGGTTCACCTTAGCCAAGGTCCACCCGTACCTGAAACGGGCATGAGAGTATCGAACATGACCATTTCAACCGCCACCGCCACCGCAACCGCAACCGCAACCGCAACCGCAACCGGTCGTGTTGCGTATCTCAACCACTGGATCAGGAAGAACGCTGCGGCACCCAATGCCGCTGAAATCGCATCGCTTGCCCTACGGGGCAAGCGAGACTGTTCACGCCACTGGAGTGGCGAGCCACTTCGGTATCCCGATGAATTCAGTTTTGAGACTTCAAAAATGACACCCGCACAATTGCGGGTGTCCCGTAAAATCGCCCATTCGTTTGGGCATCTTTGGGCGTGCATTGGAACGCCCATTGATTGGGCGGACTATTTCAATGCGGATCAGGATACTTATTGTAATTGTCAACACCCACTACCAACACCGGCGGATCAATCCGCCAGTGGGCGTTATAAGTGGGATGTGAACCGTCTTGGGACGGTTAATTTTGAAATCAACCGTCCCACTGGGACGGCGTGCCGTGTTAACGGCACCATTGAAAACTTTGTTATTGTGATAACAAAGTTGGCACTGGATCGCCATTTGAAGTGCCTGTTCCAACAATTGCAAAACGTCTTCGGGCTAACGTCCGAAGACGCAATCGAAAGAATTTATTCAGCCAAGGGATTCCCTTCAATGGGAATCCGTGGGGGGGAATTAGAAATGATTCTGTTATCTGAATGATAGGCTAACAATAATCAACAGCCCCCTTCTCCACCCGGAGAAGGGGGTTTTTTTATTGTTATTTCAATTGAGACAATGCGGACAAACTTAGGATACTAAAATGTGGTTAGGAAGAATCTTTAGGTTGGTTCAAGTCTGGTTGGTTGAATGCCGATAATAGTAGTGTGGGGATCAATCGGCATTCAAGGATGATGACCATGGTAAGGTTAATTATGTTATTGGTTGTGGTGTTGTCGGTAGGTTGCCAACACGTTCAACACCATGACCGCAAGCCGACAAGGCAGATAACAGAAGTGAATATCAATACTGAATGGGAGGGGGATAAGCCAAAGGTTCAGGCTAACATAACTATGAAGTGGGTAAGGTGATAACAGAATAGGCAGGCGGCGTGATAACACAATTGCGCCGCACTTGTTTTATAGGGGTTTTTTAATTATGTTACAAAGTTGCCATAACATAATTGCACTTGACATTCCCCAAAAGAGAGTGGGGTAGGGGGGTATCCCCCCGCCATCATGGCTCCCTTTTGTTGTTCATCTTGATTTATTTAAAAAATTTTGGAATAATTTTATTTCATTTTCTAAAATTTTGGAATAATTTTATTTCATTTTCTAAAAATCTGGAATAATTTTATTTCATTTTCTAAAAATCTGGAATAATTTTATTTCATTTTACAGAAATGTTGTGACATGGTATTGTGTATATGTGGTAATAGGTTAAAAATATATGAAGGTATGGGGTTTAAAAAAATGCGCCGGGGTATTTTTTTGGGGGTGGTAGGGTTTTTGTTTTTGTGGGATAGATATGTATTATGAAAAGATTTAAAGAGTGGTTTTTGATTAATGACAATAAATTTACAATTGATGAAGTTTTAGGGTCAGTTGGAGGTTATCCGGTTCAGCATAATCTTTCACAGGGTTTGCAAAATCAGCCGCCGTCTAATGATTATGGTTGGTCTTCTCAATTTGGTTCAAATTATGGTGATGAGTATAAAAAGCATTTTCCAGACAAGGATATTGATTCTGATGATGTTGGTAGTCGATATGGTAGTTCTGGTTGGGATCACAATTTTAAAGGTGGTGACAAGAAAATTATAGAGAATCCTAGAAATTTTAAATTGATAATGTCTGGTCTTGAAAAGAAGTTAGAGAAGCTTGGTATTGTGAACATACATTTCTATTTTGGTTATCCTAAAGATGATATTAAGTCAGGATTTACCATAAGTAAAGAGTTAACTAAAGACAACTACAATCAATTAAAAAATTATTTTTATGGTCGTGACGGAATGAACATAAGTGAGAATGATATTGTTTACATGAAGACGAGTACTGCTGCTGATCCTTTGACTCCTTGGTTGATTCTTCACACATTTGCACATGGTATTTTTGATAGAGGGTCACTTGCTCGTACAGCAGATTATGGCAACACATACATGAATAAAATTCAGGAGGATTGTGTTAGAGCTGAAAATTTAGTTAAGGAACTTTTGAAAGACTTTTTGGTTAGTCCGATGTATCCACAGTTTTATCAAGGTTGGATTGATGTGTTGAAAGATGGTAATAAAGAAGCTTTGTATACTGATGAAGAAATACAAAAAAGAATAGGGAATATAACTATAGATTTTCTAACAATTTTGTTTCCTAGTATTTGGAGTATAAAGGAAGCGTTTAAGATAATATCTGGAGCCAGATCGGGTCAATTTATAAAATCGAAAATGGATTTACAACAGGCTTTAAATTCTGGGGAGTTACAAATGGAGATATTTGTATTTTGGTTAACTCAAGGAGGAAGGTTGCCGATAGTTGATCCTAATTACAAAGTAAAGTTGCAAAAATTATTTGCAGGTAGGGAACCGGAAAATTTTGATAGTTTGCTAGATGGTTTGGACAGTAGATTTAATGAAATTGCAGCCTCTTACCATTCAATTATAGATGGTTGCAGGGGTGAAGTTATTATGGATAGAAGGGGCAGTTGATATTATGAAAACATTTTTTGAATATTTGGACCGAACAGATGATTATTTGTGGTTAAGCGAGATGACTATTGTGGGAACTGATGGAGGTAAGCCGAAGCATTCGGAGTGGAGTCGCAATGATTTGTTTTACTTCGATGTTGAGGGTGATGATTGTAGTCCCAAGTGGTGTTATTTGGTCTGGTTTGAGGAGTTGAAATCGAATAGTTATGAAGTTGAGTTTAAAAGGGGAAGTAACAATTCTAAGGATGAGAGGCGTGGAGTTGGTATTAAGGTGATTGGTGCTGTTTTTTATGCAATTGGTGAGTTTATCAAAAATAATAATCCTGATTATCTGATATGGAGTCCGTCAAAAACAAAAACTGCCAATCCTGTTACTGGAATAATAACGAATCCTGAAGGTCGCAGAGATGCGTATGATATTTTTGCCATCAAGGGTTTATTTCCTTCATATGTTTCGGTAAAAATAAATCAATGGATGAGGAGAGATATATATGAAAGGGAATATGTTCCGAAGGGTTATCCATCTATTCCAGAGAATTTGACAATGGAGTCGAGTCCTTTGGAAAAGAAGAAATTTTTACAAAATATTCGTGCGGTATAAATGTGTATTAAGAAGGGTCGTAACCGAATTCTTGTAGCATGTCACCGTTAGTGAATAGGTGTTTAGCTGGTACTGTTTTGGATATTATTTTGAATACGTTATTCAGGCTTCCTTCTCCGTGTTCTTTTGCATAATTTCTTGTGAGGCAGACCCAATCTCCGGGGTTGATGGTTATTTTAATTCTTTTGGCTTTTAGTTGTTCTATTGGGTGAGGTTTTTAATTATTTGGAATAAATATACATGGGTAATTAAATATTGGAGATTATATGATTCGTTTTATGGATTGGGTTTTGATGAGAGAAAATGAGAGTGAAGGAGAGTCCTGCATCAAGGGCGAATGGATATATTATCCAAATGGTAAGTTGCAGAATGCCATAAGATCTGACAGATCCAGAGGACATACAGATTTAATATCGCAATATTATGTCACGAAATACAAAAAAGCTTTATTTGATTTTTATACTAATTTTAGGAACAATCCTTGTGTTAACAAGGAAAAGCTTGAGAGAGAAGAGAGAGATGTCAGGCGTGGTCATGTTCATTCTTCCGGTTTCTTTTTTCCTCCTTCCGATAAGACATACATCAATCATGAAAATTTTGGTTTGATGTATTCGGTAATTAGCGACATGATATCCTCTGATGTGTATAATAATGATAAAGAATGTGAAAATTATATTGAGCAAATAATGGCTAAAGGGTTGGATGAGGCTTTGGGATCGGCTTCATCAATTTTGCAGAAGATAGCTATGGGTCATGGAGAAGAGCAGCTTGAAGTAGAGGCGATGAAGGATGCTGGTATGATACTTGTGAGGGGTGCCAACAATTTCGACATGTATTCGTATGACAAGGAGAAATTGATAAATTGCCTTAAGGCTATTTGTGCCAAGAATCAGCGTGTCAGGTCAACTAGTGATGATGAAGCTCTCCTGTATCAGCCTGCTACTATGAATACAACTATTTTTGTAAATACATTTGATAAGGGTGGGAAATCAGTAACAACTATGACTGTGAAGGACTTATTGGTGGGAGAAACGCCGCAGCAGGCATTTGACCTTCCGGCTGCACATTTGGCTGTTGAGCCGTTTTCCAAGGCAGCTATGATGCGAAGAGATGTTTTAAGGGACCAATGGAAGCAGAGGACGAGTGAGTCCGTCAGAGGAGAACGGATTTATTAGGTGTTATGATTTGCTCAGGTGTATTTATGTATGTTGATTTAATTTGTGTAGAAGTGGTGTGTAATATTTCTGGTATTGGGTTATAGGAATTCGTGATCTCCATTTCGATCTGATCGTCTTCTTGGTCTGATGAGTGGAATTGGTTTTGGTAATTTTGTTGGTAATGTTTTGATATTTACGAGGATTGGGTTGTATGGTATTTTCCAAGTGATGATAGTTTCTTCTGTGATTTCGTCTATTTCGTCTGTCATTGGGTAATAGTCACGACGTGTGATATTAATAATTTTTGTTTTATCGATATAGACTGCGTAGCAATTTTCTCCATAGATTTTTTCTGGTTTATCGCCGCAGAATAGCATTCTGTATCCTTTTTTGTTAAGAAAATTGGCAGCTTTTACCATCCATTGTTGGCGTTCTGTTGTGAGTGATTGATTTTTCTCATATGGATCGTCTCCATATTCTTTTATGAATTCGTAGTAGTCCTTTTCTTCTATGATATTTTCGATATATCTTTTGACGAATACTTCAGCACTCATGTCTTCTTCGCTGGGACCAGAGACATGTACTTGACCGAAGTGTGGATCTGTGTCTGGTTCTATTTGACGGCAGTTATAGCCAACGAGGTCTAGGCTAGCTGTTGATGTTTCATTATAAATAAATTCTTTAAAGTTCATGGTTATATTTATGTATGTTGATTTAATTTGTGTAGAGGTAGTGTGGTTTTATTATTCGCCCATTTTAATATTTTTAACATCTTTAACTTGTATGTTTACCAAGCTTGACATTCCTGTGGCTAATGGTTTATAGTATCCTTGGTTGTAGAGATATGTCATTGCGTAGTAGAGATAATCTGGTAATAGGTCATCAGATGTAACTTTAATTCCTATGTGATATTCGCTAAATTTTTTGGTAGGTTTACCAACGTCTGATTCTGATCCTCTGCGAACGATCCAAAAGTCAGCTTCTGGAAAATTTGTTTTGATGGTAGCTTTATCTTTAAGTTTCATGATGTGTATTTATGTATGTTGATTTAATTTGTGTAGAGGGTTGATATTAATCATCATGTGTTGAAGTAAAGTTTGATGGATCGTTAACATATTGTTTAATTGAATTTACTTTTTCTGGTAAGTAAGTTGCAATAAATTTTTCTCTTTCTGATGTGGACATGTTTGTATATTTCATTAGTTCTAGTAATTGTTTAATGGAGATTTCTTTTTTGTAATTTATTAGTTCAATTAATTCTTCTATGGAGATTTCTTTTTTGTATTTTACTAGTTCTAGCAATTGTTCCACGGATATTTCTTTTTTATATTTTAATATAAGTCTTACAATAGTATTTTTGTATTTTTGATCTATTAATTTATTTCTCTTTATGTATTCGAATATTTCTTCAAAATTAGATTTTTCATCCTTTATAAGGGTTACAATTTCTGATACAGATTTCAAATTATTTGGAGTAATTGTTGCGTATTTTTCTCTTTGATCTGGTTCTAAATCTTGTATATCTTTGATGTTAGCTTTATCTGTTGATGTATTCCATCCTTTATTTGCGTACAGTTCGTTCATTTTATTGATATCTTCAACTTGTGCTTCTGCGTAACCAAGCATTTTTATTGTATTATCGTTCACTGGTTTATATTTTACTAAACAATAGCCATCATTTGTTCCATAATAAATAATGCCTTTTATTGTATGCAGTATCCCAATATTTTCTCTACAAAATTTAACTGCATTATTACCATTAACAGTTCCGGTTTTTTCTTGTGCTTCATCGTATTGTCTAAGTTTATCTTCTGTAAAGCTTCCTGCTAAATTAAAATTTTTCAATTGATCACTGATTTTGTAATTTTGACCATGAATTTTTTTAGCCATATTGGGGTGGAATACAAGATATTTATCAAGATCGGTGACATGAAACTTGATAACATAATTACCATATATGCTCATATAACTTTTAAATTGGCTTTCTAGTGAGATGGTAGTGTAAAGACCATTACCATACATTTGACCACCACCGGTTTTGTATCCAGATTGTAGAATTCTTTCAATATTGCTAGCGTGTTCAGTCCTATGATAAACCGTAGCGGTGTTATTGGGATAAATTTCTTCGTTGATGAGCCATTGTTTAAAGTTCATGGTTATATTTATGTATGTTGATTTAATTTGTGTAGAGGGTTGATATTTTTCTGGATTTTTTATATATAAACATTATGGATAATTTCAAAGAGTGGCTTCGACATGATGAAGGTTATTCACATGATATTGTTATTAATGGTCCTTTCAGGTTTTATCATGGAACTAGTTCTGGAAAGAACGATGAGGTATTGAATTCATTTAAGAGGGATGGTGCTAGGTCTTCGGGATACGGTCATGGTCAGGGAGGTGGTTTATTTCTTTGGACATCGGATGAAAGCGCAAAAACTCATGCTTTGGCTCGTATGAACAGAGAATTGTATGGTTTGAAGGGTTCTTTAGAGGGTAATCCTATAGTTGTTGTAATAGATGTTCCAAATATTGATTTTGGTGAATGGGATTTGGACATTGAGAATCATGCGAAGGACATTCTTACTTATGCTTCTAAAAGAGTTGGAAAGCTGAACAAGTTGGGAGATGTTAATTTAACAGACAAGACAAAAGAATATTTGTCAAAGGATGAAGTTGGAGAAAAGTTGACTGGTATTGATGCCGAGCCAATTCCATTTTCGACTATCAAGAAGAATCCTGTAGCCAGAAGTTTGTATGGTAAATTTCCCGGTAGAATAGGAAGTGTTCGTGATCCTTTGTTGAATGATAACCCTTATTACAGTGCAGGAGCAGCATCTAATATAGCTCCTTTTTATTATGGACATCAGGATCGGAATCCAGAATTGCATAAAAAACTGGAATCTTGGTTTTTCCAGAATAATTATGGAAAGAATCCTATGGCTTTGAAGTACACAGGAGAAAGTTCTTTACCTGTGACTAAAATTTTAGTTCATAATGGACAGGATTGGATTGAGTCTTGAAGAATGTTACATTTTGAATTGTTCTAATTCATTTTGGTCTAGGACATAAGCTTTGATAGTTTGTTGGTTTAGGGAGTGAGCTTTTGCTAGTCTATGGACACCGTCAGCGATAAAGAGACCGTCTGGGTATTTGACGATAATGATTGGGTATTTGAGGTCAGTTAGTTCAGTTCTTTTGATAAATTCTGGATGACCGGGTAGTTCATCACCTTCTTCGTGTGGGGATGGTTCTAGGTTATGTAGTAGGGGTTCTAATGGCATTTCTTTTATTGTTTTGTTTTCTGTTGCGTAGTTGACTATTTGTGGTACGGAGTAGGTGCCGTTGTTATCGGAGAAGGTTTGGTCTTCCATTCTGTAGGATTCTAGGAATTGTTTGAAAGTGATCATGTAGTATTTATGCTTATTTGTGGATTTAATTTATAGAGATGTGGTGTGATTTTTTTGTTTAGTGGAATATATAGTTTATTATGAAAACATTTTTTGAATATGTTATTAATAGAGATTTTCATGAATCTGTAGATCCAGAAGCAGCCGAGATAATTTTTAAGTGTAAGAGGAATTTGGAGAATTTATTTTTATGGTATTCTGATAATTTGGGTAAGAAGGAAAAGTTTTATGATAGATTGGACAATAATATAAGAAATTGTTTTAGGAATAGTCTTTTGCCTTATCAGCGTAGAATGGTTATAAGAAACATTGTTGATGAAGAGGACATTATCAACAGGACTTTGCTGAGGGTTCACAATACGGTTGAAAAAAAAATAAGAAATAGAAAATTGAATTACAATTTAATTGGTGGTTTGATTACAAACATGATTAGAGCATCTGTTGTGGACATTATAAGGCGTAATAATTGGAAGAGTGAGAAAGGAAATGTGAGTTTTAACACAGTTGGTACTATTCATGAGCCTAGTTCATTTGCTGATGATCCATCGTCTGAAAAGATGGGATTAGAGGATTTGTTAAGGGTTCCCAATTTGAGTCCAAGGCAGAAGATTATTTTGACTCGCAGGTCTGAGGATGTAATGAATAAAGATATTGCGGCAGAATTGAATATTCGTCCTTCTTATGCAACAATTCTTTACAATGATGCGATTGATAAGATTAAAGAGTACTATGGTATAGGCACTTATTCCTCAGATTCAGAATAATTATATTAATTTTATTAGAATTAACTGGAGTTGTTACGGTGATTATTTGAAAGTGATCATGTAGATTTTTTCCCCTTTTTTTTCTTTAAATCTTTCATAACTTCATCTACATCTATTTCTTTTAAATAATCTTCTAATGATTTAGGAGTTACTTCTGTTCTAAGATCGATTAATTCTGCTGATTTGGAATCACCTTCTGCAACTAACATGATAGTATCATATCCCTGACTTTTTGCGATACCAGTCATGGGAAAATCTAATTTATCATAAGAATTGAAATCTTTGGTAGGTCCATTTTCATTAAAGTGTGATTTTATTACTTGATTTATATATCTATTGTTTAAATTTTGGTCAGCAGCAAGTCGTAAAAAATTTGCAGGATTAATATAAAACAATATATAATTGTTGGGAAATCCTAATAGGTGAAGTGCATGTACTTTATTCCATGCTAATAAGCATTTGCCCAGATCAAGTTTAGTATCATTTTCATCTCCTATAAAATACCAAACTCCTCTTGAATACTTCCTGAGACGTGGTGCGAATCCTTCAAATCTATAGACATAAACGAAACCTTGATCCAAATATTTTTTCGCATCAGCGGAATTAATTCTTCTTCCTGCCAGCGATTTTCTGACATTTGGGTCAGTAACAGTACCTATTGGGATGATTTCTCTAGCAAATTCAAGGAATTGATAAAAGTTGATCATGTTGTATTTATTGGTGTATATTTAATTAATTGTTAAATAAATTTTATTTACGGGAACGCATAGCTCTAGAAATAAAATCAGACAATTCTGGTCTTTCGCCGGTTTTAGTGTCTATTGGTCTTCTGTCTGGATCTGATGTATAATCAGACCATACCTTGCTGGTTTGAGTGTCCATTGGTCTGTAGGTTTTAGGAAACATAGCTCTAGAAATAAAATCAGACAATTCTGGTCTATTCTTAAGTATAAATGAACAAATTTCCCATGAGTCTGTTGAATATTTCATTAACAATGAAATATCATCAACTGTTAATTCTTTTTTATTTTGTATAATTATTTTTGCAAATGCGTTTTTATTTTTAACAGAATTCATTATTTTTAATAATTCATCTTTTTCAATATTTTTCTCTAGTTTTAGTTTTTTGATTATTTCCAAGACAGTTGGATTTTTTTCTTTTATTTTAATATATTTTTCTCTTTGTCCGTATGGGGTTTTATCAATAGATTTTAATTTGGCTATATCTGTTGATGTTGTCCAATTTTGAGATTTTTCTAAATCTTTCATTCTATTTTTGCTTTTTATTATCCCATCTTTTTCATAATTTTTGTGTGGGTCGGTTGCATATCCGATCATAGTAATTGTTCCGTCATTTACTGGACGGAATTTAAGCAAGCAATATCCATCATCATATCCCCAATAAATAACGCCTTTTATTTTACTTTTTATCCATTCGTTTTCAATTAAAAAAGAATAAACGTCAGTGATGTGGTTATATTGATTTGTGACTAGTTTTTCGTCTATATCATCAAGATAATTTTGTGTGAATTTTTGTGAAATTTTGAATTCTCTAAGTTGATCACTTAATTTGTAATTCTCTCCATGAATTCTTTTAGCCATATTTGTATGGAATACAAGATATTTATCAAGATCAGTGACTTTGAATTTTATTATAGCATTTCCGTAAGTTTCTGCCTTTCCCATAGTGCTTTCAAGATCAAAGACGAAGAACATCTGCCCCGGTTGATTGTCTTTATCAAAATCGGATAACATAGGATGGTCTTTATCAAAATCGGATTTAGATCCATATTGGAGTATTGAAAGTGCATTTTCAATTTCGTCGGTTCTATGATAAACTATTGCCGTTTTGCCATTACGGTCAATTTCTTCTGTAAGTAGCCATTGTTTAAAATTAGTCATGTATTATTTATGATTACTTGTGGATTTTCTGAAATGAATTTGAAATGGAATGGGTGGTTAAGAGTTTTGAGTTTCCACATACTTGCTTCTTCGGGAGTTGCGGGTAATCTTTCTATTTAATTCCTAATATTTCTTTAGCTTCAGTGGAATATAAGTGGTCATTTTGATCTCTATTGTTTCTTGAGTAAACAGTTCTTAATTTTTGATCTATTTCTTTCCATGAATTTTTGCCAAGGTATTTAGCATATTTTATTATTACTTGTATTGCGTAATCATATATTCTAATGTATTCGCTTTTCATTTGCAGATATTCATCAAAAATATCATGCTTATACAAATCAAGTACAATTTTTTGTGCTTCTTTATCGAAATTACTTCTGCTGATAACAGAATTTCTTGTCTTTTCCAATATACCTTCGTTTATTGATTCACAAATTAACCATGCATTAGTTGCCCATTTTGCATTCTTTATTATTTCGTTAAATTCTTCGCTGGTTATTGGTTTGAGTAAGCTACCTTTTCTATCAATTATTTCTTTATCATAAAGTGCAAAGAATACGGAATCTTTGTTTCTATGTTCTTTTGTTGTAATTAATTTTTCGTATGTGGGATGATTCATTGTTGGTGTTTCTTCATAAGGCAACCATTTTAATCTATTGATATCTTTGCTAATTTCATATGGCATGATGCTTGAGTTTTGGATAATGCCTTTATAGGCAACTGTTCCTATCTTGTGCATGGATTCTTCCCAAGTTTCTGCTCTTGCGTCTTCATCGGGAAAAAGTCTTGTTGGATCTATTGCATATGAATTTATTTTTAATATGAGTGGAAGACCGCCATGATTTTTTGCTGCTTGTGTAGCTGCTTCTCTTGTAGCATAATCAGGATGAATTGTAAGATAATTAAACATTCCTCTTGATAAGGCTCTGACTGATGATGCACCATAAGATCCAGAACTTCCAGATATTTGTCTTGGGACCAATCCTTGTTCTTTGATGAACATATTATATAAGTTTGTAGAGGTGCCGTGATAAAAATATTTTGGTAGATTTACTTTTGGTTCTGTTCTTTGTTGGTCAAGCCAATATTGTACTGTTCTATGTTTTGTTGAAGGATTTCTAAATCCTGCAACTCCTGTCTCGGAAACGACATAGTTTAATATTTCAGGATATATTTTTTTAATTGTGTTAATTACATTAGCAAAATTTTTAGATAATGGTTGTAATGATCCTGTTGCTTCGATTGACTTATATTTTTTCCCAATTTTTATTATATTGGTTTCAATATGAGGGCTTGTAATTAATATTTTTCCATTAGGGGACAGTTGTAAGTGTAAATAAGAATGTTCTGTAGAATTAATTTCTTTAATAAATTCTTCTTTGTCAATTATTGCTTCGGTTAACAGCCATTGTTTGAAAGTGGTCATGTTGTATTTATGATAATATTTACAATTTATCTATTGATTTCATATAGTTGACATAAAATTGGGTAGCTTTTTTGTAATTATCGTCGATAGACATCCAGAAGTCTATTTTTGATTGATTTGGTTCTGGGTAATCTTTTATTAGGTGTCTTGCGAGGTCGGTCCATCTTTCGTGTATGCCTATAATTTGTTCTGGTGGTATTACGTCTACCAAGACGTAGCTTGGTGGTGAGAATTGTTCTTCTGGGATGAAGAATTCGATAGTAGCTAGGTCTGATTTGATGTTATAGAATGGTTTTCTTGCAGCCCAGATTACAGATGGTTCGTGGTGCGATTTTCCTGTTGACAAAGATTTAGTTATGCCATTTTGTTTAATTGATGGAACATTTTCTGGATTTGTTTGATGATAGAGTCTTACGCATCCATCTGGTATTGGAGCGGTTCCCATTTCTGGTGGTAGTTCTAAGTCTTCTTTATTTTCTAAAAATTGTTTGAAGGTGATCATGGTATATTTAGATTAGCAGTGAAAATATTCTTCATAGATTGCGTAGAGGATGAACATGGTGGTTGCTGGTACGATAGCAATGAATGACAGGGTGCTAATTAATTCTTGTTGAGAATTAGGTAGTGCTGGGTTCATGGTTGTGATATGATTCACTATATGATTAATTTCTTCCATATAATATTTATGGAAGTTTGGGGCATAATGGGATGAATTTTTAATGAAGATTTGTGTGATGATTAGTAGTTAATATTGTATAATTCATCAATAGTCATATTCCAGCAGTCGCTTTTTACGATATAGTTATTATCTCCGTCAATATCTCCTTTGGATAGAAATCTAGCTTTTTCGAAGTATAGGTCTTTTGGGTAGATACCTAGCAGGAATACTGATATTGGCATATTTGAATATGTAGGTTGATACACTCTTGTAAAGAGATAATCGTCACAATCTTGTAGTGTATTGAGGTTGGCGATACTGGTTTCGTAGTATGGTTTTATAGTAGTTGTGGTTCTTTTTGTTTTAACATCTATTCTTATGTTGTTGTGTATTATATCGTAGTGTATAGAGTTTTCTTCTTTGTTATATGGTATGTTTAGATACATTTTTGTTGCTATTTCGCCAAGGAATCCGGCGATATTACCTTCGCCTTTTGTTATTGAGTTTTTTAATTTTCCGAGTTGGTATGCTTTGTGGTTTGCATAATCTAGCATGATTTTTGTGATAGGGATTTCGATCATGACATAGTTGCCTCTATTTTTATATTATAAATTAGTATTTATGTCAATTTATTTTACAAGCTTAGGCTTGGGCAATAAACGAGGTAATAGTGTCTTCTTTTGTTATCTGAAGGTTTTCTATCAACTTCTTGACGGTATGACCATTCTTCTCCTAGTGATCTTGCTATTAGTTGTCTTAATTCATGTGGTACAGATTTTGATGTAGATACTACAGTGTATTTCATTCCATCGTTATATCCTCCGTAGTCTTTTTCGGGATGTCTTTTTGGCTTATATTCTTTGATAAAGTCTTCTATTGGTGGCAATGGTGGTTTTGGTTGAGGAGGTGGTGCTGATGCTTTGGTTCTCATTTCAGCTCTGGTTCTCATTTCGATCCATTTTTTAAATTCTTTTGCTGTTTGGTTTTGATCTTTGCGTTTATGGAGTAGTTCGTGAGTCCATTTAACTAATTCTGGGTTAAATTCTAATAGTTCTGGTTCCCATTTTAGGAGATCTGGATCTGTATCGATTGGTTGTGGAGGAACTGGCGATCCATATTTAGCGAAATTGGCTGTAATGTCTTCTAATGCTTTTCTTAGTTCATCGTTTCTAGATTCTAGAAATTGTTTGAAAGTATTCATAGTGTATATTTAGTGATAATTTTAAATAAATTGCTAGTAGAGAAGTTAAAATATTTCGCCGGGGTTTTTCTATATAGGTACAATGAAAAGTTTTTATCAATTTTTGGAAGCTTTATCGAGTCATGGTGGCTTTACGATGCCACATGGAGATGAATTTAAGCCATCTCTTAATGAAAAAGATACTGAATATATTTCTGGCATGTATAAAAGACCGCTTGTTATTAGTAGTCGTAGCAAGCTTCGTGGTGGCATAATATCTGTTTTAGACACAGTATTGGCAAGAGTCAAAGGCTTTAATTTTCATATATACTTTGGTGAATATAACAGAGATGACATAGATATTCAAAAATACTTTTTTGATAAAATTCCAAAAGAGGATATAGTTTTTCTTAAGAAATCATCACAAGGAGATTTACTAACTCCTTGGATGATTTTGCACAATATGGGTCATGCAGTGTTTGAAATGGGAAATTCGTCTTCTAAAGATACAATTAAGATGGCTGTTTTCAATTTAGTTACACATCTGACATTTGGCAAAATACCTTTTACAACAGTGAATAAATTCTATGACAACAATGAATTTCCTTCAGTAGAATTTAAACCAAACAAAATATTGCCTTTATTGTTTAATTTTGCATCTGCAAAATCAACTGTGGAAAATAAAACTGTACAAGATGCCGACGAATTGGCATATGAAATTTTTGTATCTTATTTATATGGTGGTGGTAAATTAAAACGTCCTGATTTCAAAAAATTGACTAAGTTTTGTAATGAAAATTCTCCTATTAACCATACTGAAAATATTGTTGAGAAAACAGTTAATATTGCTTTTACCAAAATAGAAAAAGAAATAAAAAAATCATTGGAATATTGTCGAGGAAAAGTAATAGAGGATTAAAATTATAAAAGCTCGTCTTTAATTTATGATGTTTATTGGTTAAACCTAAAAATTACTATTGAATATAATAACTATTATAGTATAAGGATAGGTTTATATGGACAAAAAAAAAGATGTAGCATCAAGAAGAAGAGCTGCTGTAATTAATCTTAACAGTTTAAACAAAATAATAAATGAGGGAGACATGGCTAGTAGAATCAAAAATAATTTACTAGCTTCTTCTTCTTTAGGCAGTGGACAAAAAATTGTAAAATCTATTGGTGGAAGAAATAAAAATAATATTGTTCCTGAGAAACCTAGACCAGATAAAGACTTTTTAACAACTGTAAATGCAAAATTTATCAAGATTGATATCCCAGAAAAAGGTTCATTCAATGCTGGTTTAGTCGAATTAGATGATGATCATTATGTTTGTGTATACCGCCCAAATGAACTAAAGTTTGTCGGTTGTATATTAGACAAAAATTACAAGGTGGTTGAAAAGTCTTATCATAAATTTAATATAAACAAATGTGCTGATCCAAGATTAATTTGGACTAAAGATAATCAGTTGTTGATGATTTATTCTTATATTGAAAACGACAAGTATGAAACAGAATACATGAGAGGAACTGTTATAATGGATAACAGATCTTCTGGTAAATTTATTGAAGATACATCTTTTAGAATAAGTCCTGCTCATATGAATTCAAGGCAGAAAAATTGGATGCCTTTTGATCATAATGGTAAAATATATATTATAAACTCTGTTTGTCCTCATGGGATTTATGAATTAGATAACAACTTTAAATGCAAGAAAGTTTTTGAAAGTTCTTGGGTATCTCCATGGAAGATAGATGCTCATTTGAGAGGAAATACTAATGCTGTTAGATTAGATGATGGTAATTATCTTGGCACTTTTCATACATCAATGATTCATAGTCACAAACATCACTATGACAATGGAGTTTATTTGTTTTCTGGTGAGCCTCCATTTAATGTTTTAAAATGTGCTAATAGAACTTATTTGCCAGCAGATGCAGCATGTGAAACGCCTTTTAGAAAACAAAATGAAATTGCTTGTATATTCCCTATTGGAATGGTAAGAAAAAAAGATAAAATTATAATAAGTTATGGCGACAATGATTCTGTAGTTAAAATTGCTGAATATAAACTACAAGATTTACTTAACACTATGGTCTCAGTAGATTTGTAAGATAAGGTTTGTTTACATTTATCATAGTTTTGTTAATACTCCCATGTTTTTTAATTCTTGAACTAATTTAATTAAATGTTTGCATAAACCGGGATGATTGCCTTCATTAAGGAAGGCTCTATTTGTGGTTTTTATGTATGGTGGGCGCAAGTTTCTGGAACTATCGTACAGTGAATTGACGGCATCATTTTGTCTATTGCATGTATAGGCAAAGTTGGTACAACCACAGAAGACTTGTGCATTGCCATTTCTTGGATTAATTTTGGCTATTTTAACAGGTCCGGTTACAGTTTCTATTGTTGTTCTGCCTTTTTTTACATTATTTAAAAGAATTGTGAGAGGATAAACGCCTTCTCCGTGTGCATCAGATCTAATTAGAAGTGTACTTGGTGGTAAAAAGTTGAATGTAATATCACCGATTTCAACTGAAGTAGATCTAACAATCTTTTCAGGAAAGTGAGTGTCTGTGCTGTTATAAAGATCTGATAAAGAAACTTCAAGAAAGAGATTCATGATTCACCTTTTGTATCTTGTTGCCAACTCTTTGATCAACATTTCTTTTATTTTTTTGTGATCTTCTTTGGTGCTAATTAATTCTATATATTTTTCTACTGACTTTATTTTCTTACATAATAATTTAATTGTTGCATAATTTTTGTGCTCTAAAGCTGCAATCATTCCTTCTTCTGGGAATGAAACATTATTCCTCAAGTGAAACAACAGAGAAAATTTGCTGTGTTTCGCCGCATGAACAAAAGTATTATGATCCATTTCTACTTCTCTGTCAACAGCATATTTTACCAATGTCAAGGAATTTAATATTGTTCCGTAGTAAAGAATTTTATTTAAGGGCAATCTTTCTTTCAGTTGGTCAACATTTTTAAATTCTATAGGTAGACCAATGATGTCATCAAATGTTAAATTCTTTTTAAGATCAATGAATAGCAAAATGTTTTTAACATATCTTTTTTTATATATTTTTATATGTGTAACATTTTCTGAATTGTTAAATTGTAATTCTGCGACTTTTTTATTGAAGTGATGCATTATAATTTTATTATCTTTTTCAAAACAATAAACATTTTTTCCGCACAATTCTTTTCCTTCGAGATGCATATTTCCTCATAACATTTTTATAAAGTTGACTGGTTTGTATCCATGATCAAGCATAAATTTAGAAAAATTAGATTCAATAAATCTTATTTGTTCTTTGGTTAATCTTTCATGTATTGTTTTATTTGCTTTAGGGCTTATATGGTTTGGATGCATTTGTGTGACAGTGCGATCAAGCTTTTCGTATTTTGTATTTTTAATTGCATCTAAATTTTTTATTATTTTATTTATATCTATTTTTGATTCATTTATTCCTAAAACATTCATTATTTCTTTTATTATTTTTGTTTTGTCGTTAAAGTAGCTTTCATATCTGAAAGTATAATCTGATAGAGGTTTCATGATTTCAAATGTTTTTATATAAGACGAGCAAACGCTTTTGATTTGTGATTCTGAATTGACATTAAATTTTGGATTAAAATCAGAATAGCTTGCGATAACGTATCTTGGGTCTCTTACGCTTGTGATGATTAAATCAGCCCAATCAATTAGCTTTTGCACTCTATCATGATTTTTTATAATATTATATTTTTTTTGTTGATTCTCTTTGAAAAATTGAGTCCAAGTGGCATAAGTCTTATCTTTGCCGTATTCTTCTTCAAATAATATTCGGCAGAGATTAAATAGTAATGTACTGCCTGATCTGGGCATTGTTGAAATTAATAGATTCACAGCTTAATATATTAAGATAGGAAGGAAAAATGTGTAGAATATATTTTTGAACCAAGAGAGAAACGAACTAAGAAAAAACTGGAAAAAACCCAATAAAGATTTTAAATCATTATTGTGATTATAACTAAATTAATGTGAGGATTAATTATGCATTATGTACACAAAATATCTTTTATAATACACACGGCATCTTGTGATAATTTTTTAGAAAGTCAAGGAATAGATAGTTATTTTTTTTCTGTTGTTGAAAATTTAAAAAGACAAACATTAAAGGAATTTGAATTCATTTATGTTGATACATTTTATGAAGATAACAAAGAAAAATTCAGTAAAATTATTCCAACATTACCTTTTATTGTCAAGCATGTTCCCATACATCCAAATCATAGATATTGGTATGATAAAGGATATGTCTATATTTCTGCCGCAAAGAATACTGGGATATTGTATGCTGATGGTGAGTTGGTAATAAGTTGCGATGATGCTGAGTTTTTCCCTGATGATTTATTACAAATATATTGGAATCATTATAAAAATGGGCATTTCATGCTCGGAATGCACAAAAGATTGGAAAACATAAATACTTCTAACGGAGTAATTAATTTTCCTATAAGTGGTAAAATTTACATCAATGATCACAGGTTAAAAAATCTATCTCAAGCTGTTTATAATCATAGAAATGGTAGTTGGGCTTTTGCTGGTACTAGTTTTAGCTTGAAAGATGCTTTGATTATAAATGGCTATAATGAGAAGATGGATGGTTGCAAAAGTTTAGAGGATTGTGATTTTGGTGATAGGCTAGTTCAATTAGGAGTTAATTTTACTTTAGATGAAAATGGATTTCTTTATATTTTGGATCACACAAGTTATACAGATTACAAAGAGAAAACCAATTGGGAAGTTGGAGAAGATTGTCAAAAACAAAATTGTGAAGATGTGACTAAGATGAAAAAGAAAATTGACAATTTTATTGCTATAGAAAATTATGGAATGTTGATATGTGGAAGAGAATTGTATGAAATGCGAGCTAATTCCAACAAAATTACAGACAAGCATTTAGAAATTATAAGAAGAGAAACATTGAAATATAGAAACTTTGATATTTTCAGTGAATCTAATCGTGAAAAGTTAAATGTATGGTTAGGAACTCCTAATTTTGATTTAAAACAAGAAAGAGATCAACTAAGAAACAACAAAGAATGGAGATGGTAATGCAAAATGTAATTGATATTGTACAGGAAAATTTAAAATCTATTGAGGGATGGTGTAGCTTAGAAAAAGCTACTAAACTTGTCAACTGCATAGCTGATATTAAACCCGATTTGTGCGTAGAGATTGGCGTTTTCGGTGGTTCTTCTTTTATTCCACAAGCTCTTGCAATTAAAGAAAACGGTAAAGGAGAAATAGTAGGTATTGATCCTTGGTCTAATGAATCAGCTTTAGAAGAAATGCAAGATGAAGCAAATGTTGATTGGTGGAGCAAGTTAGATATCGATTATGTATACAGACACTTTCTTGCTAACTTAGAAAAATTTGATATCAAAGGTGTAAGCAAAATCATTAAAGATAAAGCAGAAAATGTTTATAATCAATTTGAGGATGATAGTATTGATTTATTGCATATTGATGGGAATCATTCAGAATTATTAGCTTATAAAGATGCAACATTGTATTTCTCAAAAGTAAAAATTGGAGGTTATATATTTTTTGATGACATACATTGGCATGAAGTTGATTCACATGTTACTACAAGAAAAGCAATTAATTTTCTTCTTCAATATTGTCAAAAAGAAGATATTGTTAATGGTGATTGTTTGATAATGAAGAAAATCATATCCTCGTAATAAGATAGGAGTCAAAAATGTGTTGTGGAAGACCTTCAAAAAAATCAAAAACAAAAAGTAAAAGCAGGAAGATTAAAAAAGAAGTTAAAAATGAAGTTAATAAAGAGGAAAAAAAATGAAAAGTTTTCAGGATTTTTTAAAAGGAAGATTGCCCAAGTCTGCGACAGTAGCGGTTTTTAACAATAATAAATTATTATTGTTAAGAAGAAGCAGTACTGCTCCATGGATGCCTTTATATTATTGTCTTACTGGTGGTGGTGTTGAAGAGGGAGAAACTCCAGAAGATGCTGCATCAAGAGAAATGATAGAAGAAATAGGACTTGATATTCCTCCATATGAATTAAAAAAGGTTCAAACAAGAGTTGAAGATGATTATGTTAATTTTGTCCATGCAACAGTTGTAGATAATCCAAAAATAAGATTGAATTTTGAACATGATAAATACGAATGGTGTGATTATGAAGATTGCAAAAAATTAAATCTTGTCCCAAATCTGGATATTATCATTGATAACTTGAAAAATAAAGGATATTTTGGATAAATGTTTATAAGCTGAATCCTCGGCTTTCTTTACACAAGGTCGAGGATTAAGCGTCTACTGATTTCTTTCTATATTTATTTCTTCTTACTTTTTCTTTTTCATGTCTTAATTTAAATTCTTCTTTTGAAAACCATTTTTCTTTACCTGCTTCATTATATTCCCAGAATACCAAACCTGTTTCTTCATTAACAGTTCCTCTACGAATTCTTTTTTCCAAAGACTGCAATACAAGTTTTCTTTTCGTTCTATAAAACATGTCTAATTTCCTGTAAGATATTGCTCTGCTTTTTTTCCTTTCTTCCAATCTTTTGGCAGATCCAAAATATGGTTTTTTACCAATAAAGAAGCAAACAAATTCTTTTGGGTTATTTGGATTGGGATCACCAAATTTAAGATTAGTTTGAAGTTCTTTAAGTCTTTTGGTCATGTCCTTTCTTCTATCGTTCAGTCTTTTTCTATGTTTTTCAAGTTGGAATTTGGTTCCCCATACTTCTTTACCTGCGGTAGAAATACTAATGAAGTATAAATTTTTGGAACAATCATATTTACCGAGATAATTTCTTTCATGTGGTAATTTTTTCGCTTGTGATTTTCTATATTCTTGTTGGCACATACGAACATATGCTTTTCTTGTATTCTCTCTTTTGTCATATTGTTCTTTTGTTGCCCAAACTTCTTTACCTTTTCGGTAAACCCAAAATACTTTACCGTCTTCACGAACAGTGCCACGTTTTATATGATTGGTTCTCATGATGATATTCTAGCATGAACAAAAAAATATGTCAAATATTTTTCTCACCACCCAAACTCATTTAAGAGTGTATTTTTTGGTCGATATAGTGCAATCATTTCTGAATAATCTTTATTATCTTCTTTTGGTTTAAATTTTGACTTAAAATTCGCTTTCATATTTTCGCTGATTTCTTTTTTTATATCTTCTAGCAGTATTGATGCTTTAGCTTTTTTACCATCATATCCTGCTGGTTGAGATTTGTTTTGAGTTGACAGGACATACAAACATAAAGCCAAAGCCATAATTGCATCATCATGTTTACCTTTATGAGCTTCTGGTTTTTTAGTTGTATTATTGTATTCAAATGTTTTCATTTCATGCAATAGTCTTACAGAATTTACTTTTAATGATTTTTGCAAAATTGCTGTTTGAAAGCTTGTCAATATCAACGGTCTTGTAGAGACAGTTGTTTTAATTCCAATTCTAGCATTTCTTGAATCTGGATTGTGATAATAAAAATTATCATAATAAAGCTCATTTTGCAAAGTGTTAATTACTGACATGCCAGCAGCCATATCTTCTATCACTAGCAAAGCATTGTTATATAAAATTGCCAATTCATAAACTACTTGTGCAAATTCATAAGGTGTTATGTTGTTGGAATAAAATTCAGCAACTTGTTCTCTTGATTCTGTATCTACAATTTGAATACAAGAGTTATCAGCCATTACTCCTTCTGAGCAATCTATACCGAATATATATTCTTTTGCTGGTGCTGGTTCTTTCCAAATCCACAATGCTCCTTTATTTTCTTCTTTCATATCTGGATCATCGTTTTTAGTTTTATTTTGATATTTTGCAAAAAGTTTCCTTTTAGGAAAACCATTTTTTACTTCTTCATCAAGTCTTGCTAATTCTTTACCGGGAATATATGTGTCACCAGATCCAAGGAATACTCTAAGAATTTCCTGTAAGAAACCTTTTTCGCCAAGCTGTGCTCTTTGTTCATCTGCCCATTCTGGATTTACTTTCGAATTATAGAAAGGATGTTCGTGATAGTCAATATCAATAATATTAAATTTGTTTCTACCTTCTTTTGCTCCTGTATATAATTCGTAATAATAGTTACCTGTACCGTTGACTGTAGAAATAATTGAACATTTACCACCTGTTGAAAGAACTGGATACAAAGCTCTCCAGTCCGTTTCCATATTAGGTAAGAATGCTGCTTCATCTATACAAATGAATGCCACAGACTTTCCACGGGCGGCTTCTGGCGAATAAAATCTAAGGCTACCACCTGTTTCAGTAATTTGTTTAAGGTGGTCATTCCACTTACCATCTTTTTTAGGTTTAAGCCATTCTGGTAAATGTTCAATAGCTCTATCGACGATGTATCCAGCTTCTACAGCTTCACGGTCAGACTTTGATATAAGCATCATTGAAAAATCGAGTGTGAATAATGCTTTATAAAGTCCGTGAAGCAATGTTACTGTTGTTAAACCACCCTGACGGAATTTTGAGATAATATTAAATCTATGGTTTTCATAATCATCAATTACTCTTTGCTGGTATTTGAAAATTATAAATGGCACTAAGCCTTTTGTTGGATGCAAAATTCTGATATATTTATGGCAAAAATAAGAAAAAGATTGCATGCATTTATATGTTTCTTCTTCTTGTCTTTGTTGATTATAAGCAGAAACATCATCAATAGTTTCATTTGGATCAATTTCCAATTGATAGTTATCTATTGAATAGAATTCTGAGTCATATTGATTTAAATAGTAGTCTTTTAAAGACTTGTATTTTTTCTTCCAATTATCCATCTATATAAATATATAGTCATTTTTTGAAAATTGCCTTATCTTAAGATTATTTTCCAATACTATTTTATGTTTATGGAGGGATTTAATATGCCAGCTGTTAGCAAAGAGCTTTTGAAAAAATTGTATATGGATTTGCGTAATGAGCGCAAACATATGATGTTTTATTTGACCAATGCAAGTACAGTACAAGGATTAGATTCAATAGAAGTTGAAGAAATTTTCACGGAAGAAGCTGCTGAAGAAATGAAGCATGTAAAGGAATTTCAAGATATGATTGTTGGTGTTGGCGGTACTTTACTTGATAATGACGCAAAAGGTTTTGAACCATTTGATGTTAATCTTAATACTGAGTATGCTTTGAAATATGCATTACATATGGAAGAAGAAGTTGTAGAGAATTATGTGACTAGAATTAGTGAAATTGAAAAAGAAGAAGATCCAGTTACTAGGAAGTGGTTAGAAGTTTTTTATGAAAAACAAATAGAAAAAAGTCGCAGCGATGTAGATAGATATAAGAGACTATTAAGCTATTGAGGAAAAAACTATGCCTTTTTTCATGAATGTTTACGATTTTGAATTTCGTGGTAGTTTGTTATCTGCTGATAGACAATATCAGCAGACGTTCAAAATTAAAGCGAATACTAACAGATCAGATTATATTCTTAGTGGAAACACTGAGCCATATGATTTTTCATCTGAAACTGATTTGACAATATCTTTTTGTTATGATGTTGAACAAGTCAATTATGCGAATGTTACTGTTGATATATCTGGTAGTACTGCTTCTGCAACTACTGCTGCTGAAGTTGTAACTGCATTAAATGCCGACAATTTATTTTCCACATTCTTTACAGCATCTGTTTTCAAGACAAACATTATTGGTGTAACTGGCAATAAAGTTCTTATTAAGTCTAAGAAGCCGAAGTCTAATTTCAAGGCGCATGTTGTAAATTCAAGTGCAGAAGGGTTTATTCAATTCAATAAATTTGCACCAATTCAAGAATTACCAACTTATTTTGAAAGATATGATATTGCTAAAAGATTTGATTTTACTAATCTTGGATCAGAAAGAGTTATTTTATTAGACACAAGCAATACAATTGAAGCTGGTTACATAAATGCTGCTGGATTTAATTCATCTTCCCCAAGTGCAGATTGGCAGCTTCTTAAGGGTTGTAATGATCAGTATATGTTCACCAAGAAGGTTTATACAAGCGGACTTATTTCTGCCGAAATAAAATATCCTGCTGGTGCTTCTGAAGGTGATGCTGCATTCAAGACTACCTATCAATATACTGGCTCAAGCTTAATTGGAATATGTGAGATTCCACATATTATTGCAAGTGGTGATTTAATCACGCCTCCCTAATTGATGCCCCACTTCTCTCTTAGTCTTTTGATTTCTTTGTCTTCTTCTTTTTTAGCTTGAGATTGCAGCAATTCTTCTTGACTTGCTGCAATATTTTTAATTTTAATTTCAGCTTTTTTATAAAGCTGATTTATTTTATCTTCCCATTCATTCAATGGGTTATAAGAAATTAATTCTCCGTCACATTCTTCATAAACAGTTCTATTTTGCCAAATAACTTTTAAACTACCATAATTTTCTTTATAAAGTATTTCAAGAGAAAATCCCATTCTTAGACCATCAAAGTGATATCCAATTATAGTACTTGTATGATTTATATCAAATTCTCTTACTTTTTCTTCAAGGTAATCGTCATTCATGAAGTCTAAAGTGCTATTTGGAAAATTATCTTGTATTATTTCTGAACCAAGCGATTTAACAATTGTGTGTAATATACTAGATTGACCGAAGAAGTCTTTTTGGACAGCTTCAGCGAGTCTCAACTCAATAATTTTTTCTTCAATGCTTCTCACATATATAATTAAGTAATAGCAACATTTTTTTCAAGGAGCTATCATGGCAAGAAAGAAAAAATTAATAAATCAAGTTCGAGCTAAAGTAGCAAAACAAACAATCAAATATTATTTAAATGATCCTACAACACCAGATTTGGTAGAAACAGTAACATTTACACCAAGTAAGTTATTTAACGTGGTTGGTTATACAGCGCCAAATGAAAACTTTACCACTACTGGTGGTTTGGCTTCAAATGTAAATGGCGTATTAAATTTCGCCATGAATAATTTTTACAATTCTTATTCACCAAATAAAATAGCAAACTGGTCTAAGGTAAAAACTTTATCGATCTATCCAAGTGCTGGGCAGATGCCTAATGCTTATTACGACAGAACCAATCTTAAATTCTTTTGGTTTATGGGAGCTGGCAAGAAAATATTTACTGCATTGTCTGCTGAGATTATCACACATGAATTAGGTCATGCAGTTTTAGATTATAATAGACCAGACTTTTGGTCTGTTGGCAGTATGGAAATCTGGGCTTTTCATGAAGCTTTTGGTGATGTGTTTGCTTTCTTGGCATCATTACATCATGATACCATGATAAATTTTATGTTATCAGAAACAAAAGGTGATTTGTTCCAAAGCAGTATTATAAGTAAATTAGCTGAACAATTTGGCAATGGATTGGGTATGAATGGTTATTTAAGAAATGTTGACAATGATTTGATTTATGTTGATCCAGCAACATTGCCAGATAATAACAATGATCCAAGCAAGTTAAGCAAAGAACCACATGACTTTTCAAGGGTTATGAGTGGAGCTTTGTACCGAATATTTGCAGAAATTTATACTGCTAAAGGCAAGAATGTTGCATCTTTGAAGATGGCAAGAGATTTTGTGAGAGATTCTTTATTCAAATGTATCAAGCTTGTGCCATCAACACCAAAGTTCTATGCTGCTTTTGCTAAAGTTTTTGTTGATATTGGTAAGACAATCAATCCAGAATTGGCAACAATAGCGCAGAATGTATTTGTTAGCAAGAACATGATGGTTGGTTCTGCAAAGATGAATATGCATGAGAATAAGAACAAGTTGAAAATTAATGAAGAAAAAGAATTCAATTTCACAATGATGAGATATGAGCATCAAGTTAGAGTTGATGATTTGCTTGAAATTACTAATGAAAAATATAAAAACTTGAAGATTAGACTTCCTGTTGATGATCTTGTTGATGATGCGATGGGATTTTCAGGAATGATGTTATCTGACATGGATGATTCAATTAAATGTGGTCAGGAAGCTGCTAAGTATATTTTGAAGAATGATTTAATTGACAACACATGGAAAGTTGCAGATGATGGTCTTCTTAAGAGGATTATGGTTCGTTGTGATGGATTTAAAGATAATTGTTTAATTCCGGGTCAGCCAGAATACGGCAAATGTTGGAAGTACAGAATCAGTGGTTGTGGATGTGGTGGTCCTTATGGCTGTCCTGAAATTGAAAAGAAAGTAGAAGCACCTGTTAAGAATTATTGCTCTCCAAACTATGTTATTAAGTGTGCTGAAACAAGATCTAGCGCATGCTCACGATAACAGGAGACAGTCATGCATGACGATGATTATGTTGATTATGATGATGAAGAATTTGTGGATGAATTATTTTCGTCCACAAATGATAATGAAGAACCAGATGACGAAGATAAGTGGCACAGTCTACATGACAATGACGAACCAGAAGAAGATCCAGAAGATGAATGGTACAGACAACATGAGTGTGATGATTCTGATTTATTAGATGATGATGGTTTTGAAGACAGATACGGACACTATTAAATCTTCTTCATCTTTTTGCTATGACGTATTCTTTTAGAAGGAGCCATAACTGGGTCAAGTCTTGTTTTCATTGATCCAATTGGCTCCTCATTTTTTCTGTGAATGCCTTCAATCGGACCACCATAGACACCAATATAACCACTTGTTGGTTCAAGAGGTGGTGTTAGCCATGAATCTGAGGCTATTTCTTGCAGGTTTAAAAATTCTTTAAATGAAAACATTAAAACTATTTAGTCGTTGGTTGATAAAAAGACCACAACTTTAATAGATATATTCATGCCTATAGATCCAAATAACTACACATCGCTTAATATTGGTGAATCTGGTTCGATAATGGACGAAACAGCCGTAGATTACGGTGATGTTGCTCCAGTATCTAATCCATACCCATTAGCTCCCGGTGCGCCTGTATACAGAAGAAGAGCAAGAACGGTAGTAACTGGGCAAAATTTAGAAGAAATAACATCGGTTAAAAATGCAAATTTAATTGGTGATGAGTACGGTCTTGTTATTAAAAATTCAATAAGAGCTTTTGATAATCCAGTTAATGAATTTGATTCTGCGCCATCGGTAAATCCTAATAGTTTAACAACAGTAACTACTTATACTGTTCCATCTTCTACATTATTTGTTTTCCTTGGAATTAAAGTAAGTGGTGATGTAGCAGCAAAATATACAGTAAATGTAAATGCTACAACTTTTTATTCATTAAGAACAACTGCTACAAACTTAGATGGATTTTTATACTTTAATATCCCTCCATTTGAATTATCTGCATCAGATGTAATAACAATAAAAGTAATTTACTATAATAGTAGCAACCCTTCAATGGCTTGTGATTTTGAAGGTACTATATTAGGTTTTGAAATTCCAACATGACTACACAAGAATTTGTTAAATGGTTTTCTAAAGTAGATGGAATTGTTATCAGCAAATATGATGCTGATAGATTATATTTCTACGTTACTGAAGAAAAACTAATTGTAAAAATAACTAAATCTGCTGATAGTACAGATAATTTTCTGTCATTACATGCAGACGAAAACAAGATTTTATTCTGTTTGCACAGACACAAGCTAAAAGAATTCATGAATCATTTTATTGGAAAAAACGATTTAGGAATTCCAGATCTTTCAATTGTTACAGTTAAACAAATGATTGAAGAGTTAAATACTAGAGAAAACATTAGTTTTGCTTTTGTGATGTATGATCATTCTTTGCCAAACAACATGACTCTTGAAGCAAGTGGCAATCCAACATTTATTTGTGGCTTGCTAGCAAGAGCAACAAGTTTAGCTGCAAAATATGCAGACAAAGATATTAATTATAAAATAACAGACGAAAGTGATCCTACTGAATAAATTCGTCTAATTGATCATTCAAAATCAATTGTCTAATTTTTTCAATAGATGTTTCTTTTTCTTCATCTGTCAAAGATGATTCGTTAAGTTTTGGATACACATGTGTCTTCAAAAACTTACGATATAAAAATCCTTGTTTCTTTGCTGATCTTTTAATTAGACCCTTTGCAGTATTGCAGTTTTGATACATGAAAACGAATATATCAATTGCAATTGATATAACTGTTATTAAAACTACAGCTGATAATTTCTCATCATTTTGCAGACTTGATTCAAGTTTTTGTTTTAGTTTGGTTTCATTCATAATCTAAATTAGTTACTAATTTAATATATGTTTACACAAAACTTGTTTACATTGGTTTTGGCTTTTGGAACAGCATTTGTAAGTGTCTGGGCACTTTTCAAATATGTAATAACAATGGAAATGCGTCTGGAACCTGCAATATTCCGACACATATACAGTTCTCTTGATGTTACTACTTTCAAAGTAATATTTTCAGAAGAAATAAAAATTGAAAATAGGTCAGCTTTAGAATTTTCAGCACTTCTCAAATATAAAGAATCACCTTTTTTCTTAGTTAATCATGGCGAAAGACTTCTTAATGCAGGATGGCAAGGTAAAGATCAAACAACAAGAATAACTTTCATGCGATGGCAATATGGCAAAGTAAGAAAATTCTTGAGAGATCTTTGTGACTATACAATCAACCACAGAACAGAAATGCCCGTTTATGTGTTAACTCCACACTATGTTGATAATATTGGTAAGATTAAAAGTAAATCAATTGTTCCAATTCAACCTAAAGAAGTGTGGAAAGATATTGAAGAACAAATTGAACTTTGCATGAGTGAAGAAGATAAGAAATTAGGTCTTATCCTTCATGGTAAACCGGGAAATGGAAAGACAAGCTTTATCAAATATGTTTCTGAAAAATACAAATTACCAACATATTATGTAACATTCTCTCCCGAATATGACAATATTCACTTGATGGTAATGTTTTCTCAAATTCCAGCCAGATCTCTTGTCATTCTAGAAGATTTTGATTCATATTTTAATAAAAGAACATGTGTAATGCAAAATTCATCAATTGGAATTAATGCTCCAAAATTCACTTTTGATACAATCCTTAATTCTCTTGATGGAGTTTATACTTCATTTGATAAAACTATTTTCATATTGACAGCAAATGACATTGAAAAGGTAGATGAATCTCTTAAGCACAGACCATCAAGATTCAAGATAGTTAGAGAATTTCCTGATCCCAATACCGAGACAGTCAATAGATTTATACCTGAACCTTGGAATAAATATGTCAAAGGCGTTAACTTTGATCAATTGATTAGGTTGGCAGAATTTAAAAATCAGGGATACACTTTGACTAAAAGTCTTAGCATGTTATCTCTTGATCTTCCAAAAGAAGTTTACGATATTGCAGAAAAGATATATATAAATAGAATAAGTGACAATGTTGAAGGTACAGCAGAAGAAGATTTTTTAAATGCTTGTAAACAATTTGATGCGGTAAATAAATAGATTATGTTAAAAAATCAAATAAAAATAGTTTTGGACTCATATCATCAGGCTTTGATGGAGTCTGCTCAAGATGACAGATGGATATCCAATTCTGTTCAATATCCAGAAATATTTAAAGAATACTTTGGAACATCTCTAAACATTGATGTGGTTAAGAATAAAATTCTTGTTGAAGATGTTATAAACTATAAAAATAAAAATAATTTATCTTATGTTGATGAAAATGTTTTGAATTTTAATGAAAATAAAAAAAACTTTTTATTACAGAATGTGAATGAAACATTTCAGAAGACATCATACTTTGCTAATATTTTAGCAAAACTTTTAAATGAATATGGAATGAGTACAAGAGTGTTCAAATCATATAAAATCATTCCTTTCCCAGAGAATGAAGAAGATACTTATATGCCAATTAATAAGTTTAAGATGATTCATGATGATGGTGAATGTAAAGCAAAGATTGTGAGAGGTGGATTGAAGATAAGTGGAAATGAAAATCTTGCAGATTATTTCAATAAGAGAATGATTAGCAAGTTTTTAAAGACAGCTTATGCTGATGAAATCCCTCATTTAAAAGACTGTCAAAGAAGAATGATATTCATGAAGAGTATTCCTTTGCATGGTGTTAAAATTCTTTCAACAAAACCATCTAAGTATAAAATAAGATATATCGGTAATCAAACAGTTGGTGATGGTAGAAATGAATTTTCTATTACCAATGAACCAATTCATGTTTTGAACATAAGGGCAATATGAAAAAAGACATAAGCGGAACTATAGCCAAGCTAGAACGAATCTACACAGAAATCCCTGATGATTTTGCTTTGCAAGATGCAAGATTCTTTTGTCGTAAAGCAATTAACGAAATGAAAGAAACTCAAAAGAAACGAGTTAAAAGAGAAACCCAAATTCAACAACAAGAAAAATCTTTTCTTGATCTCAACAGTGCCAAATTAGCTTTAAAAGAAATTGATAAAATGATTGAGATGGAAAATAAAAATTTAAACAAACCAATAAAAGAAAAGGCTAAAGAATCGGATCAATTTTTAATCGGCTAATATGTTAGCTGCAAATTTGTTCTTAATTAAGTTGAAGTAATAATTGTTGCTGTTGTCAAATCCTTGATCAATTCTTACAACATATTCTTTTGCTTCAACTAAAGGTATATCCAATTCAAGTCTTTCTTCCAATGTTTTCATCAATCTTGGAAAATTATTTGTATTATTAAAAAATATAATAAAGTTTTTACAATGATGCATCATCTCGTAAATTCTTCTAAGTCTATAATTGAGATACATAGAGTTTTGTTCAGCAAACACTTCATCAAGATAAAAAACAAATAAATAATTTTTAAAAATATCTAAAGAAGCTAATTCGTAGTTTTCAAGGCAAATATCATAGAACCAAGCTCCACCGAACTTGTATTTATGGTTTTTATGCAGTTCCAAAATATCCTGACAATTGAGATATACTGTCTTGATATCTAATCTTTTTTGAACTTTTTGCAGCTTGATATGACTGGAAAGAGTTTTATCTAATTTGTCATATGACGAACCATGATAGCTTATAACAAATAAACTTTCCATGTTATTATTTAGTTTAATTTTCAAGAAATTGTTAATAGTGATTTAAGTTATGGCAAATTTTTAAAAAAACAACTAAATAACTTGATTAGATTGATAGGAAGTAAAAGTACATTATGCCTACGCCACTTTGGTCTGATATTTTCAAAACTTTCACCTATGCTTTTTCGGCAGATCCATTAAGCCGTAAGCTAGAACCTAAAGAACTCGTTGGTGCTGGTATTATCAGCCCCGATTCTATTCCCAGTATTTCTCCAGATGGATCTTATTGGAACGGACAAGATAACAGACTCATTAGACTTCGTGAAACTCAGGACTTTATTGACCTGTCCACAGTAAGTAATAGAATTTCAAGATATAAGGAATATGAAAGATTAAGAGCTGTACCAGAAGTTGAAACATGTTTAACTATTTTCTCTGATGAAGCATGCGTCTCAGGTAATACAAAAGTTGCAACTCCATTCGGCTTTAAAACAATTAAAAGCTTAACAGAAGATAATTCTGAAGATAAATTTTTAGTGTATTGCTACGATTTTCAAAAGAAAGATTACACACTTGGATGGGGTCATCATCCAAGAAAAACTAAAACAGCAGAAACAGTTGAACTGATTTTTGATAATGGTGGTAAGCTTGAATGCACAGAAGATCACAAAGTCCTATTAAGGACGGGAGAATGGATTCAAGCTGGCGATATTAAAGTTGGCGATGACCTAATGCCATTTTATAGAGAAAAGCCCGATACAGAACATAATAGCTTAATCTCTGGACAATTCCCAAGAGTATTCACATTCAATAACGGTTGGGTAACAGAAAGACAACTTGTTGATGAATGGCGAGCAGGTAAATCAATTCAAAAATATGAAAGAATTAATTTTTATGCAAGACTAATCAACCAAGGTCTCAATATGGATCAAATGTTGTCCATGATTGATGAAACTTGGGTTACAGTGAAAGAAAGACTTAAGAGATTTGGATTTACATACAAGGAACTAAAAAATCTTGCTAAAAGCAGAACAGATCATAGAAAAGTAATTGGTAAATTTAAAGGACCGATGCAAGATGTGTATGACCTAACAGTAGACGGTCATCACAATTTTGCTACAGACCAAACAATTGTTCATAACTGCCAAAAAGATGAACATGGAAATGTTTTAAAGATTGAAGCATCTAACGATGATGTAAGAAAAGAAGTTGAATTTCTTCTTATGTCAAGACAAATGCTTAATTTTAATAAGAGAATTTGGTCAGACTTTAAGAGTTTGATGGTTTATGGGGATTTGTTTTACGAACTAATTACAAGCCTTGATTCCCCTAGTGATGGTATTTTAAAAATTCAAAGGCTTCCCCCAGAAAGCATTTACAGAATTGAAACGACAAAAGGTAAAGTAATTGAATTCCAACAATCAAAAGAAGGACCAGATTACCAAAGCTTGGTTAGAGCGCCTGTAACTGTAGCTACAGATCAAGAAATTCAGATGGCTACGGCAATTAGATTCGCTCCTGAGCAAATTGCCCATATAAGAATTAATGAAGACAGAAGACAATTCTATCCCTATGGCAGTTCAATCATTGAACCAGCAAGAGGTCCAGCTTATCAGCTTAGATTGATGGAAGACAGTATGTTAACATACCGTCTTGCCAGAGCACCTGAACGCAGAGTGTTTTATATTGATGTTGGTCAACTTCCCGGTTTTAAAGCTGAAGCATTCATTGAAAGAATGAAAGATCAGTTTAGAAAGAAAAAGGTAAGCTTGAACCAAAATGGCTTTGGTGGATCTTCTTCTGTTGAAGAAAGGTATCAGCCACCAGCAGTTGAAGAAGATTACTGGATTCCAACAAGACCAAATTCAAATACAAAAATTGAAACATTACCGGGTGCCCAGAACCTTGGTGAAATCGATGATGCAATCTACTTTAGACTTAAGCTTTTGACAGCTTTAAACTTCCCTAAAAACTATTTGAATGTTGATGATCCAGCACAGACAAAGATTACTTTGTCTTCACAAGATGTAAAATTTGCAAGAACTGTTGAAAGATATCAGTCATCTTTGGAAGATGGTATTTTTGAAATAGCACAAAGACATTTACATATGCGTGGTTTTCCACCTGAAACTTATGATGATCTTAAGATTCAGATGACACCGCCATCTGAATGGAGAGAACTTAGTAGAGCTGAAATTGTCAACAATAGAATTCAAAATGTAACAAGTTTGAAATCAGCTGGTCTTATTTCTGACTTTGATTTATTGCGTAATTGGATGCATTACACAGAAGAAGAAACCAAAGATATTCTTGCAAGAAGCAAATTGCAGAAACTTGAAGATGCAAGATTGCAAGTATTGCAACAGAATCCACAACTTCTCGGTGTTGGTATTCCTTCACAAGAAGATGAAGAAGTTGGTGCAACTGAAGAAGGACCAAATAAACAACTTGAAGTTCCGTCTGAAGCACCACCAGAAGGCGCACCTCCAGCCATGGGCGGCGCTGAAACTCCTCAACCTAGCGCACCATCAACATCTGTTGAACCTTTGCCAGAACCAAGTGAAGAAGACATTGAAAAGTATGATCTCAGCATTCAAGATTATGCTTCTGAAGAAGACATGGAGAGCCAAGATTATAGCATAGAATAAGGCTAAGACTCAAGAAATCTTAGCCACCCATATTTGGTGGTAGATTGTTTGGTCTATTAAGAACGCCTGATAGTGTTCCAAGTCCACTATCATCATTAAAATTATCTATTTTATTATTTTGTTTAAAATGATTCATCATTTGTTGCAAACCTTGATCATCTTTGCTTTCGATAAAATCTGATAATAAATTTAAAAATTCTTTGTGGTAGTTTGTGTTGTTTAAAATTTTTGAAATAATATCTTCTAAATCTTTGGCACTTTTTGCATTTTTTTGACTAACTACTTGAGGATTTGAATCGCTGTTTTCATTGTATTCAAATCTTTTACCAATAAAATCGCTAAATGTTTGCATAATATCCTTCTTTTTTTTAATCACCTGCATAGATATGAGTTAGAATTAAAAAAATTCGCACTCTATGTGAATTAAACATTGTTTTTTTTGGGAGAACAAAATGAAGAGAAAACTCATCGACTATGATGTCTTCAAGCAGATCGAGCGCAAGTTTCTTCAAACAGCAGAAAAAGAGTTAACAGAAGCTTCTGATTCCATTGCCAACGCATTGGGCAAAGATAATATTGCTCTGTTTGGCATCACAGAAAATGAAGCCACTTTTGCTACAGATCAGGGTACACTCGTTCATGCAACTTATCTTATTGATGATTCCAAGCTTTTGCTTGAAAACATCGAAGAATTGGTTGTTGATGAGTCTTCTCAGGTCAATGAAGGCAAGAATATTCTCGATAGAATGGTTGACTCAATTCTTGACGACAAAAAGGATGCAGCCAGCGACCTTTTCTCAAACTACTTTAACCTTCCTTACGTTCGTGTTAGCCTACAAGAAGGCGTTATCAACGAAGCAAAGGGTAGCAAAAAGGGTAAGATTCCTCCACAGTTTGCAGCTTATCTTAAGAAGAAAGCAGCTAAGAAGGGTAAGGGCAAGGGCAAGAAGAGCGACAAGCGTGACGAGAAGATGGGCAAGCATAAGAGCAAGAAGAAGATGGACTTTATCAGCAAAGTTTCTTCAAAGAATTTGAAGGAATGGGCAGCTGTTTCCAAGAATATTCTTGATTATGTTGATTTCAGAACTTACGGTGTTCCTAGCCTCAATGAAGTTGCTAAGGACAAGCTTGGTAATGTTGTCACAGTTGCTATTCCCCGTGCTCAACTAAGAAATGAAGCAAAGATCCTTTCTTTCAATTGGAAGACTCTTAACACTGATGTAATGCACCAGAGAGACCTTATGAGGCTTCTTGGTCACAATGCTCACTGGGGTCTTGCTTGCAAAGATATGAAGAAGTGCAATGCAATGAGTGATGCATCTAAGCTACAGGAAACTGTTGAAAATGTAGTAGCTGCTTTCCCAAGCATTGTTTACTTGACCGAAAATGAATTGGCTAAGTTGATCAGTGATACTTTGATCAGCGAAAATGTCAAGAATTTCGATGACGAAACCTGCTTGTTCTTGGCAGAAGGTTTACTAAGAACCTGCTACGACAATTATAAGGACAAGGTAAACCAGATTTACAAGCTTGCTGATATGTTTGAATCAAAGAGTTATGAAGGTTTCAAGTATGCTTCTGAAATCATGGTTGACAAGCTTGAAGAAGTCAAGAGAACCGAAAGAATGGCTTTTGAGGATGCATACAAGTCCTTGAACAGTCTTGCTGGTCTTGCTGAACACTTCGGAGATGCAAGTATTAAGCATGAAATTTCAGGTTATATGTCTGACATTGAACATTCTTTATCTGGAAAGAAGCCTTTTGATCTTGATGTTCTAGAAGAAGCCGCTGTTATGCTAAAGGCATTAGCTAATCTTCCAATGAGCGGTGAATGGCAGGTTTCTGACAAAGTTGGTCACACTGTAACAGGTGATATCGAATCTATGTCAAAGTACTCCAAGATTGATGGCGCTCCCGGCAAGTACGCTTCAACAAGATCACCATTCGTTAGTGATGGCAAGTCTTACGATAAACAAGGTATAGAAGACCTCAAGCAGGGCTATCTTACACATGACGGATCTGATGTTTATCCAAATGTCAGAAACCCATATGTACCCAAGGCTGGTGATTTCAAGATTCATGGTGAAAAGACTATTGACGCTGACAGTGATGTCCTTGGTCAAGATGATGGTCCAGACACTTGGGACAAGTTGAAAAATCCTTATATTCCATCCAATGGCATGACTTTAGCAAACAGCTTTAAACTACTTAAGGGTAGCGAAAGGGGTTGATTTGAATATGCTGCTAGTCGATTCTTGCAATAGCGGCGGTATAGTCATGAATTTAAATGAGTCCGCAATTGGCGGACTCACAAAATTTCGTGGTAAATTCCAGCAGGCTGATGAAGTCAATAAAAACAATAGATCATATGGTTTCAGCGTCCTAGACAAGAATGTTCAGGAGCTGATGGACTGTGTTAACGCAAGAGGCTTGGTTGGCGAATTGGATCACCCTTCTGATTCAATTATTCACTTTGAAAAAGCTTCTCATGTTGTAACAAAATTGTGGTGGGAAGGCAAAACCCTAATGGGTGAAGGCGAAATCCTAAATACACCACATGGAAAAATACTGAAAGCACTTATTAATGACGGTGTGCGTGTCGGCATTTCTTCAAGAGGTGTCGGAAACGGTACAACAAATGAAAAAGGTGTCTTGATGATTACAGAATCATACAAGCTCATCACATTCGATGCTGTTGCTGATCCGTCTACTTATCAGGCATTTCAGAAGAAAGTTACTAAAGAAAATTATAATTATGATAATTTTTCTGCAAAAAATGAAAGCAGACGCATACATAGTGTTAATAAGGACGCAGTAATAGCTTGTTTAGGCGGGCTAATTAAGAATAAAACCAGTAACATAATAGGGAGACTGTGAGATGAATAAGATTTTAAGCTCATTAAGGAATCTTCTTCCAGCAGACCAGATCAACGAGGTTGCTCAGGCTGTTTCTGAGATGATTGAAGAGTCAAAGAAAGAAATGGAAGCGGAATACAATAAGAATCTCGAAGAGGCTTATGTTCAGCTTACAAATGAACTTTCTCAGGCTGAAAAGACCGCCTATCATGGCTATAACGAAGCCTACGCAATTATTTCTGATCTTCAGGAAAGAATTGGCAATCAGAAGCAGGAATTTGAAACTGCTCTTGAAGAAGGCTACGAAGAAGCATATCAGATGCTTCTTGCTGAAAGAAGCAATAAGAATAGCGTCGAAAGCGACCTATACGAAGAATATGATGGCAAGCTTAAGGAAATGAAGGAATACATCGTTGACAAGGTTGACGAATTCCTCCAGATCAAGGGCGCAGAAATTTACGAACAAGCTAAGACAGACCTTATGGCTGATCCAAGAATGGTCGAACACAAGGTTGCTCTTGATAAGATCGTAAACATTGCTTCCGATTACATTTCCGGCGACGAACAGTTCTTCTCAACTTCCGGCAAGCTTGAAGAAGCCCGTAAGTCATCAGAAGATCTTAAGGGTCAGTTAAGAATCATGGAAGCAAGGAACATTCGTCTTTCAACAGAGAATACAAAGTTGAATGAAAGTGTTCGTAGAGCTTCCGAAGTCATTGGTGAACACCGTGTTGATCGCACTAAGAAAGTCATCAGTGAGCAGAAAGAGCGTGGAATGAAAGCAAGAGTTGCAAGCGGGAGAGGTCAGTTAGTAACTGAGAATGTTCAGGTTATTTCTGAATCAAACTCACTAAACGAAGTCAACGATCTTCTTGTTCTTTCAGGAGTTAAGAAATCTAAGTAAGTTTTATAATAAAGAAAGGTAACTACAATGAGTCTCAATTCAACTTATTTGAACGAAGCTAAAGAACTAGAGAGCCGTTGGGCAAAAACTGGTCTTCTCAGGGGTATCGAAGATACTCATACCCGTGCTGCAACCGCAGTGCTTCTTGAGAACCAACGCCTAATGCTCGAAAGAGAAAAGCTATTTAACGAAGTTTCAACCGACACCGCAGATGTCGCACAGTTCAAGAGGATTTCAATTCCTCTCGTCCGCAGAATTTACCCACAGTTGATCGCTAATAAGATTGTAAGCGTTCAGCCACTACTCGGACCAACCGGTTTGGTGTACTATCTCCGTTTCCGTTATTCCTCTAACAAGGGTAGCGTTCGTGGAGCTAGCAACAACGGTGGTTTCCCCGGAGATGATATTAATTCACTCCAGCAGCTTGCTGATGGTACTGCTAACCTCGACGTTTACTACTCTTCACAGTTCGTAAACAACGAAGCAACCAGCACTGATGCAGGCGCAGACACCACTAGCGTATTCAGCCCACTTGAACACACTCCAATCCTTGCTGGCACCATTACTGGTACTGTTTATGATGGTTCAACCGCTGTTCAGACATTCGTTGTCTCTTCAAACGGCACCTTCACCTTTACCGCAATTGGTTCACCTGCTAACAGAGCAACAACTGGTAGCATCGATCTTACCACTGGCGAATTCACACTCACTTGGGATAATGCACCCGGTTCAAACAACTGCACAGTCTCTTATGAGTACAATATGGAGTGCAATCAGGATCTTCCTGAAATCAACCTCGTTATTGAATCAGAAGATATCGTTGCTAAGACCCGTAAGCTCAAGGCTGTATGGTCCTATGAAGCACAGCAAGATCTCCGTAGTCAGCACAATCTTGATGCTGAAGCTGAGTTGACCGCTGTTCTTGCACAGGAAATCAACCTCGAAATCGACCGAGAAGTTCTTGGTGACCTCCGTAATAACGCTGGTACTGTCGCAGCTTGGGACTTCTCAACTGCAATCGGTCAGACCATCAAGGAAAAGTACGAAGCCCTTTATGTTAAGATCATCGAAGTTTCTAACGTGATCCACAGGAAGACCCTCCGTGGCGGCGCAAACTTCATCGTGACTTCACCTGAAGTTGCTTCAATCTTCGAAACAGCAACTGCTGGTTTCGCTCCTGCACCTTCTGAGACCTTCACAAGCTCACTCGGCGTTCAGTATGTCGGTACGGTCGCTAACCGTTATCGTCTATACAAAGATCCACTCTTCCCAAGCAACCAGTTGCTCATGGGTTATAAGGGCGACAGCTACATGGACAGCGGTTACTTCTACTGCCCATACGTTCCACTCACCCAGACCCCAGTCGTTCTTGACCCAGAATCATTCTGCCCAAGACGTGGTTTGCTTGTTCGATACGGAAAAAAGTTATTAAGGGAAGGCGCAAAGTTCTATGCCCGATTAAATATTGCAAATTTCAGAGTATGACGCTCTGAGCATTGCTAACTTCGCTGAAACCGCTTGGAAACAAGCGGTTTCTTCGTTTGTATTCATGTAAAAATTAGCAATAGTTAGTCTGGCGTAAAAACTTTCTGAAGGAAAAATCAAAAATTTACTGATATATTCTAATTTTGTATAAAGATCGAATAAATATTGTATGATCCAATTTATTACACTAATATTTGTTGGAATAATTTGTTCATTAATGTGTTATATTAGTTTTGATAAATCTTTGCATAACAAATGGTGGTACATTCCTCTTGCATTATTGTTAGGATTAACAAGTAATAGCATTTGGATTTTAACTACTAAGTACTTTGAAGATGAGAAAAAATTATATGCATTTAGTCTTATTTGGGATGTTTTATTTGTTACTATTTATTATTTCTTGCCATTAATATTTTTTGATATAAAACTTGAAAAAAATGGATATGTAGGACTGATTTTAATGATAATAGGGTTGTTGATTATAAAAATTAAAATCTAATTTACTTGTTTATTAATGCGCTATCTAAAATTGGCATATAAAGATTTTTTTCATCTGTCAAGCTCCACATTACGTTTGTGAGATTTGATCTAGAAAGAGCTATTTCACACTTATAACATGGTTTAGCCAATCTGAATCGTCCATGCCGGTTGATTTTTAGGCTTAGGATCGTAGTTCTCTTGCTATGGTGCTTCTCATCCAATTTGAGCAAAAGATCGGCTTCAGCGTGAAGGAAGGGGTATTTCTGCCAATGCTCTATATTGAATCGTTTTGTCAAGATTAATCTTCATGGTCGATGCTATCTTCGTTTCTTAATTTCTTTAATTAGATTTTTAATTAGTTTAATTGATTTGTCAATTAAATCACTTTTACGAACATCAATATTATTTTGACTATATTTTTCTTTATATCCAAAAACATTTCCTTCTATACAATTTTCTGGAACAAAAATGCCACTATAGCGACACTGATTAACAATAGGCATAATAGCTTCTTTTGGGCTGATATAGTCTTGTGGTTTAGAATCAGCCATAGCTAATGGCATCTTGCGCCCAACATAATCATTTGCGCCATCGTCTCCATGTATGAAAAATGCTCCAACTTTACCCTCATAATGATTTTTTAAAAGATCACGATATTTTCCACTTTGTTCTGCTGCTATTGTTTTCTTGGGATCTTTAACATCTTTACCATAAATCTTTTTCGCATCTTCGACAGATAATGTTAAACTAACGCAAACAAGTCTGTCGAACAATGATTTGACTTGACTGGATGGACCTGACCAATAAACAGGTGTAAAAACAACAAATCCGTCTGCTTCTTCCATTTTTTTATAAACGTCTTCTTCAGACATGAGATCATTTGTTCCATCATCTTTGGCATAACAATCACATGGGTAATGGCATTGGAATCCATTACTGGTTCCAACACATCCTTTGCATGGACGAACTTGTGGATCGTCATTCATTACTTTTAAATCAACAATTGTAAATTTGACATCTTCTGTTATTTCTTTTATTGCTTTGTTCATTAAGAAACTTGTTTTACTGTCTCCACCAGAACAAGAATCTTTTGTTCTGGGGCTTCCCTGAAAAACAACAATTTTTATTTTGTCGTTATTATTAGTAGTAGCTTCTGCAAGATATTCAATAAAGCTTATCATATTAAAATATATACTTTTTTAAATAAAATTATTACAAATAAAATTGTTTTTTCATGATTTATATATTAACAAATTTCTTCATCTATGCTATCTTCATTTCTTGATTTAAAGTATTGTACCAATTCATCTCTAAATTTAATTTTATTTCCTGTTAAGGCATAAATTCCTTGCCAATCTTTTTTTATGTCTGTATCTGGGTCATAGTTATTTTTGACTAGAACATTGCTTCTCCAGCTATAACCTCTATCTTTTTTCTTTCCATGCCAATAATGTAATAGTGTTCCTTCAACATATCCTATATTTTTCTTGATATGCTCAACTGCAAGAGTTTCCCATTTTTTTAGTACACGTTTGTATGCTTGTGTGAATTTTTTATTTATAGTCATTTCAATTTTATCTACTAGACCAAAAGCCATATGTCTGTCTCCAGAACCTAATATTGCTTCTTCTATTAGTCCACCGAATGAATTAAAGGCATATTTTGTAGCTGCCCAAGCAAAACCGGGGTGCCAATGATCATATTTGTCGCATTTTTGGTGTACACGGTTGAGATAGCTATAAACAAATCCTTTGTGTGCTTTTATCATTTCGTGTTTAGGAGAAAGGTCTACAGCAGTGCTAAACATTTGGACTACTGGGTGGTGTTGTAGTTGATGTATGGTTTCTTCGACCCAATCTGGTCTTGCGAAGGCAACATCTGCGTCAATCCATGCAACGTATTCCCAATTTGATGGAAGTCTTTGTACAGCTACGTTGATCATGTTTTCTTTGTGCCACAATTCAGATATAGTTCTTACTTGAATGTTTTGTGGGTTGTCTGATGTAGTGACTTCAAATGGTCTATTTCCGTATGCAGCTTCTATTGTGTACAGAACTGCTCCAGAGTCATTGACCATTTTTTCAAATTTTTTGTATAGTTTGTATCTGCTGTTGTATCTTTGAGGGTTAATTATTGGGGTGATGACATAGAGTTTTGCATCTTCCTGATAATTGGCAGCTAATGTTTTGCTGATCATTTTTGCACCTCTAACAATATTTAGAGGTGCCGAACAAAATAAAATTATTACAAATGATTAATGTTATTTATTCATGATTTCTTCATGAGGTTCGATATCAGCGGCATATATTTCTAATTATTTTTACATAAAAAAACCGTATTAAAATAACTTTAATACGGTTTTATATTTATTTAATTATTAAATTCAGTTGCCAACGCTTACAACTGCATACTGAATAACATCTGTGCTTGTGCCTGTGAAGGTAATAGTCCAGATATCGCTAGAAACTGTAAGAACAGCTTTAACTGCCGCAGCAGCGGTATAGTCTGTAGCAAGTACGATATAATCAGCTGCAACACCTGTTAGTGGTGCGATTTCAAGTGCTTTTGTACCGCCAGCTAGTGTAGTTGTTCCTGCGCTAACAACGTGTGGTCCGATTAGATGACCAACTCCGAGGGTCTGACGACCCGGTGCGCCTTTGCATGCAGATTCTGCGCTGCCTTGACCAACTCCTGTTACTGATGTAGCTCCCATTTTTCCTCCTAAATTTTATTAAAAATACTTAGTGTTTTTGTCATAAATTGTTTTTTAACACATTTGACATTTGTATATATGCGTGTTGAATTAAATTTTGAATCAACCAGTTAGACTTTTGGGACAAGGTGATCCGCTGCATCCTTTGTTAAATTTATTTGCAATATCTCTTTTGTACCATTGATCTGGTGTCTTTGCCCAATTATTTTTATTACTATTTGATGGTGTATATTTAAATGCCGTTCCTGTGCCTGTTAAACCGCCTCCGGGCGATCCTCCACCACCAGATGGAGCAGTAGCCGCTGCTGGTGCTGGAGCGGCTGGAGCGGCTTCAGTGAGCCATTTTTTAAAGTTTAAATTCATGAGAATATATATGATCATGAATATCGAATTTAAGAAATGGTTATTAAAATTAGAAATGGCTGGAACTGGAGCTATTGTTAGTTGTAAAGACAAAAACAACCCAAACTTCCAAGTTTGGGGTGCTATGTCCGATTTAGGATGCAATAAGAAAAAGAAAAAGAGACGTTAAGGAGTTGGCAACCCAGCTAAGGCAGCACTGAAATTATCTAACATTTGATATAGTAGTTTAAAATTTTCGTTTTGTGCTTTAAAAAACTTTCTGTTAGCGGGTGGTACGTTACCATAGTTATTAATTATATCTAATACAAATTTAAAACTATTTGCAAGATTTACTGGGTTTGTACCCGGTCCCATTGCAACTGCAACTCTATTTATAATATTTGTAGGATCATTGATGGGAGGATTATTGTTATTTACATATTTAACAATATCTTTCAAGTTTGTAATTGCAGGTATTCTTAATTTTAGACTGGTTATTATTGGTGTTAATTTATTTTGTATGCGATCAATGTTCTGATTGTTTTCTTGAATTTTTGTTGGATTAGTCTCCATTCTACTTGGTGCATCTTGTTGTGGCATAATATTTTTGAACTTTAAGAATGCCAATAACACAGCATTTTCGTCTCCGAAAAATTTTATCAAAACTGATTTTATATCTGGTGTTAACACCCCAAATAAACTGTTTTTAAGTATACTGTAAATTTTTATTTTTCCAGCACTCGATCCAGACCTCATAACATTGGTTCTAATCAATCTTTGGTCTTTTATTATTTTTTTAGCTAATCTTTCATCAACAAATTGAAGCTGTGTCTTAGCATCATTTATTGCAGTATCACCGAATCTTAGTGGATTGTTTTTGACCATATTCAAGAATTTACCTTCAGGCGTATTAGCAGCTGGATTCCTTGAGATTATATCTGCCATTTTTGGGAAAACTTGTTCATCTTTCAGATTGCTAAATTGGCTAAAATCAACAGATCCAGCAAGAGGAGCAGCGGTTCCTTGCATTTTATTAACAGCGACATTCATAATTCTGTCTCTGACATTGTCAATCATTGGTTTGACATTATCAAAACTTAATTTTAATTTATTAAGATTGTTTTTTACTTGTCTTAAAACAGCTGGATCATCAGCTTCTGGATTCTGATTAACTAATTCTAACATATTTCCTATATGTTTCATAGCTTGATTGTAGCTATATGATATATCTGATTTTTCTTTAGTCATGCCTGCTTGTCCTCCTGTCCAATAGGCATGCATTTGTCTCATGTATTGATCCCAGTCTCTACCACCAGCTGCATCTGCTTCTAGCAGTAGGGTGGCGAATTTGACTTGTGCATTTTCTACGAAGAAAGACTTGTTTACTTCTATGAATCTTTCTAGGTAAAGATATGGGTCTATTTTTGTTTTGCAAAACAAGGTTGCACATTCACGCATTAGATGTACAGTGGTAGGATGAAAATGTCTCATATATTATTTATAATAGTGTTTGTATTTTTCAACAAAATAACTTAATTATTGTATGTATGAAGATTGTTTTTTTGAAATTATAACAGACAATGGCAAAAAAAGGATGAGCGCCAAGTGCGTTCCATGCTGTAAAGATAATCAAGATAACAAATTTTTTTGGCAAGGCTCCAAAAGAGGTTATGGACAATATGACGTTGTCTGTGAAAATTGCAAAAAGATCATATATGAAGTAAAAAAGTAGGTATTATGTTTGTTAAGAATATTTTCAGGAACAAGTTCAAGAAGATAAGCAAAAAAACATGTGAAAAAATAAAAGAGCAAATTGATAAATCTGAATTTGTTTTATTAAATTTTTCTGAAGACATATATCTTCCTGAAGAAAAAAGAGAAGAAGAAATTATTCATTGTTCTGATAAAGAACAATGCATGCTTCTTCGTTATTTAAGAGATAAGCCAGATATTTTTATAGATTATATCAAGAAATATCATTTCACCAAACAAGACTTAATTATTAATGATTACTTGGAAATGTATCTTAACAAGAAAAGAAATGAAGTAAAACAGAAGTTAACTAAACTTGATGTTGACGAATATTCTAATAATATAAAATCCATATCAAATAGATTAAGCAAGGCGTTTATAGTGCATGATACTATAGATATTGCATTAAAAACATTTGATACCAAAGAAGCGATTGTATTTTTTAACTTAAAAGATGTGAATGATTTTAAATTTTTAGACAAAATTAAGAGTTCAAATATCATGGTTTTGAGTAAACGTGGTATGGTATTGGAATTCAAAAAAAGAAATTATGAAGTTTTGGATAATAATTTGTTTCTACGCAAGTAAATATGTCATGTTAACTTTTTGGGAATGGGCAGGTGGACCAGTTGTAGGCAGTCATTACAATGATGCCATCATGCAAAATTCTGGTTTAAAAAGTAAATATGGAGCTGTTGAAGCCAGACCATTAGGTGAGGTTCCTGTATCTGATTGCAAATTTTTAGGAATAAATTGCGCTAAGAAAGATAGATATAGAAAACATAATAAAAAAAGGAGAAACCGTGGCTAATCCAAAACCTACAATTACATTTACATTAAATTTAGCTAATCCAGAGAGTGCATCTCTCCCATATAATATTAATTTGGTTGGTAATGAAACTGTGACAGAAGCTTCTGCTCAAGTTAATGCAAGATCATCTTGGTTGTCATCTTTGACAAATGGTTCAGAAGGTGGCACAGGTTCTGGTGCTAATATTGCTGGAAAAAACATGGATACTGTTGTTGCTTATGGTTTAAATGCACTCTATTTAAAGAGAACATATGCAGCTGGGACCGCCAGTGATTTGTTAAAAGTCGTTAGCATTGAGTGGTGAAATGGCAAATTTTGCTAGTTTAAATGAAAGTATTCGATCTTATAAGGAAGAAGATAGAAAGCGTACCGATGAGCAAGCTCTGGAGCTAATAGCACGGGGTATTGATATTGGTGGAGATTCTTTCTGGGATGATTTTCTTCGTGTAATCGGGGATGGCAGGGGTTTCTCTGCCATCCTTGATGTTAATCAACAAAAAGTTGCTACTTGGCGTAGCAAAATAAAGAAATATCTTGTTAAATATCATAGTAGTGATGACGAATTTGAAGAACGACCAAAAAAGCGTCACATAATGAGACCTGATGATTTTGAACAAGATATGTAAAAACATGAAAGGCTAACAATGGCATATTCAGGCAACAAACCTTCAAAAAACAAACCACCACAGCAATCCCTTGAAAATCAATCAATGGCTTCAAATGGTCCAGCTTTTCAACAAGCTATGGAAAAAGCACTCAAAGACAATGAAAGTGTTGCTTTAGACGTAGGATCAAACATAGGAGGAATGGCTCATTCTTTTCTTCTACTAGGATATTCAAAAGTTCATTTATTTGAGCCATCTCCATGCATGATCGAAAGCAGTAAGAAATTATTGGAATCATTTGGAGATAAATGTGTTTATAATCAAGTTGGAATTAGCGATTCAAAGAGTTCTCTTAAAAATGTTAAATTGCTCAATTCATGGGTAATGTGTGGAGATGGACAAGAAATAAATCTTCCAGTAAGTCCCGGTGCTCTTGAATTACAACCAACTGTTTTTGATACAGAATTAATTACACTTGACGATTACTGCAAGAATCTAAATCGTGTAGATTTATTGAAAATTGACGTTGAAGGTTATGAACACAAAGTTCTTCTTGGGGCAAAAGAAACAATTGATAAATTTAAACCAATCATTCTTTTAGAACTCTCTCTTTACATTGATCATATTAAACATGGAGGCATACCTTTATTTATTGATCACATATATGAACTTGGTTACAATGTTTTTGATCAAAAAAATACACCTATATCTAAAGAAAGAATGATTAAACAATATCCTTACCATAGTTCTTGTGACATAATACTTTATCCCAAAACTAATCTTTAGCTATTGGGAAATTAAATATTCTTCTTGGCGTAGCAAAATAAAGAAATATCTTACTAAATATCATAGTAGTGATGACGAATTTGAAGAACGACCAAAAAAGCGTCACATAATGAGACCTGATGATTTTGAACAAGATATGTAAAAATATGAAAGGCTAACAATGGCTATTAAGAAATTTGGCGAATGGTGTCAGCAGTTTAATGAAAATGTTCCCATAAGTGCTTCTGCTGCAATTACAGACTACAAAGCAAAAGCTAAAGAACTTGGGACTGCTGGAACAGGTGGTCTAAATATTTTGATGACTGCTTTCGAAGGTTTAGATGCAACAAAGTTGGCATCAATTGTTAAAAAAATGATTCCATTTGTGGATGATCCTGATATTAAAGGAAGAATTATGACAGCATTAAACAGATATTTAAAAAGCAGACCAACAGATGAATCACCAGAGTAATATTAAGCGGGAAGATATTGAAAGACTCCTCAAGCAAGCTCAGTTTGAAGCCAAGTTCAAACAAAACAAGAATGTTGAAAAGCTGAATGAAACAATTTCTCCCCCTGTGGGGAGAAACCCTGTTTCTAATAAACACACCATCATAAGCACGATAAAAAGAGATCAGTTATCTACAAATAAAAGAAAACTTTTAGAAGAGAATATTGCTTTCAATGCTGTAAGAGGCTTGAAAGAATTTTTGTTACCTTCTAAAAATTGGTATTTAAATTTTGGTGGTACAGGCGACTTAATTCTTCTTCTTGCATGTTGTCATGAAGATCCCAACGCACAAGTTGCATTTTTTGCTAATACTGGCAGTATGGATTTCTGTAGAGAATTTTTACAATTTTTCAGACTTGATAATTACGTTGCAAGAAACTTAATGGGTTCAAAAAATGCAAATGTAGTTTACGACTATATGATAAAAAAGATTAATTTTAAAGCAAGCGGACATCTTGCAAAAGGATTAGATTACGGTGACTGGGGCAGAGATATAAACTATTACAAACAAAGAATGGTTTTTAAAACTAATTGGATTGAAAAGTTTGGCAAGCATCCACATTTTGAAAGTCAAAAATCAATAATAATTCAACCAAGCGGCTCAGTAAGAGATTCAAACAGACAAAGATATTTAGAAGTTTTTGAATACGATTGCATTGTTAATAAATATCTTGGTCTTGGATACAATGTAATAACAACTGGATCTGATGGTGATAAAGAATTCTATAAATGGAAACCAAATCGTGAAAACAATTGGTTTCTTACCTCAAATAGAATGACAGGAAATAAATCTAGCACTCCCATAGATTTATCAATATTCTTAAAGATACTTCATTCCGTAGAAAAAGTAATATCTGCTGACACATGGTTGAAGTCTTACAGTTTACTTTGTGGCATCCCTACAACTGTTTTCAATAACAGATGTAGAGGTAGATATTTACCTATTGGATCTGATCCATGTGATCACATATTCCTTAATAAAGATCTTTGGGAAAAACTAGAAGTCAAAACAGTTGAAGAAATCGTTATGATGGATTAAAGATTGCAACAATAGCTTGCGCTAACTGTTTCTGCTATTTTCTTTTCATAATACATTTTAGCCATTAACAAAGCATCATATTCTTGAACAAGATCATTTTCATTCCACAAAGAATTGAGGCTATCAACATAAATGAAAAACAATTTTCCAACTGTTGATTGATTCATAATAATTCTTACATCTTTAATAGCAACTTTTTCAAATTGACCTACTAATGCTTTTTGTTTAGAGAATAAAACATCTCCGGGTCTCCATTTGTATGGATAATTTTTAGTCATCCAATACTTTGAACAAATGCCTACTTTTAAACCACCGCTTGCAGTATAACTAGGCATCTAGCCTCCCATTTATTTTATCAAGTTTGTTTATGTATGTATCTAACAAATTTTCATATTTAATTTTGAGATATTTATTCTTATCAACAGGATCAAAAGCATTTTCTTGGGTGTACACTGATTGATCAGTAACATAATATTTGTTATTTATATTTCCAGCAATCACTTCTATTGGTTCATATTTATTATATCCAAAAAGGTCTTGATTTATTGTGAATTTTAAATTTGTATAATTGTTTTCTGGTGTCGGTGGAGTCAAGCCAGAAAGTCTTTGATTAATCTCGCTTATCTTATTGTTGTACTTATTTATTGCTTTATCATAAACATTTGTTCTATATCCTACGTTTTCTGTTGGAGTTAAAGCTTCCGAATTAGTTGCTGTTTGTTTTTCACTATTATAATTAGGAAAATTTGAGAATCCAAATATGGATATTATTTGGTTGTTTTCATTTTGTTTATCAGTAAAGTAATCTTTTAAATTGAACTTAAGAGACATCAAGTTATTTTCATCTGTTGGCAGAGGAATGGTGTTAAGTTTTTGGTTGATATAATCAATTTTATCATGATATTTTTGAATATCATTTGCATATTTGTTTGTTAATACGTTTACTATTTCAGAATCGCTGAATAGTGTGTTGTTACTAAAGCTTTGTGCTCCTTCTTCGTTAACTGCAACGTAGACAGGATTTGTTGGACTTCCGCCTATTTGTACAATTCTGAATTTTTGATTTGCGTAATTGGTTCCATATTGATTTATAAAGAATTTTACTGCGTCTGTGTATTTTACTGGAATATTTGGTGGAGCAGATCCAAATAATTCAAAAGAACCTCCAGATATATATTTTAATTTAAGAGCTTGTTCTGCTGCACTGCCGAACATTTCAAATGATCCAGATCCATTGAAAGAATCTACTAAATTTGTTAATGCTTGACCAACTAGTTCAAATTGACCTGAACCATTATAACGGATTACACTTGTGTTTAAATTCAAGAGATATTGAATGTACATAGAACTATATAGTTCTACCGATTATTGTTGCATAAAGATCTTGAGTAAACGCTGAATCGTTCTTCATTGTTACTCTTAGGTATATTGGACCAGTTACGGCTATAGGCTGGTAAAATGGCATTGTAATCGTTGGATTTGCTGATGAGAAGAATCCAACTGCATAAGTTCCAGAAGAAGCTCCGGTTGCAGCTGCTGCGTATTCTACAATCACTTTAACTGGACCAGAAGATGCGCTTGCGATAATTTCTTTTAAGTAAAAAGTAGTTCCCGCTGTTACGTCATAATAGGTAACGATTGAGCTTGATGTAGTTGTAACATTAGCTGCTGTGTTATAGACAGCGATTGTATTTGATGTTATTTCGCCAATGGTTACAGGTAGTTGAACGCCTGATGTAGTGCCTTGAACGGTTATTAAGCCACTTGTGTAGACTGTACCAGCATTTTGTGTGCCTGCTATTAATTGAGTACCGGAATTGACAACAGAAACAATTCCTGCATCAACAAGAAGTTTTCCTGAAGTAACATTAGCTATTTTGGAAGTGTCGCTTCCGGTATATGTCTTGTCAAATATCTGTATTCCAAGACCAGTGACTATATCAGCCATAGCGTCCTCCTTGTATTATATACTCTTTTTGTGATTAATTATTTACTTACAGTATAATCTAAAAATTGCATTCCCATTTGTGGGATTAGAAGATTGCCAATTCCCAAGTTTCTTTTTATTCTTTCGGCTGATTCTCCTTGAAGGAAAAATTGTTCTGCTGGTTCTGTCACAACATTTTCTGAAATCATTTTTAATCCAGCACCAGCAATAAGTCCTCGATACATTTTCATTGGATATATAACTTTTTGTGTTGGGTAATTTTTAAAATCATGACCTAATGAAGCCAATTCTTCTCTTGTAAGAATTAGATGTGCATAAGATTTATTTACTTTATTGTAAGTATGACCGCCATGTCTTGAAATCAGTGGATGGCAACGTATTCTGATAACACCATTATCAGCGAGAACCGATTTTGCGGCGTTCATTACTCCTGTTGGAGAATCATGTTCCACATGATCAAGAACATCATAAAGATAAATCAAATCATAAGGACCATTGTTAACTACATCGTCCCAAGAAGTTGTGAGCAAAGAATTGCTTTTGTTTCCAACTTGAAACTCATTTCTTATATCATATCCGACAACAAAAGCTGGATTTCTTTCTGTGATTGCTTCTACTAAATGACCGTAGCCTGTCCCAAGATCCAATATTTTCTTTCCTTCAAAAGCATATCCAGAATAAAAAATATCTCTAATTCCTCTTGCTCTATCCATTTTGTCTTCATGGCTTGTTTCGTCACAAATAAGGTCTGGAGGAACAGCTTCAACCCATTCTTGTAAATTAACAAAATTCTTCAAAGGCAATAATGGATCTACTACAGGTTCTGGAATTGGTTCTGGAACAGGTTCTGGAACAGGTTCTGGAACAGGTTCTGGAATTGGTTCTGGAATTGGTTCTGGAACAATAGCAGTTGGTTGTGTTTCTTCAATTAAATTTATTTTCGATTCTAATTCATTCAATTTTGATTTAATTGATTCCATGATATCTAATAATTCTTTTTTCATGTTTTACCCATAAATAAATTGTTATACATTTATTTAGTTAAACTATGAGAATTAAAAACAAAAAAACATACAAATTGTCTAGAGGAAAATGTGTTTTATGTGGTGAGAGCAATCTTGCTACCTTAGACATTCATAGAATTCATGAAGGGGCAAATAAAGGCACATATGACCATGAAAATTGCGTTTTATTGTGTTCTAACTGTCATAGAAAAGTTCATGCTGGTCAAATAAAAATTATCAGAAGGCATAAAACTTTAAGTTGGCGTGAATATATAGAAATAATTGAAAACGGCGAAAGAAAAATGATTGAATGTACTTAAGGACAACAATGAAAACCAAATCTTTTAAGAGTTTTTTTGTAGAGCAGGAAAGAATTAGTGTATTGACAGAAGATGTCATTTACATGGAAGCTATAGTAGACTGGTTTAGTAGATCAGAATCTATTTTGAAAGAATCTTTATTGGACAGATTCCGACCAGTATTTGGAGCTTTAACAGGTTCAAGCGCAGGAAGTAGAGATGCTGCTGATATAACAACTGCTGCTGCTGGTACTGGTGCAAAAAAATTGGGAGGCAATGTTGTTGAACTAGTGGATGCTGCTCTTACTTTTAGTCCTAAAACTATATTTACAGGAATAGTAACGATATTAAAAACAGTACAAGATACACAAGAATTTGCCAATTCTGCACGAAATGCTTTATCTTTAATTCACATGAAAGAAACATTAAGAAAACAGTTTGAGCAAAACAAGTATGATAAGAATACTATAAATGACATTCTGAACTATTATTTTGAAATTCCATACCAAGCACTCCAAGTTTATCGTATGTATAATTCTGGTTATGTTTTATCAAAAGCCGTCGATGCTTTTAAAGATGAAATTACAAAAGGTTTTGATTTAAACACTACTAAGACATTCTTTAAAATATTTAAACAAGAAGTTATAAGGAACGTAAGTGAGCTTAATCAGGCTGACAAAAAAATAGAAATTAGATTATTAGACAATGAAGAGAAAGACATTGCTACTAAACTTGAACCGAAAGTAAAACAAGCTCTTTCTTCTGGTGGCGAGTCTGTCAAGAAAATATTTAGCAATTCTTTAGCTAGATCTTCCAATTCTTCATTGAAGAATATGGTTAGTGATTTAGCTAGTTTTGCTGCAAGGCAGGGAAGAAATATTGCTCTTGCTGGAGCATTAGGTCTTGGTGCGATTGGTGCGCTTCCTCAAAATGCTGGTGATTCAGCTATACCTGATGCACAGGTACAACAAGTACAATCACAAAGCGCACAAGAAAATAGAGCAATTAATGCATTTAAAAACAGATTTACGGGTGCATCGCTTTCATGGGGTCAAAACGCTGAACAGTCAAAAATAATTTTCAAAAAAATAGATTATGATCAATCAGGCAAAGTAACTGTTTCAGGCTTTGTTACAATTGCAAGAAATGACAGACCAATGAACAAAGAAGATGTAATGTCTTGGTCAGACCTATATCAATATAGAATAGGAGACGCAGTTGATAGAGCATTAGGATATTCTTTTTCTAAAGATATGACAGACGGACCATCATTTGGTGAAGAATTTTTATTTTCTCATATCAAACAAAATTACAAGTTTCATTCCCCATTTCATAAAACTACTAATTTCAAAATTGGTGTCAATGAAACTGAAAAACTTAATCAAAATCCTAGTTTGAATTCTGTCGCAATACCGTTTTCAATAACTGTTAGCCGTTAATTGATTTGAGAAGAAAATAAAGGAGTAATAATATATACATTTGGAGGTGTACCATGATGGAAGCAATGTTTTGGTTCGGTTGTGGTTTGTTGGTTGGTTGGAATCTTATTCCTCAGCCAATGTGGGTTAAAATGATGTATGAATTTGCTGTTACAAAAATTAAAAGCTGGATAGCTGGATAGTTGGATAATTATAATTTTAAATCAAATGACAGAATGTTAAAAGTTCTGTCATTTGATTTTTGTCAAGACACATTGGTGCGTAAATTCTTTAAAAGAAAAATTATTATTTACATTTAGAAATTCATGTACAGCTTTTTCTACGCCGGGACAATTTTTCCATTTATAATCATCAAATAACATTTTACCACCCATACACATAATCTCTGCAAAATTATCAAATGTTGTTTTAGTTCCATGATAAGTATCAGTATCGCTATGTACAAATATAAATTCTAAATTGCTTTCTGCAAATGTTTCTGGAAATGTTCCTTTTTTGTATATAACATTTGGCAAATTAATACTTTGTTTTACTTTTTCAAGACTGCAAGAAAATTCTCCATTTTGGTGGACATCAATTTGGGAATTAACATGTGCTATTCCTTCAAAGGTATCGTAGCAAAAATGTGTACTTCCGCCATTTGAAAGGGCTATGACTTTTGATGTAAAACCCATGAAAACGCCGATTTCAGCAGTAATTCCTTTTTTGCCAATACTTATAAATTCATCATATACAGTTTTTGTTTTACCTTCTCCCATAAGGCAAAATTCAAAATCAGATTGAATACTATTAAAAATTTGATCAAATCTTTTTAATTCTTTCCTTTTAATAAGTAACATTACAGACCTTTCTTGATTTACATATTGTCTATATGAGAGATTATTTCTTGGTAAGAAACCATTCTTAAAGTTTTATACCATTTTGTATTATAAAAATGATAATGAAAATTATCGTTTCCATTACTTGTCACTGGGTGATTGGAAGCATTGTATCTATGCAGAGTTAGTGTCGGAATAGCAAACATTGAAGAAATTAATGGAAACGATGTTGGTGCAGCAATTGCTAATTTAGCATTTGCAACCATTTGTAAAAAAGTAGAAATATTTATTTTTTCTTTGTCATTTGAATTATGAATAATATAATTTGTATTAATCCATTTAGTTCCATCTATAAATCCGTACTCTTGTATATCTTTTTCTATTCCAACAAAATATATTTTATTGTTTTTTCTTATTAAATTTTCAACCATTGGATAAAAATAATTTTTATCCATAAATCTTCTATTTCTCATATCGATATTAGTTGATCCCATAGGACAAATAAAAATTGTGTTTGGATCGCAATCATTTTGTTTAATGAATCCATGATTCATCATGTAAATGCTACTCATTATTTCGTCTTTGTTTGGTATGTTGTAATGATTATGAAAATTAAATTGATATATTTTTTTATAATTATTATTTTTTATTATTGCATCAGTTTCTTTTCTATCAATCAAGTAATAGGAAACACCGATTAATTTACAATATTCATCAATAAATTTATTTCTATAATCATTGTCGTAATATCTTATTATTCCTGTATTTCTATGTTTGGCGAAATTTACACTAATAACTGTATCTCCGATTCCTTCGTTTGAATAAATAAATTCTTTATTTTGCAAACAATTATACCAACTGTTAAAATTACAATGTTTTAATTTTATCATCGAACTATTATTAGTCCATTTCTCTTTTTATAAATAAAATTATTTTCACAAATATTTCTTACAATCATTTCATTTGTATTTAAAGGATTTGTATATGGTTTTATATTGTCATAATATTGTTTATTATTTGATTTAATTAATATTTCATTTTTGTTAAATATTTGGCAAGCCAAAACAGCTAAACAAGAATCTATACTTATAAAACCAGATGCATTATTAATAATGCCTATGCTCTCTATGAATTTTGTTTCACCAGTTAAATTAATTATATTATTTTCATCTAAATTTTCAATCTTATCATTATGCAAAACAACTCCTTTAATTTTTTTATTATTTAAAAATAAATTTATTGCTTCTAATTCTTCACTCTCAAAATTCCTTGGTGGTCTTTTGGGAATTAAATTTGAGCCAGAGCGAGAGCAAATACTATCGTGATTTGTAATAGGACAAATAACAATATATTTTTCTGGCAAATTAAACTTATCCAAATTTTGTTCAATATTAAAAAGAGAACTTTTGAAATAAGGAAGCTGATTTCTATTAATAAATGGAAATATTTTTGCTATGCTACAATCTAAAAGATTAGGAGAATTTTTATAATTAGTTTTTCTTCTTAACTCATTAATATTATGAATTGGATCAGCATAGTTTGTGCGAATAATTTCTACTTTTGCATTCTTAAAACCAAAAAGTTTATTTTTGTATAAACTAAAAACAAAATCGGCGACCCTTGTTGCTAAAACAATTTTTTCAACAGAAAAATGCCAAATTCTTGGGAAATGACTATCAAGTGCAATTAAATCGCCAATTCCTCCAGTTAAAAGAATTTCTTTAGGAGCACGATATTCTAAAGGAATATTATTATTTATTTCGTAACAAGAATTTTCTCTTAATATTTTTATCACAAATTTACCTTAAATTTATTTTTTTAGTTCAATTCCTCTTCTTTGAAGATTAACTTTCTTTTTAAATTTTTGCCAATTTCGTTTGGATGAATCAAAAGCTGACTGAACCACTTCTTGATCCAATTTGTGGTAATGTTCCTGTATAAATTCAATAATTTTCTTAAGCAAAATTGCAGTTTGTATTACATCATTAATTGCCACATGACTGCCTTGCGTTGCAACTCCAAATGCTGATCCTAAAGATGATAATGTTGTTCTAACATATCCAGATTTATCTTTCAGTTTCTCCAAAATAGCTAAACCAGCAGCATCTCCACCAGATGCCATAATGTTTAAAATTGGTTCTAAATAAACTTTGGCAAGCTTGAAAGTATCAATAACAGGTCTTTTGATTCTATCAATCCCTTCTCTCTGCAATAAACCATTAATAAAACTCATATCAAATGTTGCATTGTGAGCAACCATAATTACATTTGAATGTGACTCAACATAATTCTTAAAATCAACAGCAGCATCAACTTCATCATGTGTGGACGACTCAATATCGTATGATTGAAACTTTAACACATCCGCAACTGACATTACTCTTGATTTTTGAACAACAGGGTTTTCTTTCTCATGTTCCATTTTCTTTAATGTTTCAGGATTTAATTTGATATTTCTAACGAAAGGATCTCCAAGATCGCCAGTTTTTAAATCAACAGGAATGGCAGAAAGTTCTGTAATTTGAACATGTGGTAAACGAGGATTAAATCCAGTTGTCTCAACATCAAAAACAATTATTGTATTATTTGAAAAAGGAAAGCTTGATAAAAAATCATCAAGCTTTTTCCCAAGAATTGATTCATTAATAAAATCAAAAAAGTTTATCATTTCTCACCTTAATTGAATTTACTGAACACCGTGTTACTGTAATCAGTTCCTGTGTTTCTAATCACTATCTGTCCAGCTGCATCTTTAGCATTACTGATCTGTCCTGTCAATAATTCTTCTTCTGCAACCTTTTCTTTCTTAAAATGATTTCTAACTTCTCTGCTAATCAACTTCATCAAAATTTTCGTAATATGCTTTTCAGATTTGTCATCTTCTGTTTCAAATACATCAACCAACATTGTTTGTACATCAAGTTCGTAAGCTTCGCCGTATGGTTGCGTTTCGGGCTTCTTTTGTGTCCTGAAAGCTAATATTTCTCCATGCATGTAAAATCTTACACCTTGGAACGTAGTGGATACTGGATAGGAATAAACAAATATATAAGGGTCTTGATTATCATGAGTAAAATCTTCAACTTCAAGACCGTCTTTTTCTAATACACGCCTCAATAGGCGAAGTCTTTTCTTCGCCATAAAATGATGCCTGTTAACATATTCATTGAATAATATCATATCAACAGTTCCTTAAAATAATTTCAGGTGCTGAAGGAACACAACGTGTTAGACTAACCAAATCACTTGGATTGCCATTAAATGGTAATTCTTTGACATTTAATCCATTGACATTGCCAGCAGCATCCATCAATGTTTCAAGAGAAGCATTGATGAATAAAATACCATCCTTCTTGACTAAGAATTCAGTCCTATCTTTCACAGGACTACCGTTCTCATCCATTTCTCCACTTTCTTTTTCATACTGAATTTTTATATCTTGAAGTGTTACCAAATTACCATCTGTATCAAATAATGCTTCTGATGCATCATTTTGATATGATTGAACATTGAAAACACCGTTGTCATATCCACTTCTAAGAATATTTGACAGATCCATTCCAACAAAGTAAACAGTGCCATTATCAGCAAGCACATTGGTCACAAAAACTCTCTTCTCAAAAGAGTTTGCTATTGATTCAACAATAATTCTATGCCTTAAAACTCTTTTTTCTTCAGGTGCTCCAGAGTCTAATTTTTCTAATTCTGGTTCAGCCAAATACTTCTGTGGATCATCTTGTTGAAGGGTCCAGCGACCAACATCAATCAAACCAAATTTACTATTAAATCTAGTAGAAATTCTAATTGAAAATGTTTTTTCGTTGTAAATAATATCTTCTTGTTGTGCTCCAGATCCAACTTGAATTGCTCCGATCAGAGATGCAATATACTTTCTATGAAGATCAGCTTTGTTACTTCCCAGTCCAGAAATTCTTATAAAAGTATTAATAAGTTCTGGCATTGTGCTTAGAACAGAAGAAAAGTGATTTGCAAGAGATGTGCCGGGATTAGCCATATCCAAGTCATCTCGTATTTTCTTTCTCATTTCTCCAGATGCTTTATTAATATTTGCATTTTGTCTTAGGAAGACAATTTGCAAATTGTCTTCTACAAACTTTTTCTGATAAGAAGATAATTCTCCATCTCTTATAGAATTTATCATTTGTAATAATGTGTTGGGATCGTTTTTAATACTTTCTTTGAAGAATTTATTCTTCCATGAACTAAAATCAGACACGTCTTTGCTTTTGGGCATGTCTGGTGATTTAGGTTCTTCAAGATTAGCAGTTGGTTGATCCATAGGCTGATTTTGCTGTGGAACACTTACCTGAGTTGTTTTATTAAACGATTCGGGAGGAAGACTGGAAGGATCTGATCCAGCCAATGCTTCCGGTCCCGGTGCTGGGTTTTCTTGTTCTTTTAACAACCAGCTTTCAAGATTGATCAAATTCGGCATTTTTTGCTTCCTTCTTATTCGTTAATTTATTTATGGTATCAATCAAATTTCTTCTATCAGTTATCGTTATATTATTGTTTTGTGTTGCTTGAATTTTTGATCCTTGCTTTTCTTTAAGTTTCAAAGATGTCATAAGATCGGCAATTTTAGTCTTTCCTATTGCGATATCTGATTTTAATTTTGCCAAATTAACTAATGCTTCTTTGCTTGATGAAGTAGAATCGCCTTCGTTCATGACCATTTCAACAAAGTTAGCTAAAATTGAATCTACTTCCTTTCTGTCATTTCTTAGATCATCTAATATTTCATTATATATATCGAGAAGATCATTATCAGAAACTGGTGAACTTTGATTGTTCTCAGGCATAACAATTGGAAGCGGCGGAATAATTGATTGGTCACTCATAATTTTTCAGGGTATGAACCCCAGCCTTTTTAAGATTAGGGGTAAATACCCCAATCACTTATATAGTAAAAAAAACGATGAAATTTTTTTGACTTTCTTGCGTGACATGCTATAATTAAGGAGTCAACTTGAATAAAGGTGACATGTAGATCCACATTTTTTGTAGAAGGTAGACGATCATGTTTAATAACGCTTGTTGGTGGCTTATTGCTGGTACAGTAAGTGTCATGAATCCTGCAATAGGTGCTACATTAGCAATTGGTTATATTACTGGCAATTTTCCGAATAAGAAAATTAATTAAAAAGTTAAATAAAAATTATATTTTTATAGAACCCCATTTAAATTGGGGTTCTTTTTTTATTTTTATGTATGAAATTCTAAATAGTATTAATGGTAAATGCAAGAAAATTAACTGCTGATGAAGAACTTGAGTCTAGAGTAAAGATACTTTACGACATGACCTCAAGAATTGATGAAAGAGTTAAAATTCTACTTGAGAATCAAGAAAAAATTTACGATAAATTTGAAAAGATTATTGAAAAAAATATAGAAATGCAAACAAAGATCATGATTTTTGAAAATAAGTTTGAAGAAATTGATGCTAGCATTGAAGAAGTTAACAATAGAGCTTTTGATTTAGAAACTTTTATACACGATTTAAAAAGATTTAAATCTGGTACAGAAAACCAAATTAAAAATATTGCAGTTATTATTTATAATATCAGCATACCAGTTTTAATAGCATACATTTTATACATTTTAGGGGTTAAACAATAATGAGCGAACAGATTTTATCTAAAATACGCTTGAAAGACAGCAAGGAATCAATCAATTTTAGACCGTTGAAAGTAAATTCAACTGTCAATTCTCTCCTAAAGCCTATTATAGATGCTTTTGAAAATAGCGATAAAGTCCATCTTGGTTACACCACTATGGATAAAAGTAAAGGAATGATTAAACCAACAATGAAAAGGAAGTCAATTTACTTGACTGGTGGAGCATTAAGAGATCATTTGAAAGGTAAAACATACAAAAATTTTGATATAGTCACAGATGCAACTCCTGATGAAATAATATTAATACTGAAAAATTCAGAAACACCAATTAAAAAAGTAAGTGGTCATGGTCAATTTGATCAAAAAGAATTTGTATTTTATCCATCTAGATTTGATCAAAAAAATCATCCAATTGAAATAACTGTCCAAAAAGGCATGCAAAAAGCACACATTGCCACAATGAATAAAAATACAAAAAATAGAATGCTTTCACCAACAGAAGCAAGATTTACAACAAACATTGAAGAAGATGCTCACACAAGAGACATCACCATGAATGCTTTATATCTAAAACTTAAAAGTTCAGATGGAGACAATGGTGAATTAATTGATCCAGTCGGTGGTGCCCATGACCTCAAAACAGGAGAAATTGTTACAATAGAGCTGCCAGAAACAGCATTCAAAAGAGATATTTATCTTCCTTTTAGAATTGCAAATCTTGCTTGTAGATTTTCTTCTCAGAAAAATTTCCCAGAAAAATTTGCTGACGTATTAAAGAAAACACATGTTGATGCAAAATATGACGGGAAAATACTTAAATCTTATTACTTGGCAAGTATTGATAACCAAGATGTTTCACCAACTCAATTTCTTAAAAATTTAAAACAAATAAATTTATTACAGAAAATTTTCCCAAATTGTCACATTACAGAAATCATAAACGATCTTCCTAATAACAAAATTCTTACAACTGCATATTTGTTGCACAACAACGATGTCGAAATGGTTAAGAATCTCCTTTTAGCTCAAGGTTATCCAAAAGGAGATGTGGAAGAAATAGGTAATTTTATGAAGCTTGGGCAATGGTGTTCTGGAAGGAATCATGAAACAAGTTTAATTCATGATTTACTTACTAAGCCAAGCAGACTTCCTCATTCCAAAATTCTTGATTTCCTAAATTTGTTTGGTAAGGGAGACCTTTATAAGAAGGTATTCAAGCAAGATTATTCTGATGTAACAAAGAAATTTGTTGGCGGAAGTATGGGAGAAACACGTCCTAACCCATCTTACACTAAGTTACTTGGAAGAGTTCCTGATTATGATGAAATTAATAATACAAAGAAAATGCTATTAGATAAATCCATTAAAGAGAAGATGAATGGCTCGTAACACTTATGGTAGTTTATTTAAAGATCTTGTTACCAACAACGTAAGATCTAATCAATATGGTCCTTCGTTAAAAACTGTTTCTCGTGGAGCTTTGGTAACATTTCAATATTCTTTTGCAAAACATGATGTTTATCCTTTAGTTATTTTAACAAATGTTAGCAATAACTACATAAGTGGATTGAACTTACATTATTTAACATTTAATGATGTCAAATTTATTTTACAAGGAAGTGGAATAAATGCGTGTCGTCCTGATTTTAATTATCAAAATGTTAAATCTTATAAATATATAATTAGTGCTTACAGAACTTATAAGAGAGGTGGACTGAAAAGTCTAAAGATTCTAGATTGCAATTTGATTTTAAATGCAATGGGTAGTGCAAGAGCTTTAGATCCGCAAGAATCAGAAGCAATTAGAGATAACATTAAAAGTCAAATTTCGAATTTAGTAAATGCCTCTGTTAGTGATATGATAAAAAAGGTTTAACATGGCAATAGACAATCTTGGTAAACAATATTCAGCAGCACCTAGTGCTGCTGATATGCTTGGAAGCGTTAAAACTGTTAAAGGCACAGAAAAAGGCGGAGAAAATGAATTAGCTGGTCTTTTGTCTAAAATGTCTGCTAAATTTGATCAAAATTTAAAAGCAACTGAAAAAATGCTTGCTGCAATTAAAGCTTATTTTTCATCTGATAAATCACAAAACAGAATAATGAAAGAGCTTCTTACTTTAAATGAAAGATTGGCTCAAAGAGATAAACAAAACTTTAGAAAATCAGGTGGTGATGGTGCTTTAAAAGACATGAAAGAACTGGTAAAGCATGGATTGAAAAAAGGTAGTATTTATGTAGCTGACATTGTGTCACACAGACTGTTGAAAAACATCATGTTGCAAATGCAAGGCAAAGCAACAGATGCTAAATTGATGAGCAAAAGAAAAGTCGAAAAAATATATGATAAATATACTGGAGGTGATGCTGGTGGCGGCGGCGGCGGCGGCGGCGGTGGTGGCGGTGGCGGTGGCGGTGGCGGTGGTGGAGGTACTGGACTTTCTGATTATGAATCTGGACTCTTTGGCGATGCTGGTATTTTAAGTACATTAAAACTTCAAGGTTTAAAGAATCTTAAAAATCTTTTGGAAGATTTAGAAAGAAGTTTTTTCGGATTAAGTGAAAAAAGCAAAAGTTTTTCTGAATCATTTTCTTTTTCTTCTATAATTGGTGCAGAAACCAAATTTATTGGTGATATCAGAGAAGCAGCATATGAAACAGGAAATGTAACAAAACAAACACAAGGTCTTTTAAGATCATATGAACAAATAGATCAAAGTGTAGCACAGACTGGAATGGATAGAGATGCTTTCCAAGAAAGCTACATGAAAAATTTAAAATCTGGTTTAAAAAATCAAAAGGACGCACAAAAAGTTGCAATAGCACAACTTAGTACTGAAAGACAACTTGGATTAAGTGCTGGTGATCTTAATGAAACATTTAGAGAATTTGCAGAAGCTGGAAGAATGTCCACTGTGCAAATTTCTACCATGGGTATGGGAATGCGTAATGTAGCAAGAAATACTGGTCTTACTGGAGAAGCTCTTAAGTCTGCAATCACAGCAAGTAAAACATTTGTAGACAATTTAAGAAACGCTGCACAATTATCATCATCATCCGCAACAAATGTAACAGAATTAACTGCTAACTTTCAAAAATTAGGTGTTTCTGATGTTGGTGGTGAAATTAGTAAGTACTTAACGAGTAGTACACAAGTTTTACTTGAAGGTTCCTCTCAAACAGCAAATTTCTTATATATGGCAGCTGCTTCAGCAGGTAAAGTTTCAGAATTACAACAAGGCACTCTTACAAAATCGAAACAAGGAATCAAAAGTCTTGCTGCTGGTATGGAACAAGTCTTAAAGAATTTTGGTGTAGACAGCTTAGAAGCAATTGATCAAATACCAGATGACGTAAAAACAACTTTGAATTTGCAACTAAAAACTGTCACTGGCATGGAACTTGGACAGTTAAGATCTGTAATTGAGGCAACAAAAGAAACAGGAAAAACATTTTCTGATCGTTTGGAAGATATCAATAAAAAACGTGAAAAGAATTTAACTCTTGAAGAAAGAACTGCTCTTAAAGAAGAAGAAAGACGATTAAAAGCCTCTAAAGGCATAGAAGTTCTTACTGCTCTTGATGAAGCATCTAAAGGTGCTTCAGACATGTCAACAGCTTTGGATATATTCAGTAGAAGAAGAAAAGATTTTGAACAAGACATTCAGGCAATGGGTGGAGCATTTGGATCAGGAATAGAAGCAGCAAGGACAAGCATAACAACAAGTATTGATGAAATTAATAAAGGCTTGGTTAAAGCTGGAAAAACCCAATTAAAAATTGATATTTCTGAAATAGAAGATGCTCTCAGAAATCCTGTTGGTTTAAGAGAGCTTGTATCCAAAATACAAGCTGGAGATAAAGAATTAGCTACAGCTCAAAAATCTCAACTAGATCCTGCAAGAGCCGCTCAACAGTCATTGATGGAATTAAATGATCAATTAAGATCTTATTCTAACACTGCTTTGTCTTATATGAAAGCACTAGTTGGTGAACTTGGATTTATGACAGTTGCTATTACAACTGTTGGAGCAGGATTGTTAATCAATACCGCCAGATCATATGATACATTAGTTGGAATTAGAAAAGATCCGAAAAAAACTCCAAAGCCAAATGCAGCCAAACCTGAAGCAACTGGCGGAATCATGGGATTCCTTGCTAATATGTTAGGATTAGGTGGAGAAAAACCAACAGCAACCCCAGATCCAACAAAGCCACAAAGACCACAAAGACAACCAAAGGTTCCTCCTCCTCCTGCTGGCATCAATGTTGCCTTATTAGCTAATGCTGCGGCATTAGGTGGTCTTGTAATCGCATTAGCAGCTGTTGCAACGGGTTTAATGTTGATAACCGGAATAATGGTCAAGAAATTTAATTTAAAGCCAGAAGAGCTAATGGCTGGTGCTGCTGCAATTACGATTATGATGATTGGTTTAGTAGCAGTTATGGCTGCTCTTGGTGGCGGAATGTATCTTTTGGATAAGAATAACGTAACTACCGGCAAAGTTATGGGTATGGGCAAACAATTATTAAAAATAATGGCAATAACAGCCGTAATGGCGCTGGCTTCGACTGTTCTTGTTGCTTTGGCAGTTTCTCTTGGTAGCACAGTAAAACAAATACTTAGCAAGTCTGATTTAGGATTAGGCGATGGAATCAAGGGTGCTACCCAAATAGCAGAAACATTAATGGTTGCTGGCGCACTGATTGGTGTTATTGCTGGAATATTCCAGCTAGGTAGTATGGGTATCAGTGGCATGGGTGGTGACTGGAAGTCAATGTACGAAATGGCTAAGGGAGCGAATATCCTTAAAACACTTGCTTTAATAGCAGTAGTTGGCACAATTCTTTATTTTGCTGGACCACGCATTGTTCAATTTGCTACAAATATTGTAGGATTTGTAGATCAGGCGTTAAGTTCTCTTGATATGGATGTAAGCAAAATTCTTATGGTTTCTGCCAAACTTGGCGCAGTAATGTCAGTTACTGCGGTTTTAGTAGCTTCTTTGGTTGGCTTTGCTTTTGCTGTTGATTTAATTGGCAAGATACCAATGCTTAATATGCGTAGAGGTTTATTAAGAATAACTATGATTGCGCCTTATGCAGCAGTTATTCTTGCTCTTGGTGTTGTTTTAGTTGGATTAATTAGCGCAGTTGAAAGTCTTGCTGGTTTCTCATCAGCTCAAGCAATGTCTTCTGCTTTAACTATTTTAGCAATTTCTATAGCAGTTGGGTCAGTAGTTGGTGCTCTTATTGGTATTAGCTATGCTTTGACTTTAATTAATGGTATTCCAACTGGTGCTTTTGAAACTGCCGGGAAAAACATTTACACTATAGGCAAAGCAATTGCTGCAATTATGGTAATAGGAACTGTGCTTCTTCTTGCTGGATGGGGGTTATCGGCAATAGGTCTTACCAGTGGCATGGCACTTGAAGCTGCTGCAATTATTTCTATTATTGCTTTTTCATCTTTGATGATTGGTGCTGCATTGTGGGCTGCGATGCAAGGTTTGTTAATGATTAATACTGCTTCAGCAGCAGTTGGAACTCAAGGTTTTACAGCTGGACCATTGCTTTTATATGCTGTTACTGGATTATTATTGGTTGGATTGGCTTTTCTTGTTGGTTATTATGCGTTTAATGGGCTTGGTTTAACATACGAAATGATTCTTGATACAACATTGATAATTGGATCATTGCTTTTAGGTGCATTTGTTCTTGGTGCTGCATTCCTTCTTGGTGCTGCTGGGTTAGCTTTAATTACTTGGGCAGGATTGTGGATAGGAAGTCAGGCTATTGGTGCTTCTGCTGGAATGTTATGGGCTATTGCTGGAATTGCACTATTTGGTCTTGCTTTAGTTGGAATGATGCTTGCAGTTGAGTATATTGATACAACTCAACTGTTGGATCTTACTGATAAAATAATGTCATTTGGCGAAGCTTCTATTTATATTGGCGCAGCTATGATTATGCTGGCGGTAGGTTCTGCACAAATATTAGTTGGAGCTGGTAGTTTTGCCCTTGTTGGATTACTTGCTGCGGGCGCTTTAGCTTTGTCTGTATATGCGTTTAGTTCTTTGTCTACAGTAATCAAAGGAATAATAGGAATTTTAGGAACATTTGGTGAATCAGATTTGAAATCTGGTGCAAGCAAAATGAAAAGCATGGCAGAATTGACTGGAAGTTTTAATGATTCAATTAATATGTTCAAAACATCATTATTCCCAGTATTAGAAACAATTTTTGATCCTAAAGGTTGGTTTGGTGGTAGTATTGGGAAGATCGACCCTGAAACTGTCAAAAGAAAAATTGCAGACATGTTTTCTATAATGTCTGCTGTTTATGACGAAATTTCTAAATCACCAATCAATACAAGAGGATTGGAATCGGCTAAGACAAAACTTGGTGTTTTAATGGGTGTCATACCTCCATTTGTATCTTCTTTGGAAGCTTTTAAAGATAAATTGCTCCCATTGTTTAAAACAACTGGTTGGTGGGCGAGTTCAAAGGCTCAACAAATTTCACAAGCTGCTGAAGACGTAGTGAATTCTGGTAATTTGACAAGAATATCACAAGCTATGTCAAATTTAGTCAATCAGATATCAAACAGTTTTCAAAATATAAAAGTAAATCCAGCTGTGATTGAATCAATGTCAAAAGCAATGGAATTACCACAAAAACTTGGTTCAATGATAACAGACTTTGAAAATACAATAAATGTTCTGGATAAAAATTTCAATGTAAAAGATTTAACAACAGGGCGAAAAACAAGTCAAAAGTTCTCAGAAGCTTTAACAACTGTTACTCCTGAAATAGTAGATATTGTTAAAAATGTAGGCAGTATGATAGAAAAAATAGAAAAAATACCAAAAAGTTCTGTAGAGAACATGGAAGGCGCAAAGAAGAAAATTATGGAAACTTCTTCAGCTAGTAAAAGTATTGCTGAATTATTAGCAGTTTTTGTTAATGAGATTATGCCTTATTTTACAGATAGTGGTGGTAGTAATAACATCAAGAAAATTGCTGCTTTTACAAACAATAAAGCGTGGAATGATTATCAAGAAAATATTCGATTCTTACTGAAAGATCATGGATTTTTCTTGCAGTTAGAGAATATTATTCATAAGTTTGAGCAGATTTTTGTTGGTTGGGAAGTAAAAGATTTAAATATTGTAAAGGATAAAATCCTTGCTATTAAAGATTCTATTAGTGGGTTGCAAGGTGGATTGTCTGAATTTGTAAAAATTATACCATTTTTAACTGATAAAAATAACATAGATGCTTTCAAGAAGCTTAATGAAGGTAAGCCAGAAAATAGTGTTTTGTATTTGATGACAAAAGCTATTATTGATCAAATTGCTGGTCCTATAATGAAGAGTGGATACACTCCAGATAAACTATCAGAATCATTAAAGGTAATGACTGCTCTTATTGATATTGTCTCAAAGCTTAAAACAATAAGCACGGAATTTTCAGAAGTTTTAAAAGGAAATGCTCTTGAAGAAATAACGAAATTCATTGGAGATATAAAAACACCAACTGGAGGAAAGCCAATTGGTGATAATCTTGTAAATCTTTTTGAATATTTCAAAAATAATTTACTCTCAGCAGTAGACAAAGTTGATATCAGTGACGTTGAATCATCAATTTATAAAATGAATACGTTTACAGAAATGATTGGTTCTACAATTAATTTTCTTAGTAAGTTTAATGAATTCATCGAAAAAACCAATTCAGATACAAGTTTGAAAGTTGTTTATGGAAATACTACCAAAATAGAAAAAACAGGAATGAAACTCAATACTATTCTTGAAAAATTTAATGAAGGTGGAGAAATTCATCAAGCACTAATGGGATTAGTAGGCGGCATGGGCAGCATTATGACTAATTTGTTTTATCCATTTGCCAAAGTTTTAAATGAAGCCATACCTGATTTGGGTGATTTCCAATCTGCTGTTGCAATAATTGAATCAGTTGCAGAGTTAAGTGAAGCTTTATCAAAATTCAGCACAGGATTTGGTAGTTTCATTGCAACCGTAGAAAAAATGCCAGAAATACCAGCTGATTTAAACGCAAAATTTACAAAAAGTTTACAATCAGTTGTTGGATTGACAACAATGCAAATTGGAGGTTTATCTGTTGCTGCATATTTAGAAAAACAAAATCCAGAAATGGAAAAACTTGCTAACGAAATGAACATATTTGCATCATATCTGTCAGAAATAAAAGATAGTTATAAAAATATAATAGATGATGTCAACGAAATTGGAAAAACAAATATTTCCGAAGAAATACTAAAAACACTTAATTCAAACATGCAAATATTTGGCAAGATTAACAACCCAACAGTTCCTGCAACTGGTGTTACGCAAGTCCCAGCTACGGCAAATGTATTTGCAGATGAAGCAACCAGAAAAAGATTTGCAGCTTCTGCGACTAATACAACACAAACAGCAGCTGTACCAGCAGACCCAAAAAGTCAATTAATGGCGAATAACAAACAAGCAGCTGTGAACAATGCTGCTACAACTCCTGCTGGTGCAGCAGTTGTTCAAGAAGAAAACTCTGAGCCAATTTTAGACACTTTGAAAAACATTAGTGAATCAATTAACAGTTTCTTAGCAGCAGCAGCAAGAGGTGGAGGCAGAGCTGTCACAGCAGGTTCGAATGTGCCATTTATTGATAGAATTGGTGTTGATCCAAAATTAGGCAAAAGAATGAATGGTGATTTTGCTGCTGGAGATGGAGTAAATGGAACATATACTGGTTAATAACTAATTTAATTATATTGAGGGAATTTAAAAATGTCAGAAGGAAGAGCAACAGGACCAACGGGAGCATTGAACGATATTGCTGATTGCTATATTCGTTCAAATACTTTCCAGATTTTCATGAACAACTTACCAGATATAACAGACAGTAAAGATGCTGGTTATGCTGAAGAAACTGGTATGGGTAGATCAACACCATTTAAGACGTTTAATTCTGGTGGATCTAGAAAAATAGGATGGAAATGTCATTTTATTTCATATGATCAGAATTCAATTAATCAAAATATATTAAATTTGAGAAATTTAGAATCTTGTGTTTATCCTAGAGCAGACCCTAATAATATTATTCCTTATATTCCACCTAAAATATTAAGCATTAAATGTGGCAGTTTAATAGCTGATACAGAAGTTACAGTTGTGTTATTGAGTTATAGTGTATCATTTCCATCTGATCAAGTGTGGAATGTAAATAGTGCAAATGGTAAATATCTTCCTTATAAGCTTGATGTAGATTTGAATTTTGAAATTGTTTACGACAGTAGATATTTACCCGGAGCAGATAGAATTATTCAATTGGGAGCATGATATGGCGTATCAAATATCAGTTTCAGAAACAGCAAAAGCTTCTAGTTATGTAAATTCTTTATCAAGATATAAAGATTCAACTGTTTTAGTCTATGGTGATGAAGAAAAATTAACATTTAGCACTTACAAAAGAACGGAGATACCAGCAAACCAATTTGACAAGTATACAGTCATTCCAGAAGGTTATGCGTATAGACCAGATCTTGTATCAAATAGCGTTTATGGGTATCCAGATTCTTGGTGGTTAATTATGCAAGCCAACAATATATATGACATAAAAGATTTTATTGCAGGTAAAACAATTAGGATACCAATAAATAACCAGTAATATGCCTATTAATTTAAAATATCCATCACTGCCGTCATTTATAGTAAATGGTAAAAATTACAATACATGCGGAAATATAAGACGACCATTACCCGATACGGGTCAAAATGGTTTGTCTCCAAACGCATCATATGAAAGTTATGCGCCGTTTATAGAAGCTAGATTCAGAATAATAAGGGAAAATCAAGCTAATTTTAGACAGCAAAATAATAATGGATATGTTTCTTATTATATAACAACAGGAAACTTTTTAGGAACAGATAGAGACAAAAGAGCTTTCATTAAATCTGCCAGCATGGGTATATCACAAAGTTACGGTGCAACATTAGAAATAATTGATACATCTGGTCAGGATTTCACAAGTTTTTATAATTCTGTTTATAGAGATCGTTGTGATGCCACACCTAGAAGAGGCGTTAAAAATACTGATATTATTAAAGTTTCTCTTAATTTTGGGTATGTTTTCACCAACAAGAATGGTGGTAACGCAATTTATCAACAAAGTTTTGTAGATAAACAGTCTTTGCCGGGAAAACCGATTGGACCTTATATTGATTTCCTTGTTACAAAAATAGATGTAACTTTTGATAATAACATTTGGAAATATAAACTAGAATTAAAAGGACCAGATGCCAAAATGGGTCAAAGAAGAACTCAAAATGTTCTGGGAAAATCTTCTCAAAAAATTCCTATATTAACATCTTTTGAACTGATGCAAGATGGAACATGTCCTCCAAAACCAACAAATGCTCCAAAACAAGGAAGCAGAATAGCGTTGGTAAGACAACCGCAAGGTCAAAATGGTGGTTGGTCTTATGCAAAACAAAAAAATGCTGATACTAATGCAGGAAGAAGTGGTGTTTATCCCGGTTATAACTTACCTGTGCTTGACGCTATAGCAAAAAATTTAAATAATTTTGTAACAGATCATACAAAAGGTGTGTTTTTATGTTATCCAAGTGGAGCAAATGACGAATGTTTATATTTAGTAGAAGCGGAAAGTACTGAATGTTTAATTGACAGAACAAAATATAGAAGCTGTAAAATAAAACAATTTGTAGGGACATATGTTGTTAACGGTGGCGACTTAAGTCCTGTAATATCATTTTCCCCAAAAATAGAATTTGTTGGTGTTCCAAACAGATTTGTTGGCGCTGCTCCGGGTGGAGCAAATAGCTCAAAATCTGTAATTATACAAGGTTGCAATCAAAATTCTGCAACTAACAATGAACCGGGAAAAGAAACTGTAGTTGCTGGAGCAGCTACTTCTAATAATAGAGAGTCTTCTCCACCGGCAGAAATAGGACAAAAAACAGCAGAAGCGGCATCTTTACATCTTGAAGCTGGAAATTTTTCTAAACCGATGTTGGGAGCTGTTACAGCAGATTTGACAATACAAGGTGATCCAAGATTTCTTTGGTCTTGGAACATTATAGGGTCTTTTATAAAAATAATATTTATAAACCCATTCACAGTTATTCAGTCAGATCTTTTTGATAATGGTAAAATCAATGGTGTCTGGCTTTCTCTGCCAACAATAAATGATCAGATATCATCTATTGCTTTTTTGATAAATGGTTGTGATCATGAATTATCAGATGGTAAATGGATTACTAAATTGAAATTAACTGGTGTGGAACAGAATAATAGAGCTTTAAAATCATAAGAAGGTAATTTGTATGGAAATTGATGATATTGTTAAAAAACTTCAAGAGCATGAAGACTTAATTGCTACGATGTGGGATACGACAGACAAGTTGCGTATTTCCGATTTAGTACAACCAATTAATAATTACGGAATTTATACAGCAATTTGCGTTAGCACATATGATGTATGGAAACAAAATGCAGTTCAATATTTTTCTCCAATTTTGCATAAGCCAACTATTCCTATTGAAGGATTACCTTGGGCATCAGCAATATCTTCGTTTGGTGGATTTGATGACTGTGGAGCATCATGGGTTCCTCCTGCTGGTTCAACAATAATTGTAGCTTTTGAAAATGGCATGAATGGTGCTGGTTATTATATTGGAACAACATGGACAAGAGATAGAGCACCGGGCGCATTAAACTATTTTGGCTATCCAATCATAGAATATAACGATATTTATGCAGGAAAAAGAAACGGATATCTTTGTGGAGCTAATGATGGATCACAAGTCATGCCTCCTTGGAACACAGAATCATACAATGGATTTGACATTGATTCAATTGAACAAATAATTTCTGACCCAAATATTCTTAAGAGAACGACAACGCCGAACATTTATGGTTTTAAAACTCCAGAAAAACACATGATGAAAATGGTTGATGGAGATCCTAGTTGCAACCGTAAATGGAAAAGATTAGAAATAATGAGCGGCAATGGCAACTGGATGTGCTTTAAAGATGACCATTTACACTATGGGGGTCAGTGGGCGCATCCAGCTTGTGCAAATTTTGCTAAAGATGGCGATACTAGTTGTATTCAAGGAGTTCCTAATCCTGAAGCGTTTTCTTATCAAGATTTTACACGTTTTCCTTTAGCAGGAAGTATATCTGATTTATTTAATCCTGATTATGAAGATAATCCGGTCATTGCTAAAAGCGAAGAAGTTGGTTGTTCTACAGATGATAGATCCACAATAATTGGTGGGGAACCTGAAAGTCAAATTAATCCAGACTCACAAATTGGTAGAAATCCATTTTTCAAACAACAAAGCGAATGCAGACCATATAAAGGTCCACAAACTCCACAAAATAATAAGTGTGATTTACCTCAAACAGGCATACAGTTTCTTTCTATTTCTGGTCACAGTTTTGTAATGGATGATTCTGTCCATCAGCCAAGAGGCAATATGGAATGGGATAGAAGCATTCGAGCATTTGATTTTGGTTGTGATGATAAATTTGTTGGTAGATCTTATTGGAAATCAACAACTGGACATTTAATTGAACTTAATGATATTGAAAGAGTTGGAACAAACACAGATAAAGTTAGAGCAGATAATAATGGAGTAAAAATAAAAAGTGCTTTAGGAAATCAAATATTTTTATGTGATGCTGTTGATGGTCTAAATTGCACAGACGCTGCTTCTTCAAAACAAGGTGTGAAAATAAATTCTACTAGTCAGCATGAAATTTTCCTTTGTGATGGAGGAAATCTTAGAGAATATCCTTGTAGAAGAGATGGCGCTGTTCCAGAACCAAAAGCAACCGCTGCTTATATGCAATTAAGAACTGGTTATGGTTTGTCCATAAGAATGGATGATAGTTCTGATCAAAATAAAACATTAGGACAATATATTTCTATTACTGCGCCACAAAAGACAATAGAAAATGGTTCAAGACCACATCAAATTACATTAAGAGAAGGTTTTGAAGGCGTGGAAGAATCAGGATATATTCAAATAAGATCAGGTGGGAATCTATTCCTTTATGCTGAAGAAAACGCTCTTGAATATGTAAAAGGTCACAAAATGAATTATGTGGCAACTAATAGGTTTGATTATACAGAACAGACATTTTATCACAAAGGAAAAGGCAATCATGTGATACAATTTGATGAAAAAATTTACCTGTTAGCTGGTAGAGATTATCCACCAATTCCACCAGATGAAGCAGAAAATCCACCTCCTGAGAATGTTTTGCAAATTGATTTGAATCAAGCTACAGATGATGCTACAGCAACAGATCCTGATCAGTGTATTCCGGGTGTGTTCCCAGTTCTCGTTTTAGTAAATGGATGTGTAAGAGCAAGTGATAGAGTTTATGCTTCTTGTAGCAATTCTGCTAGTGGTATTGGGCTTGGCGCTCTAAATATAACTGATAACTGTTTGCCGGGAGAAGATTTATGTTCTGGTGGTTTACCTCTTGAAGGAAATTAATAATGGCTGATTTAAAAGGTTTTCCATTTCCAATTTTTAAAAATCCATTAGGATTTTTCTATACTCAAATTGGCGCTAAAAACTTAAAAAGTGATTTGATTCAATTAATATTAACAAATCCCGGTGATAGAGTTATGTTGCCACAATATGGCACAGCTTTGAGAAAGTATATTTTTGAACAAAACACTGATGCCACAAAAAGTGCTATTGCAGGAGAAATATCTAATTCAATAAGCACTTGGGAACCAAGAATAACTGTAACAGCAATTACTGTAACAGATTTGGTTGAAAAAACTGAAGCTGGTTATAATTCGACAAACAAGAATGGAGTATTGATCCGAATTAACTATATAAATCCAGAGAAAATAAATATTATTGAAGAACTTGTGCTAGCAGTACCGTTCGAAGGGGGTTGACCGTGGAGAAGTGTCCGTTTGATTTAACGCCATATAAATCTGGGGCTAATGGCACAAGACCTCAAATTTTTTCATTAAATTACACCAATCAAGATTTCTGGTCAATGAAATCTCGATTGGTTGCTTATATTCAAGAAAAATTTGGTACAGAGTTCAATGACTTTGTTGAATCAAGTCTTGGTATCATGCTTATTGAAAACTGGGCATTTATTGCTGATACACTGTCCTTCAAGACAGATCAAATCGCCAATGAAGTGTTTATTGACACAGTTACAGAATTAGAAAACGCAATACGTCTAGCAAATCTAGTAGGATTTGTTCCAAAACCACCTATTGCTGGAAAAAGTCTTTGGACAGCAAGAGTTCCAAACACATACAACGTAGATCTTGTAATTCAAACTCCTTATGCTGTTGATATATTTAATAATAATGTTACAACGACAATTGAATTATTTGCTTCTGATGCTTTGGGAAGACCAATATTTGATGAAAACATAGTAATAACATCTGGATCATTAATTAATAGCAATATAGTTGGTATTGAAGGAAGAACATACACAGATACATTCGCAGGAACTGGTGGAACAGATCAAGCTTACTTATTAAACTTTTCTCCAGTGCTATTAGATTCAATTAGAGTAAGCGTTGACGGTGTCACTTGGGAACAAGTAAAATACTTTACAGAATCAGCTCCAAAGAGAGAATATAGAGTTGAATACAATTCTGATTATTCTGTTTTCATTATATTTGGCAATAATCGTGCTGGATACATTCCTCCAACTGGTTCAACTATTGTTGCAACCTATAGAGTCGGTGGTGGAACTTCTGGTAATATTGTTACAAATTTTGTAAATGCACAGTCATTAGTTTCAATTGAAGGCGAAGTTTTCAGTGCAGTTGTTAATTTTACCAATTATACAAAAGGTGAATACGGATACGATGGCGATACAATAGATGATATTAGATATAAACTTCCTATTTACAACCAAACACAAAATAGATGTGTATCAGGATCTGATTATAAAAATTATGCTAATTTGTTTGTGACTCCATATAATGGTGTTATGGGAAAAACAAATGCAGTTCTCAGACATTCTGGATGTAGTGCAAACATCATAGAACTTTATATTCTCACAAAAGTTAATAATTTTGATCTAGCTGTTTCTTCCAGTCAGTTCAAATATGAATTTACACAATACATGAATGAAAACAAGATGATGACAGATTATTTGTCAATACTTGATGGACAAATAATACTTTCAGATGTTTCTATCAATGTTGTAATTGATAAATATTACAAAAAGTTTGAAGACGACATCAGAGCAAACATAACAACAAGAATGCAAAACTTCTTCTCCCTTAACAATTGGGATTACAATCAAAATTTAAGAGACATTGATGTCATTAAGGCTTTGTCTGATATGCAACAGCCAAGAAGATATGATATTTATTTTACAACTTCTGATCCTGAAAATAGCGGAAAGCTTGTAAGGGCAAGATATTTTGAAATAATTAGACCAGATACTACGAGAATTAATTTTACCTATGAATAAGCTATACACAGATAACCCTAAAGTTAATGATAGGGTTGAATTTATATTCTTAACACCGGATGCAAACAAATGCTATCCAATAGATCCTTATTACATAGAAAACATCACAATTTTTTTCATTGAAAGAAATTATGCTTCCCCAAATATTCAAGAATACGATACTCAAATATCTCAAGCTAATTTAGAAGCTCGTTATCTTGTTCTAAAAAATATTGCCTGTGAGTATCCATCAGAAGAAAATGCTCAACTTGCAAACGATGCTTTTGATGCTTGGCAAAAAAGCATTGTTACTAATCCATTTTACTACGCAAATTCTCAAATAGTTTTTCAAGCTGGCAGTTCCACACAACCACTTTGGGTTCGTGGCGGAACAAATACAGATTCAATTGTAATCAAAGCACCAACAGATGAATTCCCTTATTGCAGATTTCAATTTTTTTGGGATGCTTTCAATGTAAGAGAAGGTGATTATTTCATTTGTTATAAATGGAAACCAAATCCATCTGGTGATACATTAAGCGCACACTTGCCATTTTATCTTAATAGTGACATTGCTGCATATACCAGCAATCCAACACACAGAACTCCACCAAAAAAGTATTATGATTTACTAACAAGATATTTACCAGAAATGTACAAAAGTACATATGCTGATACAGATAGAACTCCAGAAATATTAGACAAGCTTAATCTTGCTTTGAATGATGGATTTAAGCAAATGGAAGATTTAGTAAATCAAATTATTGATCTTCTAGATGCAAATGTTCTTCAAGAACCGCTTCTAATTTACTTGGCTAACTTTTTCAATTTGAAACTGCGTAGTTCTGATCCAACTAGATGGCGCAAGCAAATTAAGAAAGCAGTACCTCTTAATAAAATGAAAGGCAGATTAGAAGGACTTAGACAAGCATTAAGCGATGCAGGAATGGAATTAGTTGAATTTTCTCAATTGTGGCAAGTTGGGACAAAATATTCACATACAGAAAGTTTCTTGTATTCTGGCGAAACAATTTTTAAATTGTCAAAAGTAAGTTTAGATAAAAATAATACATTTTTTTTATTACAACTAGAAACTAATACTTCAGATTATGCAACAATAAGCTTAGACAACATAGAAATTTATACAAGTAATGGTGTTTCTTATATGAAATATATAGGAAACTCTCTAGAGCTATCTTCGAGATTAAAAATTACATATCAAATAAAAGAATTTCCTAATGAAACTCAAGTTCAAATTCATAATTACATATTAGGTTTGTCTTTGATTGACACAAGAGATGATCGTTATTTTGAGTATCCACCAAAGGATTGGAATACTTATGCAATTGAAGAGACAGATCCTTTATTTGATGTGATTGTAAATGTTAAAAATCCATTTTATGAGCCAATTGTTTTTGGTAAAATTCGTACTGAATTTCCATATTCAGAACAAGCTTATAACATGGATGAATATAACGGTTCATTAAGAGACAGTTTTGATCCTAAAGATATTGACAAGAACTTTATTGAACCATGTAGAGATACAATTAGTGCTAGATATAATCTAGAACTTTCTGTTCAAGATTTATCTAATATAAGATTAGTCGAGGCACAAGAAATAATTGCTGAATACACGCCATTTCATGCAATTCTTCACACATTGAAATTTAATGGCTATATGGAAGACTATATGCTTCCAGCATATGAGTCTTGGCAGATTTTAATAAAATATAATGCTTCTGATTATTTGATTTCTGGTCAAGCTAATACAATATTTAACAGAAATATTAGACCTAATGTGTATGGTCAAGTTCTTAGAAATATGTTAGCAACAGCGCAAACCGCTGAAAGTGGAACAACAAATGGATATAATGAATCAATTATTTTGTTCTGTCCTTTGCAAAATTTAGAAACGATTGGCATTTCTAATAATTCATCTGACACATTATTAGAAATTTTATCTCCACATGTAAATAGCGGAGAATATACTGTTCAAAATCCTGTTGGTAATTATGTTGAAATAATTGGTTCGATTAGTGAACCTTTAAACACAACAGAATTTAGCTTTATACTTTCCAATATTGTTTTATCTGATTCTAATTTTGATGTTTATCAAGATAACTTGTATTTTATAACAGATTCTACCTTAGACTTCCTTTATTATCCAATAAAAACTATATTTGATGTTGACAATGGTCAGGCTGTTGCAAGTTGGAAGATACAAATTATTTCAACTGGATTAATTTATGAAATAACAAATATAGTCAACAATGAGATTTACTTGCTGAACGATGGGTCTCTCACAAATTCTTATTATGAAAATTTAGATTACAAGCTTCTTGATAATAGTAATAATATAATATTTGAATCAAATGATGGTATTTACAATGTTGTTTATAGGGGAAGAGTAGTAGTTGATGCTGGAACTGGTATTGGAAACATTCAAACATTTTTAACAAGAAACAATTATTTCTTCTTTGATGCTGATTCTTCTCAGTATTACATTGATGGATATCCAGATACATCAAACGAAATTTATATAGATAATTACAATGCTGGTGATCAAGGTGGAGTAAGTGGTAAAGTATTGCAAAGAATTACTGCTGATAGTGGAAATTTAGATTATAATAAAATGTTATTTTTAAAACCAATTACTTTCCCAACATTTACAGATCCAAATGATCCGAATGCATTAGAGGATAGCACATTTAAAGAAAACTATTTAATTGAAATTAACAGTTCTTTTTATTCGATAATAAGCGAAGAAACAATAGGACTTAATCAGTATTTATTTTTATCTGGTAAATTTGAAGAATGGGGAACGATATCAAGTGGTGGAACATCGGTTTCTTACGACTTGATAAGATATGTGAAAGATCCGGCAACAATTATGTTACAAGATTTTGATTTTGTAGATAGATCTGGTCAAGAAGTAATTACAAATGAGATAATGAACTTGCCAGCATTTGCAATGACTGATTTAGCTTCTGGTTCTGAGACTAAAGACTTTTCGGTACAAGAAGAAAGTATTGGTTACACTATTTTAACTAAAGATAATAAGAAAACTGAAGGGAACATATGATTGATTCAACGAATTTTCTTGGTTCTGTAAGTGGTAAAATTATTGACAAAAATGGCACCGAGAAAGTCATAGATTTCAAGAATGCTGTTTTGGCTGGTGGTAGAGCTGAACTTGTAAAAGTTTTAGCTAATAGCATTGGTAGTTATGAACAGTTTGTCTCAAGAATGATTTTTGGTGACAATGGTGTTGACGGTACAACCTTAAGATATGTAAATCAAGATAGAACTGGTTTGTTTGGCATTACTAGGGCTTCTAAGACCGTATCAGCAAGTATTGACAACTCTAACCCAACACAGGTTATTTTTACTTCTGTGTTAGGTTTCAGCGATGCTAATGGTTATTCGCTTTCTGAAATGGGATTAGTGTTGAATAATGACGTTTTATACTCAATGGCGACATTTTCGCCATTGTCAAAAACATCTGATATTCAAATTATTTGGAACTGGCGTATAAATTTGCTGTAATTCGTTCTAAATATATCATGCCTAATATTAGTATAATCCCAGTACCAAGTTATCAAGCACTACAGCCTTATTATTATCAGGTGGATAATCAACCATTTGATGCCTTGGCTCAAAGAGATGAGGTAATTAATAATTCTGTAGATGCTAATACTGCAATTCTAGAATCTGCTATTGGAACAACAGGAACTTTGGCAGCAAGATTAAATCAATCCATAGCTCCAAATGGAGATCTTTTAACATATAAAATTGATGAAGCTCTTCATAATATAGGCGCACATACAGATGGATCTTATGATGGCACTGATTATGTAAGGATGACTCTTTCTGAACGTCAAAAATTAGCTCTTATAGCTGATGAAGCTAAAAATATAAGTATTCAAGTTGATCAAGTTAGTCAGATTGTTTATTTTGATAATGGACCAATTTTATTTAAGAATTCAAGTACTATAAACTTTGTTGTTCATGAACCGAATATTATTACTGCTGAAGTTGAAGTTGGTTTGCAATATGCACACAGGCATTTTTACAGTATAGAACCATTGTCAGCTGGTTTAAGTCCAGATTATATTAATTATATAACTGGACTTAATGTTCCTTATGAAGAAGGATCTCTTAGGGTTTATGTAAATGGTACAAGAATCTACAGTGATGGCGCTTCTATTTATGTGCCAACTCCATATGCAACGAGTAGTTATCAGCTAAATGGATTTACAGAAAACACAAATCGTCTAGGTTTTGTGTTAGATCAAGCGATAACATCTTCTGATGTTATAAGAATAGATTTCAATTTAGCATTAGATTAAAAATCACTATGTTATTACATGCTAAATAACATCAAAGATTTGTTAGATAAAAATATTGTTTGCAACAGACATAGCGAATTCCAAATAGAAAAATTTATTGTAGGAAAAGAAACTACACCAAACTCTCAAGCTTGGCAGTGTCTTAGAGAATTAGAATCTCGTTATGATAGTTTGGTCAGTCTTGAAATGGAACTTGCCAACATTTTAGATGATATTGAAATAAAGAAAATAGAAATTGAAGAAGAATTAGAAAAAAATACTAAAAAATCTAAATTTATTGTTAGGAAAATTGAAAGAACTATTGAATCTTTAAAAATAAATCATCAAAAACTTTTGGAAAAGAAGAAAAATCAAGAAGAAGAATGTGCTGTTTTCATAAGTCTTTTTAATAAAATTGATGCAAAAATCAAGGTAAAAGGATGGAATGATAATAATGCACAGGCAGAATATTTTGAAAATAAGTTCGGCAGCGAATTAAATTTAGATTTTTTGCTTGGTCATCCCGTAAATAAAGAACTGGTTAAATCAATTTTGCAATTAGAAAATAATAGTAGATTGAAGCACAATTTGATTGAGTCCATGAACAAGCAGAAAGGTCTTTTGGGTAATGGTCAGTAAGTTAAGTAGTTATGACATTGGATACACAACTGGTGATCTATCCATATTCCCACAAGCTATTGATGGCTATGATACGCTATATTCTGCTAAAAATAATAGTGAAACATCATTAACTCAAGCTTTGAATTATGGTGCGAACCTAATAATTGTAGAATCTACAGAAAATTTCCCTGATAAGGGATTAATTAGAATTAATCTAGAAGATAAATACGCAACTCCTCCAGAATATATTTATTACGAAAACAAAACAAGTCAAACTTTTTATAATTTAATTAGAGGTTTTGGAGATTCAAGAGAAACAAATTGGGTTGTTGGTTCGCAGGTTATTGGTGGTGTCTTTGCTGATCACCACAATAGCCTTAAAGACTCAATTATAAAGATTGAACAAACACTCGGAACTTTGGTTGAACCTGCGGCAGAGACTCTTAATGGCATCTTAAAGAAGCAAGAAATTAAGTATTTGACTCCTAGACCATTATTCAGAGGATATCCTTTGAATGGCAAACCTCCTTTGACTGTTAAGTTTCAAAATTTTAGTAATATTATTGCAAATAAATTTTTCTGGGATTTTGGTGATGGTGGCACAAGTCTTTTAAAGAGTCCTACTCACACTTATATTAACGAAGGTGCTTTTGACGTTAAGTTGCGTGTTATTACAGATCTTGGGGCGCAAGGCGTAATATCTAAGACTGGTTATGTTAATGTTTCTACTAATACTCCTGATTTATTCTTTTATGCTACGCCTAGTATTGGGTATTCGGTTCAAACTGCTGCTGAATTAGGTGTTGATCCTACTGAATTTAATTTAATCGATCAATCTGTTGGTAAAATTGTGGAGAGATTTTGGATATTTGAGGATGGTGGCAATCAAAGTCAGCAGAACCCTAATATTCATTATACAACTCACACATATCAAAAACCGGGAACTTATGCTCCCACATTGTTGATTACTCTTGAAGGTAATAATGTAAACAGAATAATTATTTCCAATCCAATAAAGGTTTTGTAATGTCTGAAGAATCAGAATTCATCAAAGGTTGGTATATCATCATTAATAATGATGATCTTTATATTCTTTATTTAGAAGATAATAATTCTTTACAAGAAAGTGAATCAATATTATCTTCTCCTTATGAAACATTTGATGAAGCTGAACAAGTATTAAAATATATTGAAAACTTTAAAGGAAATAATGTTGAAGAAGTGCGTAAGATAAACGAAACTGGTCTAACTTGCGGTTGGAAATGCGAATCCCAAAATGGTGGATATGCATGGACCAAAACTCGTGATTGTTTGATGGGGACTTGCACCCAGCCTAGTTCAACTTATGGTGGTAGTCCAGCTTATGATTGCACTTCGGGAAATGTTGGTGCAGAAGCAGATACAGTCTGTTGTTTTTGTGAACAAACATGCTCTCCTTGCGGTCCAGCTTATCCTGTAGGTTGTTGGCAAATTGGTGAGGGGCAATTTGGAGCATGTCCAGATGGACCACAAAGTTCTGCACCTTGTGGTGAGTATTGTCCGGGAGAATTAGAACCATGTTCTAGTTTATCAGAAAAAAGACATTTTGCTTGTAATTGTGGTGGTTCTTGTGACTATGCTTGCATTGAAGGAAACTGGTTAAGAACAAATGCAGAGTGCCCAGAAGAATGTGGAGTTTCTTGTCCAATTGATGGCGGTCCTTGTGATAATCCGGGTGATACATACCAAACATCATGTCAACCACCACCAGCTACACCAGCTACACCAGCTACACCAGCTACACCAAATGCTACACCAAATGCTACACCAAATGCTACACCAAATGCAACACCACAAGCTGGACCGCAATGTCAAGATCAAGAATGCTGTGAAAGTCAAGGATGTTACACAACAGATTCAGGTAGCTTTATTGCCACTCCGGGTGCAGAAGCAAAATGTACCAATGGATGTACTGGTGGAGGGCATCAAGGAATTCCTCCATATTGGGATGCAATTGCAGGTGAATGTAAAACTGCCGATGATGTTGAATGTACTATTATTGCTATGGTTTGTTGTCCTAATGGTATTCAAATTGATGCGTGTGCAAATTTAGAAACATGTCTTTCTCCTCTTGGTAGCTGGGCAGATTGTACTTTATTAGCATGGACTATGTGTGACAGTAACGCAGAAGATCAATGTTTTGATGCTGCTAGTTTTCTTGATGAAACTTACCAATCTCAATGCAGTCCAACACCAGCAACACCAGCAACACCAGCAACACCAGCAACACCAGCAACACCAGCAACACCAGCAACACCAGCAACACCAGCAACACCAGCAACACCAGCAACACCA